CTACAAATCAGAAAGTGATTTTTGTTCAACCTTTTTTATTTCTCCATCAGCAAAATATTTTGCAAATTGCTCATCTGCATCAATATCCTTGTATACCGCAACCATATCAAGCGAATTCCAACCGACTAGCATTTGAATTACATCATCAGGAAGACCGCTTCGAGAACAAGAAGTTGTAAAGAAATGACGAAGACTATGGAAATAGAAGTCTTCTCCTAAATGTTTACTAAACGTATCAGCCCAACTGTCAAGAGTGCTTGAATCCATAGGTTCATCTATATATTCTCCATTTACTTTCTTTGGAAATAACCATTCTGATTCAATTCCGTGTTCTTTTCTATAATTCATCCACAAATCAAAATATGGCTTAAACGGTTTTGCAAGTGTATATGCTACTAACATTTTTCCACGAGATCCTCTTCCTTTTGTTTGGATCTTTTCAGGTGTCTTATATAAAGAACCGTATATAATATTTTCGTCATCGAAATAAGATACTTTGAAGCGTGGTAATTCACTCTTACGTCTGCCACTAAATGCAGCTAATGCTAAAATACAAGCCTTGTCATACTTGCCTTTTTCAACCCAATAATCAAGCATTCCCTGTACTTGTTCATCAGATAACACAGTTTTAGTGAATACTTTTTCATTTGCAGGATTTTCAATTTTGCGTATAATCGGTTTAAAGTTCTCATACTCATCATCTAATATAGCTTCGACATAATTTGAAAGCGATGAGAGAGTAGATTTTACTCTACGCATTCTAGCTGGCGACCATTTATATTCAGTAAGGCAAAAACTCTGATAACGAGCAATATCCCTTTTAGATAAATCAATAAAGAATTTGTTGTCACAATGCTGAAGTAAATACACCCAGAAAATGTAAAGGTCACGTCTATATGCGTTGATTGTATTTGGGGATCTATCAACTGAACGAAGATAATCCAAAAAGTCATTTCCTAATTCTATATTTTCTTTATTACACTGAGCCAATAACTCATCAGTAACAATATTATTGTGTTGTATTTTTCTACCCATTAAATCTCACTTCCTTTCAAACAACAAAAAAGAAGTGAGATAGTAGTGAACTAAATCGCTTCTTTCTGTTTTTCATATTTTCCTTTATTTTTCCCTGAATAAGTATTTGTTTGAGAATGACAATTTGGACATAAAAATTCTAAATTTGATAATCTATGATCATTATGTATTCCGTTTTTATGCTCTAATTGCAATACTAATTTCTTGCCATTCCATTCACCAGTATTACCACATTTTGCACAAACATATTTTAATAAATTATTTGAAACTAAGCGTTTTTTAAGTCAATCAATATTTTCATAAAATGAATTCTCAATTAAAATTTCATCCATTGAATATGTTGGACGAGAATTTATTTTAGATTGATGTATTAAAAAATGGTCTGTGTTTATTCCTAATTGTTTTATTCTATCCCTTACTTTCTTTCCCATAGATCCGCTTGATCTACTATATCCTAGTTCACTAAGTATGTCTCTTACACTCACATTTTCTTTTACAACTTTAATAAAATCTTCATCTGATATATTCTGAAATCTACTCATAATTTAAAAACCTCCAATTTATTAATCTATTGAAGGTAGAGATAAGCAATTGCTTGTAATTCTCTTTATTAATCTAACTGATTAACCTAGTGGGTGGAGTAGGAGTCGAACCTACGGTGTTTCTTATGTGGGAGATTTACAGTCTCTTGCCCTCGCCTCTAGACATACCCACCCATAACAAAAAGAGTGTGCAGCCAATAACTACACACTCCAAATTATTTTTCACAAATTGCTTTTAAATAGTAATCACAAGCTTCATTAAAATTGCTAAATCCAGTACAATGATCGCCTTCGTAAACAGACCAATTAATCTGTTCATCATACGAATCAACTTGCATAACAAATTTAATTCCTCCAATTGTACCTTGAAAAACAATTTCAGGATTAAAATATAACAATTTGGTTTTTAACTGTTGTTTTTTATTCACAATATATTCCTATTTTTATAATATTATTTTTTTCTTACACGAAGTTTATTAGTTAAATAGATTGAATTTTTGATACTATCACAAATAACATCATATAAATTAAGAGCTTTTAAAAGAGTAATAATTGTTTCATAGTTCACATTATTTTCACCAGTTTCAATTCTTGAAATAGTCCTTTGAGATATCCCAGTAATATTGCTTAAATCTACAATAGTATATTTCATATTTACTCTTTGAGCCTTAATATATTTACCTATATTAAAATCAAGTGATGTATTATTAATAGAAGGAGATATAGAAGAAAGGTCATTTTCTCTTATATATTTCTTCCAATTTAATTCATAAATATTAAAAAGACTTTTTCCATAATACTTATTAAAATTATTAAGTGTTGGTTTATACACATCAATTAAATAACTTTCTAATGCTATTGATTGTGCTTTATTATCTAATTTTATATAAACGACAAAGCTTTCTAATAATAAATTATTATATTTTTTATCAATATTATCACATATACCCTTATCATGTTCATATATTCTTCTTGACAAATCGTTTGTTCTTCCTACATATAACCACGGATAATTAGGATGTATATATCTATATACATATTGAGGTTCTTTATTTAGAATGTAACCATATTGTTCGTCAATCTTTTGTGTCTCTACCATTTTATACCTTATTAATATTTTAATTAGAATTTAAAATGCTTAAAATCTTAACAAATCATCAAGTTCATAGATTCTCTTAATGCTATTATGAATTGCTTCATACTCAGAAAGTATAGAAGAAGCAGTTTTAGTCCATTTTGACATTTCTTCGATATTCTTTTCTAAGTATTTTGATAACTCTTTTTTAGAAACTCTTTTACCATTAATTTCATAAATTCCATTGTCTTCAAAACAGCAACAATTCTCACAATCTTCATCGTAGTCATAATCGTCTTCACAATCATTTTCATCTATGTACACTTCGAATACATTTTCTTCACCGTGGATATTCGACATTACCTTTGAATTACAATTTTCAAGAATATAAATAGCATCCGCATATATATCTTTATATCTATTATTAACTTTTGCAGGTTCACAATTAATCTCATTGACAAATAATGTGACTATATATTCATCAGAATATCCATTTGCTACAACATCAGAAAGATCTGTGATATTTCCAATCTCATATCCTCTTTCAGAAATAAGATTTTCAATCAATGTTTTTGCTTCATAATACTTTGCAACAACGACAACATTATTTAAACCATCATATGAAGTTACATTATGATACATTGAATTAACCATATCAGCCAATTCATAGATATCTTTTACAACTACTGTATTTATTTTAATCACATCCCTTCAGATTAAGCATTCTTTACAGCATCCTTTAAAGCCTTGCCTGGCTTAAACTTAGGTGCTTTTGAAGCTTCTATATGGAGTGACTCACCTGTAAGTGGATTTCTACCTTCTCTCGCAGCTCTTTCAACTACTTCAAATGTACCAAAGCCAACTAACTGAACCTTACCGCCTGCTATAAGCTCATCGGTTATTGACTTTATTACACCATCAACAATAGTAGTTAAATCCTTCTTTGATACATTGATATCAATATTTTCCTGTGTCTTTGCAACTAATTCTGTCTTGTTCATAAATAAAAAATCTCCTTTAAATCAATAATATTTTGGCACTTTTAACAAAAAAATGCCGATTTAATAATAAAAGAGGGTAGTAGTCAATATGATCTACTCCCTCTGATGGTGGCTTCGTCAGCCAAATTATGCGTAATAATTGCATTTTATACTAACCAAGCTGAATATCCTTTATCATTTCAACTTCGTTATCTTTTAAAATTGTTATTGTTTGAGATGCTACAGTGCTACAATAAAAGTTTTTCGAATAATCATTATAACCACTAAGACAACCCGTAGAAATAGCATATCTACCATGATTTTCTGATTCAATTGAAAAGTTGTGGAGATGTCCACTAAAGATTAAATCATAGAATTTATTATCACTAGATATAATTTTTGAAAGATTATATTTTCCGTTTTTATACCTGTCACCATGTATGAATTTACAAGATAAACCACAAACAGTAATATTTATTTCAGAATCGTTGTAGTCTGTATTTAAAATAGAAATGCGTTTACAGCCACTTACATCAACTAAATCTTTAATATGTTCAGTAATGAGTACATTTGCGTTATCACCTTCATAATTTTTTTTCTTGTCACCTGACATACGATCATGATTTCCAGCAATACCACCAAATATAACATTACAATCTTCAGCTAAAGCAACTAAAAGTCTATATATCAATTTAGTAGCCTTATGTATCTGCATAGATTGTAAAAATTCACAATCATGTGCTTGTGTTTCTCTCATGTATGAATTCTCGATCATATCACCAGTTGATATAACCAAAACTTGACGGATATTATACAATTTAATATATTTTTTACATTCAGAAATATATTTATCTATTCTTTCATTAGCAATTTCCCAATTATAATTATTACCATTACAATTGTTGATTATATAGCCAATATGCCAATCTGTAATATGACATATCATAGTATAATCAGTTTCTTCTTCAATAGAAGAGTACATATATGTAGGAATTTCCATTGAGAAATTATTATCTTTCATATACTGCTTCAATTCATCTGCAACTGTAATACAAGGAACTAAATCTCTTTTTAACTTATTAAGCTTCAATCTGTCATTATGTATTTGCTGTTTAACAATATATTGTTCACCTAGTACTTCTTTAGCATCATCAAGAGTAGTATTTTTTTCTATTATGTTCTTTGCTTTTAAATACTCTCTAACAAAATAATTACCAAAGATAGTCTGACTAGCCTTTCTAACACTATCATAATGACATTTTATATCATATTTATCTACAATTTCCTTCCAATCAATATCTGAAATACCAGACATTTTATTTGAAATTTCTTGTAAAACCTTTTCATAAGTTGATGGGGTTAATCCATATTTTTTTAATTCTTCTTCGAAATTATAAATATAGTCCACCTACTCTCTATTCTTCAGAATCTTCCTCTACAGGAAGTTCAAATGTAATTTTGAATCCAATCTGATCGAATGGAATTGCATTAATTACCTGTTGGGATAAGTCTTCACCAGTTTCAGCATCTATAAGCTTTAAATCCTTTACGGAAATGTTATCTAATTTAATTGTCTTCTTAGGAGCAGTAATTTTCTCCTCTGACTCAGTAATTTTAATCATTTTAAAATCTCCTTTTTCTCAACTAAAATAGGAGAGCAATGTGCTCTCCTTAAATAATTTCATCTAAACTTGTTATATATCCATCTGCAACACCAAGTTCAATTGCTTCTTTTGCAGACAAGTACCAATCCGTAGAAAAGTGTTCTTCAAACACATCATTAGGTATCTTAGTTCTTGCTAATACAAAATTACCAAGTTCCTCAATTTGTCTTTGGTAATTCAGAATAGCAGCAACAACCTCATCATAATTCCCTGCAAACTGTCCAGCTCCCTTATGAATAAGAAATTCAGCCGTAGGGAATGTATATCTCTTATGACATGCAAGATAGATAAAAGATCCACTTGATGCAGCCATACCTACGTTTATTCCAATTACAGGAGTTTCACTAAGCTGAATTGTATCTACAAGACAATTATTTACCTCTAAATCTCCACCTGGGCTAAAGAATATAACCTTGATTGGAGTGCGAGATTCTTTTGGAACATTATTCTGTTTGTCCTCAAAATTCCATTGCATAATCATCTTTGCATATTCCAATGTCATTGTAGTTATTTCATCATCAATCCAAAGAATTCTGTTTTCATAATTCTTATAGAATTGTAATAATGATGGATCTGGTAACTGTAAGTTCTCTGTATTCTGTGGAATAGCAATATCTAAATATGCAGTTTCTAATTTCTTTTTATTATTCATAGGCATTTCGCCTCCAAGTTCATAATATTTCTCTATAATGAGATTAATCTAGTAAGTCTGCCATAGCAGCAGTTTCACTTCTTTCTGTTTTCTGAAGTTGAACATATCCAAACTTTTCATGTCCTGCAAGTTTCTGAACAGTAGAAAGCAAACCATTATTATTCCTAAACAAAGCGGAGTCAGTCTGTTTAAAATCACCATTCATCCATAAAGCTGAACCTTCACCAACTCGTCCAATTAATAATTGTACATGTTCTTTTGTAAGATTCTCAGCTTCACTTACATAAATAATAGTATTTTTAATATCTCTACCACGTATATAACCTAAATGTTCAATTTCGATTATACCAGCCATCATTTGCATTTCTAACCCTGTCTGACCACCTAAATGATCTGCTAAAGGCATTGCAAAAGGCATTAACTTTTCTAGTTTTGAACCAGGAATAAAACCAATCTCATTAACATCTTTTACTCCTATTGCATTACGAACATAAATAAGTTTATCAAATCTACCTTCGTCAATAAGTTTAAGAGCATTGGCAATCATTAAATAATCTTTTCCTGAACCAAATTTACCTGATATAATTTTTATAGTCTCATCTTTATCCTGTAACATATCAAAAGCTAATATTTGTTGTGGATTTCTTGGTTTGATTTTACCCATAAAATGACTGGATATTTGTTTGTATGATAATGGATGATATTCTTCTCCATTCCATTTTCTATAATCAACAACCTCACCATCAGATTTTCGAATAATAAGATATTCATTAAGAAGAGAATTGTATATATTTTTATTAGTATGTAAATAAAAATAACTCATTTCTTCATCAGAAAGAGTCACTTCTTTATACCCTGTATATTCATCAATATTTTTAACGATATTTAATTCATTTACACCTTTTGTATTAAGTTTAAAAATATTTTTAGAAATAAATTTACAATTCAAATCATCTGTACATACAATAATAGGAGATAAGTTTAAATTATAAAAATATGCAGATGCTAATATTATATTATCAGGAGTTTCTTCTAATTGAAAATCTTTAACAACCTGCTTTATATTTTCATCATTAGCAACTACTTCATATTTCCCATAATATTCATCGAGTAAATGAGCAACTTGTCTTGCTTTATACTTTACTTCACCATCTTTATAACCAGATGTTTTAATGTTTTCAATTTCTTCTAATGTCTTCTGTGAAATCACAAAAGGTTCTTTAAATGCTTCTTTTTGTAAATTTAAAAGAGCATTGGTATCTAGGAATAATTTGTATTCCAATAATAGACACCACCTTCCTCATATATTTCGTCTACTTGACGATTGATTTTTTTCTTAACTTGTATAAATCTTTTAGAGCTTTCTTATCTTCGGTGAGGTAATATTTTGGATGAGAACTTTTGCTTTTATGTAAAAATTCTTCATTACCAAACTTATAACCTAACTTCTGTAACTCTACAGATTCTCTCTGAGTAATAAGTATTATATTATTCACGACCTTTACTTTATATTTTCTGCAATAGCAGAATAATTCTGATTGAGAGACTCGAACTCCCGACATCTTGCTTACAAGGCAAGCGTTCTACCAACTGAACTAAACCAGAATAATATTCTCACACGGAGGTATAAGAATATTTAATTAATATGAGCTGAGATATTGACTCAATACACTACCATCTATTGCGGTTGGACACAATTTATCACACTGTCGATTAGACAGTAGGTAGCAACAACACCAGTTTTGACATAACTGGCAAACTCTTACCACAAAGCATTATAGATTTCCTTTTTACACATTCTTCCTTGCGAGATTCATAGGTTGCAGCCTATTAGAGTTGCATATACTTGTACTTTCTCACATAACACCTTGCGAGTGTTATATGTGTCCATATTACAGGACAATAAGTTGTTTTTCTCTTTGCGGTCATACACACTTTTGCTTGTTATTTTCTATCAGTAAATCAAATGATATTTTTATTATTAAGAAATTTTTTTCATTCATCAAAAGTATGTACTTATAAATGGATGATGAGGTGTACATTTAACCATCCGTACCTTTTGAGTACAGCCCAGTTATCACCATCCTGCTTGGATTGCGATCTCCTTACTTTTTGATTCTATCCCTGTTTTTCAACTTAAGAAATATTATCAAAATCTGACCAGCAGTTATACTTGCGGTATTTCCACCAATCATACACGGATTATCCCCACATTTCTGTGTTAATTAACAGTGCCTTTCTCATGACACCTGCCGAACCATATCATTAGCAGTAGCCCTCTGATTTTAGGTTAGGTATAAATCCTATGTGTTTTCCGTCAAACTATATCACTACAGTCGCAGCCTTATAATACAATAAGAACCACTTTATACATGTCACCATGCTTATTTTAGAATTTAATATTCTCTGATCCGAAACCGACCAGTCCTATAAAAATAGGATAACTCCCACAACAGGATTCGAACCTGTAACTTACGGATTAACAGTCCGTTGCTCTACCATTGAACTATATGGGAAGAGTATCAGTGATTACACCATTTTTTTAACAATGTAACCACCGATATAAGAATAAGAAAGAGAGGTTAATTTATAAGATAAACTTTTAATATTATGTAATGCCCCATAGGACAGGATATTAAGAAAAGCTGATTTCATTCTAAATCTGCAATGCCACTCAAAGAGCAGCAGAGCAGACATACAAAGATTGTCGGTTAGTTTCTTCCATGACAATCGTTTTTGTATCATATCTTGTAAATATTTCACTATATCTACATTTAAGAAAAACAAATATTTTGTAAAAATGTGCCAAAAAGCCTTATAAATCAAGGGTTTTCGGAGTTGTATTTTTTCATTAAAATTTCATTTCTCATGATAATATATATTATTTTGATTAAGTTTAATTTCATATGCACATTTAGGGCAATACAATTTAGGACGACCTTTTTTTGATATTTTAATTTTTCTTCCACATCCATTTGCACACTGCTTGTATCCCTTTTTAAAATTCCCAATGTACTGATTACCAATATTTTCAAATTTAATTACCTTATAGGCAATATCATCATCAGTGTCTCCTAAATCTATTTTGATATTAAGATTATTCACTTTTTTCCCAAAATGAATATAACCATTACTATATAACTCATGCAACAATTCTTTCTTTTTATCAGATGAGAGAGTAACATTGGCAAGTTTAAATACTTCTGAAAGACCTTTTGAATCTTTTTTATTTATCCATCCTTCACTATTCATATATCTTGCAATAGCAAATAATGTAAACATAAATTTCTTTTGGCGATCATTTGGAAGAGATTCCACGACTTTTAATTCTTTTTCATAGATAGGAACATACTTAAGTTCCCTAAATAGATTTTTTGATTCTGAATCATATAAATCAATACATGTTTTTTTGATTTTACTAGCATATCTATATTCCTGATATCCTTCAATGTTAAATTCAAGCATCTTTGTCTTGACTGTATCAATTAGAATATTTGGATCTTTACCTCTATCAAAATAATACTTAGCAATCAATGTTATCAGATATCCATTCGAGATATTGTCTGGTTTATTACCAGACGCTAATATCTCTCTAATATATTCTTTTTCATTCAGTATATACAACTTCTTCCTCCATTTCTTCTAAACGCTTAATAATTAGTTCTCCAATACAATCCCAACAAAACTGTCTATTACCTTTATATCCATAAGTCATATCAAGAATGATATTCATACGTTCATCATTATTTGGACATATTTCTTCGGCTTTCTTCTTAAACATTTCAACCATACTTGCACGTTGATAATATTTGTCAAATTCGTCCTGCTTATCAAAGATATCAGTTCTATTTAGTTGTATTCCTTTTCCTTTTCCCTGCTTCTTTTTATATTCCTTAATACATTCACAGTAATATTGTTCAAGTTCTCGCAGAGCTTGTCTGTGTTCTTCTGTACAACGTCTTTTAACCTTCAATGTATTATAATCAAATGAAGAGTCCTTATGTAATTGCGATTTATAGCCATCTAACTGACTTTCAACATATTTACAAATCTGATTCATAGAACAATTCCCTGTACCAACTGGCATTTTTCTTTCGTACCAAAATAGAAAATCTTTTTGTTCTTTTGTAAGGGTATCTTTATTATACAAATCCTCGATAGAACATTTATAGATAGCATAGCATTTAGCATTACTTTCTTTAATGTATTGTTTGTACTGTCTTTTTGTTTCATCGTAAACATAAATCATAAAGTAGGGCTTTCTGTATGCGCAAAGCGATTGCAAATATTTATTTTCTCCGCAAGCACCTAAATTATACCAGCTACTTTCCATTGGTTTTGCAATGATTCCCTTAATTTTGTCCAACTCATTTTGTTGATAGAGCTGACCACATTCTATTCTATATTCTAATTCTTTATATTCAGGTGAATCTTTCTCGAAATGAGATTGAACTTCCATCATAGATGTGACATAATTAGTGATTGTTCCAACTTGATTTCCCATACCTGCTTTATTTGTCTTTTTAACGGCAGCTTCAGTAACAACAATTTTTTCTGCATTTCGCTGGACACATTCGATAGCAGGTAAGTATCTATAACGTCTTTTCATAACAGAATTATTAGTAGAAAAGTTCAGATCCGAGTCCCAATCTTCCCCATTCTCAGCCATACAAAATGAATCCCAACCGTTTATAATCATGATAGTATTCATATATTGATACCAGTACCGACATTCATCCGAATTATTGATATTACACATTCGAATATTATTATGACTTGTCATTGGACTTCTAAAGAGTACAATTTCATCTTCATTTTTATCAATCCAAAATTTTGAATAACATTCATTTGATTTTAATAAACCTGTAACTTCCAGCCCACAAAGAGATTGCATAAGAGCAAATGGATCGCCACTTGCAATCTGATAATTACCATTTACAAATAATTTACCAATCTTCGCATCATTCATTTTTTTCTTGATATATCTATGTACAGAGTCGATTATATATGGATCTCCCAACATATATTCGCTTGTATACAAAGCACGTTGCCATGAATTTACATCAGTATTTTCGTTAATACCAAGAAATTTAACAGTAGAAGAGTAGTCTCCACACATAGCATCTTTTAAATAATTGATTGTTGGTGCGCACAATTCCTCAACATCTTCGTCTGTAAATTCATAAGACTGAAGATATTGGTAATTCAATTCTCTCTGTTCTTCAAGAATATGTGGTGAAATTTTTGTTACAGAAAATCCATATCCACATTCCTTATACGCATTCACATATTGCTCAATATTATCATACGCTCCCCATAATTTAAGAGAAGACTCTGTGACAATCATTTCACATTGACGAATATCTTGTATATTTCCCCAAATATCTTCAATCATATAATTATCATTATTGTATTTTTCAATAAATTCATAAATAGGGAACGGATAGAGCATTCCTTTGAACCATGCGTTTCTCAAGCACACACCGCCAGGAATATAATCAAGACCTAAAGATTCAGCTACTCGCTGCATATATTGTATAGTACAAAGATTAAAACCGTCAGATACATTGTTTTCAAGAGCTTTATCTTTAATAATTTCTCTTGTCGGTTCTTTTGAATCACCACCATCATCGAGTGATATAACATCTGCAAAATATTGTGTAATACAATCTTTTACGACCAAAATTCCATGCGGATCACAAATCGGTTGTGATGCAGAACATGTTAATGCTTTGTAAGCTTCGTATTTTGCAGGAACTAATTTAGTATCTGGATTTCTCTTACATTCACATAATTCATTTAATTTGTCGATGTATTGTGAATTACAGAAAAGAAGAGTGTTGTTTTTTAATCCACCAGTAGTTCCAACAAAGCGTTTATAATTAACACCATTTATGGTAACACCTTTTTTACCAGTCGCTCTTGCAAAATCAGATTTTTTATCAACAACTACCTGCATAAATATCTTTGAAAAATCAATACTCCAAATAGGTTTTTCTAAAATCTTATTTGCCATTATGCGGAACTCTTGAGCTTCAAACAGTGATATGAGTTCCTGATATTTGAAAGCGTCTTCTTTGGTAATCTGTAAATCCCAATTAGAATACTTAAGTTTATTTGTTCCAATTTTAAAAATCTCATATTGAGGTACGCTAATACCAGCCATAAACCCTCCTTTTGTTTATTATTAATATTTTCTAAGTTCATTTAGCATAAATTCCACATTATCTCCATGCAATTCAAGTGAAATTTCTTGATAACCGCTATACCACGGATTTGTATAACAACCAAATTCAGCACATATGTCAATGATTTTAGATTGAATTATATTTCGTTTGGGTTCTAAAAATCTTTTCCTTTTAGTTGTATAGCATTCATATATTTTTCCAACTTCATCAGATCTTCCAACCATTATTTCATGTTTTTGAACTGTCGCAGTCAGAATGTAGTCGATGGCTTCTTTGTAATATTTCTTTACTGTTCCATCTTTCTTTTGAAAACAATACACTTTGAATCCTCCTTTTTTATTTACACTTATATATTCTTCAAATGAAATTTCTATTTACAATTATTCAAACCACACAGGAGCTTTACCTATGTCATATTTCTTGCAAATAAGATACGAACAATATCCGTCTATCAATTCATAATTTCTGTCAATTATAATCTTCCCCAATTCACCATACTTGATGAATGTATTTTCTTTCTTCCTGAATTTTCTGTAATTGGGTGGAGTAGCAAGAAATTCTTCTCTAATTTTAATCTCATTAATTGGAATCCAATATTCCTTATTTGAACTGTAATCAATATCAAAAAATATTCTCAGTCTATCAATAATTCTCATCTTTATAATCCTCCTCGTCCATTGTTTCGACACGATATCCCAACCAATCTATAAGATAATCAGTACATGGAATACAGTCTCTATGTATATATTGTCCCTCTGAATTTCTCAGGTAATCTTGCCCACTTAAAATACCCCCACCACAATAACAGCATAAGTAATTATATTTCTGATAAAAGTTTGGACATCTTGTAAGACAAGGATTATTACCACAAATGTTGCACATACATATAACCTCTCTTTTTAATTATTTATACACTCATAGGAATATCCATCGTTGCTTGTATAATAAATATGTTTTATCCCTAAATCTTTTATAGCTGCCATACAACTTGGACATGGACGACACATACCAAACTCTTTATCAAATCTCGTTCTAAAAATATATAATTTTACTTTTTGGAAATTTATATCCAGATGACGGATAGAATTAAGACAATTGATTTCAGCATGTAAAGTCGGTTTAATACCATTCTTATTCCATGAATTTCTATATCTGTTATAATATTTTTGAATAGGATGCGTTTTAATTGTGTTACAACCAATTCCTATTACATTTCCTTGGTAAACGGCTATACACCCTATATGTGTTTTTTTATAATCCGAGATGGTAGCAGCCATTTTAGCTTTTTTAAAATATCTATAATCTGATTTACTTAACATTTTTCTCTAACTCAAACATAGCAGTTCCTCTATCAATACAATCAAGCTCATATTTGTATCTGTCTATATATCTCTGAATAATTCCTCTTTCTATAAGCATTTCAATATACTTCACTAAATCATTCTTGATTGTTTTTATCTCAGAAGAAAACTCTATTTCAATCTGGTCATCCATAAGATCTAAATGGTCAATATCTGTCTGTTTAATATAAAAAGTGGCTAAGTAATATTCTTTCTCTTTATTCCACTTTGCTAAAGCAACTACTGTGTAATTATTATGTAAGTCTACGCTAATACCAACATTAGCAATAATTTCGTATCTAAGCATGTACCGCTTCCTCCTTTAAATTTTGTCTTTCTTCACAAGCCTTAAGCTTTTTGTTATAATCTCTAGTTGTACATTCTCTCTTTTTGGTTTCATCAAACTTAAAATCTGCCGCTATACGACTAGCAATATTAACTCCACAGCCACCGAAATCTGATTCGACTAGCTTGGGATAGCATACAAGCTTATTCTTTCTCTTAAGTTCCATTGTTCTTCTTGCTACATGATTTTCTGTTTCCTTTGTCATAAATATTTGTTCTCCTTGTTAAATAAAATTTTTTAATCATATCATCGCTCCTTTATAGTGTGATACGTGTTTAATTGTTACTTTTATATATTCCCTTATTGCAAAAGGGTTAGATTTAAAAATTAAAAAGTGTCTCCTTTCATTTTTGTTAAGTATTTAATTTCACCAGGTACATCTTCTTTGTTATATATTCTCTTTCCATAAATTCTTTCTAATTCAATTAAAACGGAATCACCTTCTAATTCTTTTGGTTCAAGAGCATATACATTTCTCGTAGGAACATAAATACCTTCTTCTTTTTTATTCTCTACAAACATATCTCTTCTTATATAAATTAATTTATGAGATTCTAGTATAGATAATCCACTTTCAACAGTAGAAATAGAAGTATCTAATCCTTTTGCTATTTGCGATTTTGATGGAAATGAGATTTTAGCAGGTACAATATCTCCTTGATAATCCATGATGTATTGCTTTATAAAAATATAAATACCTAATAAAATGGATTTGTTGATTTTAGATGAGATAGAACAGATATTTTCATATTCAGAAATAGTAATCTGTACAAAATTATCTTCTGTAAAAAATATATTATCTTCGTAAGATAATTGAATATGAAATAAATCATTTGGTTTAACTACAAATATATCTTTGTCGCATTTACCATATCCTTTATTTATAATTTCGGTTTTTATGATTTCTCTAAAATCAGAATAAATAGATTTATTATTTGTGTTTGTAGAATAACCAAACTCCTGTAATAAATCATTGAGTGTGAGAGTAACTTGTCCAAAAGTTTGAACATGTTTTCTTAGATATAATACAATTAGATAGTATTTTAATCCTGAAATGCCCTTATGATCTTTGATTTCCTTTTTAGAAAATCCAACAGAAGTTATCTGTTTGTCTTTTTCAGACAAGTAAATATAATTGTCGATTTTAATCACTCCTTTTTAATAAAAATTCTTTGGGAAAATTTTCACACAAACTTAATAGGTAATGTTAAATCTTTGGGAAAATTTTCCCAAAGGGGTACTTAAGTTTGTGTGAAAATTTTCCCAAAAAGTAGGTATATAGTATAAAAGCATAATTAATTATATAAAAAGCATAAATATATAAAAAAGTATAATAACTTCGTAAATGGTCTAACGCCCATTTACTCCGTAAAATTTTAATTGATTGTTATTGGTTGTTAGGTACATGGTGTTTTGGATTGATGGTTTCATTTGGATGCATATATGATACGCCTATATGATTATTCTCCATATTTTTTTTAAGTTCTTCTAATGTAGAATCTAATTTCTTTAATGCATTTTCAATAAATGGTTTTTTATAATATTCTTCTTTTGTATTATTCTCTCTTTCTAAAATAACATAATCTGCAAATGAATCTTCAATATAAAATATAGGCAACTTATTATGATATCTTTCATATATTTCTTCATCTGATATAGCAATAAGAAAATTGCTGTTATCTTGTCTTGATTTTTCTAATTGCTCTAATTCGGCTTTATATTTTCCATTCTTAACTGAACCTATTTTTCCACAGATGGAACAATATCCATATAACTTTGTGTTTATGAATGTTTTCCCTGCAAATGCAATCGGATATTGAATTAAACATTTTTTATATTGATGTTTGTGTTTGGACTTATGATTGCTTTTTGAGATATTACTTTTCTTAGTTTTTTTATATTTGGGTATTTCATGTTCTTGTATCATAGATTACTCCTTTGATATATTATTCTCTTCAATTGTCTATCCCAAAGATGTTCTTTTCTTGCTAACGCTGCGAAAAGACCGCTCTTATCAAAGGGCTACATCTTGTGCTTACGCACATACTATCTTTTTGAGCTTGTATATAGTTTTCTCATACCCTTATCTTGTGGGTTAAAAATGAGTTTTTGAGAGTGATTTTAAATTTTTATGTCTTAGGTGATAACTTATAAGGGTATGAGATAAAAGTGGCTAATTTTTTCTATGAGGTGTGATTTTCTCCCTAAATTGCTTATAATAAGTCCTCCTTAAAATTTATTTTTTTTGTTCTGATGAGAGTGGTGTGATGATTATTTACAATAGATTATTCTCTTAAAGAGATTTAAGTTTTTAAAAATTATTAAATAGAATAGTGAAGAATAATATAAATTTATGCAATAAAAAAAACAGACAGCTTAATTGCCGTCTGTTAATTTTTTATATTTATTTGATTTATATTGATAACCAGTTAGATTCTGGTTTTGCAATAAGACGAGCATTATTATATGCCATATCAAGTGTTAAACATGTGTGACCTTGATAATAATTTCCTACTTTAGTTACGGTTAAAGCTAATGACGGAGTAGTATCATCCTCTAAGCATAATGGAAGTAATAACTGAATCTTGTTTTCATAATATTGTGGTATTGCCAATTTATAATTAGCTGATACTCGCTTCTTCATAGTTTCTATTGAACCATTGAGATTGTTAAGAATATTTTTGCTATCTTTAAGCTTTTCGGGAATTCTTTCAATATTATTAATATCTTTCAATATATGTTTATAGTTAATGTTTATTTCGTAGTGCCAATCAAATAATAAGAGAGATGGATCGTCAAAATAATTTGCTCTTGGTGGGCGCTCAGAAATATTCATATTTCCTAAATCATATGATGTAAGAAACTTTAATCCATTTTTGCTTTTATCTTGATATGCGTATATTGGTTGATAGAATTCAGTAAAAAGTCCTGTGTTAAATAGCGCATATTCATTATTAATAATTACATTCTTTTCAGAAGATAATTTTTTATATGTATGAACCATATAATTTGTAAGAATTTTATTATTAGGGTATGTATCATTAGACCAATTTTCTTTATCTGCTATTTTAATTAGATCTTCTATATAATCATTCCAGTTTACATTGAAATACGCCATATATTCTGCTCCTTCTGTATTTTTAAATGCTTCTGTAAGTATATCATATTTTCTTGATTCATGGAACGGGAAAATATCTGTATCATCTGGCTTGTACAATTTAAATGGATATGATTCATATTCTTGTGATTCAAGTGGTATATATTCTCCTTGTAATTTCGTACATGCTTTTATATAAGCTTCTTGTGGTGTATCAGCATAAACAAAATAAATGTAATCATATGGTTCATAACAATATGCTGCTGTTGTTGGTATTAAATATGTATTCATTTGTAAACCCTCCTTAGAAATGTGATTTATACAATTTTATATTCTCTTTTTTAAATTTGTTCTGATATAAAATTTTTTACATGGAATACAAGGAGAAAAATGTATAATTTTGAGTCTATTTTGGATTTTTATGTGTCAGGTGGCTAGTTGTTAGGATAGAGGGTAAAAATTGAAATTTGAGCTGTGAGAGTGGATTTTTGTATAGGTGTGAGAATTAATAATATTGTTTATAGTAAATATGATGAATGTATATAGATAGTTAATGCAATTTTGGGTGATGAAAAAATTTGACCTTGTATTTTGAGCATTTAGGTGGGTAAAAATGATTTTAGGTGTTATTGGTAGGGTGAAATGAAAATGCTGTGTATGGGCGTGATAGAGGGTTTAGATGAAAAATAAGATTTTTGATATTTTTATAGTAGGATTTTTTGATGGTTTGTATTGGATTTTTGGTTGTTTTGTGATGTATATAGGTAATTTTAGGTTTTTCTGATGTGGTTTTTATGTAGTCCCCTGTAAATAATAGATAGTTGTGATTTATGTGATTGATTATAATGATGATTCTGGATTAAAAATGTTTATCGGTAAAAGTGCTTATAAATAAGGAAGATTTTAGAATTGTAAGTGAATTTTTGATGAAATGAAAGTTTGATTTTGGGGTTGTGAAGTGGCTGAAAGTGGCTTGGTTAGTGGGTTTGAGCGATATGGGGTACGATATAGAGTTTGGTGGGACGAATTTGGGATTTTGCTTGATTTTAGTGGGGATTTTGAATATTGGGGAAGGATTAGATTTTTGAGTTGGTGTGTAGAATAACCAGCTAAGCGGATGCTGCCAAAATGTGACTATCATTTTAGTTTTAAGTACCCCCTACATATAAAAACAATGTCTAATAGATATATATTATCCACTCTTTTTTTCTGGTATTTTGAGCAGAACCGATGTGGTTTTTAAAACTATGTCATATGGTTTGATGTGCTATGTGATATCATTTTGATATCGTTCAAAAAAGATTTAAAATATTATAAATAATCTATTGACAATGACAATAAATAGTGATAACATACGATACAACAACAGATAAATAATTTGATTTAAAAATATTTCAAATAACCTGTTGACAATCACAATTGATTGTGATAAGATATAGCCAAGTTAAGGAAGTACTGTAAAACGAACCTTCCCCGTAAGGTCGGGAAAACTTAACACAACATATTGACAAACACAATACATTGTGATATACTACAATCACAATAAAACAATAGCTTGACAAGGAATAAGTCGTTAAAACCAGAATAGGAGGTGCTGTATTTGAAAAATGAATAGTCCAAAAGGGTACAATGTACCTAGTGGGTATTATGGCTATATTTCAGCCACAAAAAGCTATATACTTTTTGCGACTGAACAAGATTATCTTGAATATATAGCCGACTAATTACAAGTAATTGTGTAAATAGTCCCTGAACAAGTCTATTTTATCACGATTCAGTGTATTAGTAAATCCCAAGGAAAAAACAATTTTATATTTCTTATATAGGCACTGTATTTATTCCCTGGAATAGATACAAAAGACTATAGCAGAATATAGGATTTCTAAGGTTGTATCTCAATGAGTTTAACCTTATACAAATTGAATAATAGGTTTGATGGGTTTACTCTAAAACCCTATGAGGACGGCTTAAATTATACCTTGAAATAGGTATATATGCCCTAAGATTAATAATCTTTGCATCATATTAAAATGGTGTGCCTTTACCTTGCCAGTAATGGGAAGAAGAAGTCAGAAAAGACTTACGGCTCAAGTGCGAACCCTTTAGCTTATATTCCAGGGTGTGAGTGTTTACAAGGTAGTAGTTGACGGTCAATAAAAAATCTTAACCGATTAAATCACGGTTAAAGTTGTGAAGTCGATAACCAAGCTGATAGCAACTAAAATATAAAAGGTTAATGATAGATATAACATAGTTTGCAGGGTAAAACCTACAAGCATTTATTTATTAGCAGGGTAATGCCTACAATAAGTATACTCATGGAGTATCTATCCTCTTAACTGGATTTAATATTAATATGCTCATTACGCTAGTAGGTGAGGCGTTCCCTACAAAAAGTTATACATAGTTAGAAGGTACAAAAGTGTGATCTGTTAAAGCTCGTACTATATTCACTGTCCTATGTGCAACGACTGTATACTACTATATAAATATAGCAAGTACAGTTTATAACGATGACCTCTCATAAAATGGGTGCCAGAATAGGATATATGTATATTCATAAGTATATCAGGATGCGTTTGAGCTTAATAAGCGATGCATAAACACCTAGCAAGTATGTAGTTATAATTAGTCGGAACGGATAAAACGAACGAGATAAACACACGAGACACTAATTTTGTACCTTTTATAGTGTGCATAACACTACACAATAAACACAATAAAAATATTATATTGCACCGATTGCATTAAGTCGGGGAAAGAGGTATATTATGAGAACTTTATCAATCAATTTTTACGCAGAAAAAATCACAGATGAAAAGAAGCAGGAATTAATGACAGCAGTTGAACATGAAAAGTGTGCAATGCTTATTCAGATGGCTGAAGCTGATATTTCGCGGTTAAACACTCAGATAGCAAACCTTGAGAAAAATGAGGATATATCTGAAGATAAAAAGAAGGTTAAACTTGATGACCTTAACCAGAAACTTGAGGATGTTAAGCAGGAAAAGTCTGCTCTTGAAGCATCTAAGGAAGAAACTCTTGAGATTTATAACAAAGTATTTGCTTCATTGACTTATAAGAATAAAGACCATTTTGGCAATAATAAAGATGTAGTCCGTACAGTTCTTAGGGTGCTTGCTTCATGGGATAACTCTAAGTTGGTAAAGTATGCAATTATTCCTGCCTTTCAGTCACCAGAATTATATAATGCTTTAGAGGCAATTCATATTAATTCTAAGGCAGGGGAAAATGGCAATATAACAATGTCAAATGAGGTAAAAGATGCATACAAGAAAGCAAGCACAGAACTTGAAACAATCATTAAGACAACCTTCAGTCTGCCTTTTGAAACTCCATACACAGCAAAGACAAGAGTAAAATTGACAGCAGAGGACAAGAAGCTTCTTAACGATTGCTATGTAAAGGGATTCACTAATAAATTTGACATTGACGACAAGAAGGATACAATCTCTTTCAAAGAGCGTCAGGTTAATACATTAGTAAAGGCAAAAAAGAATCGCAAGACAAGCAAGATAGAATACGATTATTCTGGACTTGCAAGCACCATCAGTAATATTGTAATTAAGCACTATTTTGTAGAAAAATAATAAAAATCTATAGTTAGAGGCGGTAAGGGAAACTTTACCGCTTTTATTTTTATAGTGTAGATTTTACACACATATTGAAAGTTACAAAATAATGTGATAGGATAGGAGGTGCTAATAATTGATGGAGGTATAATATATGATAATTTTTAATAAATTAGGGCAACTTTTAAAAACACGCAATATGACATGGAAAGATTTATGTAATGCAGGTTTGTCTCAGAATATGCCAACAAGATTTTCAAAAAACGAAAATATAAGTTCTGATACAATAAATAAAGTGTGTGAATATCTTTGTGTTCAACCATTTGAAATTATGGAATGGATTCCAGATGCGGAATGGAACGCAAAAGAAATCGAGAAACAAGCTATTGAAGCTCAAATAGCCGAACTTCAGGCAAAATTAAATCAATTATAAATTATATAGAAGGGTTAATACTATGAATAAAGAAGAGCTTAAAAGACAATATTCAGTAAATGCCGACAAGGTAGCATGGAAAGAATGTGAAAACGGAGGCTATAAATGGAAAACATCAAAAGTAAACAAAGATGGATTCTATATCAATGAAGAGAAAGGGAAATATACTGTTGTAGACAGTAAGACAAATAGTCGAACAAGATTTAGACATAATCTTGCAGACTTAGAAGAATTATAATATTCAAGAAATAAGCACCCAACCGAAAAGGGTGCTATTTTTGACTTGACAAATACAACAAATTTGATGTATTATAGGTGTATAAACAAAGGAGGAAATAAAAATATGACACGAACCTTTATTGAAACACCAATTTTTACCGCTAAATGGCAAGATTTAGGATTAACTGATAAAAATTTAAAAGACTTACAAGAAATTTTATTAGAAAATCCGAAATTAGGAGATACTATTTCTCATACCGGTGGATTAAGAAAAATCCGTATCCCAATGGAGAATAAAGGAAAAGGGAAACGAAGTGGTGCAAGAGTAATTTATGTAGATGTTGATATAAAAGAAACTGTATATCTTGTCAATGTCTACTCAAAAGATGAAAAGGCAGACTTAACACCTGATGAAAAGAAAGCTCTAAAGGCAGTAGTAAAAATTTTAAAGGAGGAATAATCATGAGCAAATTTTTTGATGACACAATGCAAGGGTTATTAGAAGCTGTTGCAATCGACCAAAAGCAAATTGCAGTTCGGGAAGTAAGTGGTTTACCAGCCACTACTTTTCGTGCAGAGGATATAGAGAACAGCTTAATTGATAATGTTGTTAAATTACGGAAAGAGTCTAATATTTCTCAAAAGGAATTAGCCGATTTAACGGAAAGCAAACAGCAAAGTATCTCACGGTTTGAAAAGAAAACACATAGTCCATCATTAGTTTTATTTGTGAAAATTATTGATGCACTTGGTTATAAAATGGAACTTGTAAAAAAATAATCTCATAAAGTGTCATATTTATATAGCATCTAATGGAAATGAAAATCTGTTAGGTGCTATTTTTATACCCAAAATTAAGGAGGTAAACGCAAAATGAAACGCAAAATAGCATACACACTCATTACCGTAGCACTCATATTGAGTGCTTTTTTAATAGGTAAAAATATGCCTAGCAAATACAGTTACTTAAATTTAAACAAAGTAACGTCAGTAACACAAACGCAAAACGGAAACAATATAACAATCTATACAGACACAGATTGCTATGATTTCACAATAACAAAATAATAAGAAGGGAGAATATAACTATGTCAAGAGAAATGTATAACTACAAACGCAAAGCGGTACGGATTGCAAAAGATTTTCGTTATACAACGGAGATTATAGAAGCAATTCATAAAGCAAAAACAGAAAACGAAATATCAAATATTATGAGAAATGCAAGATTAACACAGGAGGTATAAGGCAAAATGGAAGCATTTAATTTTAGAATTATCAAGATAGCAAACGGAGCTGAAATAATAGACAGTACTCTATCAACTCCATATAATTCATTAACACCTATTCAGATGATGGACTACATCAATGTAGAAAACAGCCTATATTTTTCGGAAAGGCAAAAGAGATGGCAAAAGGCAGTCGAGCCAACAATTATTAACAAGATGAAGAATTTTGCAAGGAGGATATTTGCATGAAACCAAACGGATATTATACATGGAGTGCTTATATGGGTTATGTGCCAAGTGCAAACGCATATTGGCAGTTTGAAAGCGAAGAAGATTATTTGAACTATCTAAAAGAAAGGGGTGAGATATAATGACATACGGAGATTTTTATGATATTGCAGAATATGGCAATGCAAACTGGAAAGGTAACTTCACACCAAAGGAAATTGCTTGTAATGCTTACGATTATCTTGTTGAGTTTGAAGGATCAAAGGCAAGAGAAACGGTAACACCTGTTATTCAGGAACTTTGTAAATTACTTGCAGAAGATGGAAGTGAAGAATGCAAAGAGTGGCTATATCAAATGGCAGATGAATTAGGTTTGATTGATATAGACTATCAAGATTATCTGGAAACAGATGAATGGCTTGAAAAGTTTAGTAACTAAACGGCGAACCAAAAGGCAAGCCGTTATTTTTATACACAAAATACATATCAAAAATATTAAAAGAAAAGAGGTAGTTAATTATGTGCAAAATGTTTGAAGTAGTAACAGGAAGAAAGTCAAAGGGAAGTGTTGACAAGTTAGAAGGTCTTACAAAGGCATACACTGATATACATGAAGACATTGCAATTATTAGAATACCTGTTGAATTAATGGAAATTGATTCACGGTATCAGACAGACGAAAGAACGGAAAGAGATTTAAAATATCTCACTAATAATTGGGATGAAAGAAAGCTCATGCCTTTACTTGGTGTACCACATTGGGAAGAAGGTAAAGTGTATATAGTTGATGGCTATGGAAGATGGATTGCAAGTCAGATTGTAGATAAAGACAAATACAAAGATTTAAAGGTGCAGTTAATCTTAAATGCACCAACGGAAGATTCTGAAAGAGTTGCATTTGAAGCAGAACTGTATGCATTTCAGGGTGTATCAGTTAGAAAGGTAACGCCAATTCAGAAGCATGGTGCAATGCTTGTATTACATGATCCGGCAACAGAAACACTTGAAAAAATGAAAAACATCTATGGGTTTGAGTATAGAGAAAATGCAGGCAATAGAGGAAGTGGAGTTCTTGGTTCATATACAGAAGCATTGAGTCTCTGTTCAATTGACAACGGAGCTTGTGCAGAATATGTATATGACATAATAAGAGATTCTGGATTTGATAGAAAGCACAGTGGATATGTAAGCTATGTAACTCGTGCATTAAGAGATGTGTATAAATTATATGCTCAAGACAGAAGCGAAACAAAGAAATTTCTATCAGAAGAGTTCAGAAAGATTACACCAGAAAATTTAAAGGCAAATGCTTGTGCAAAATATCCTATTTTAGATTTTAGAACAGCGGTATCTCTTTATGTTGAGGATATGATTGTAGAAGGACTTGGACTTGAACAGTCAAGAGTGATTGAAGGTACAAAGGTTATTTTTATTAAAAAGAGAACAGCATAAGAGAGAACATATACATATAAAGCTGCACTATCAGGCTATACGGGTAACAGAAAGGAAGTGAGATTTATGCATAATTTTAGAAAGTCAAAGCGAATGCGTGACTTTGATGTAATATTACGGAAGAACGGATATACACCGACAAGATGTAAGGGAAGTCATTTCGTATATATTAATCGAACAACGCATAGGATAATGCCTGTCAATAAGGATCTGAATGATATGGTAAGGCAAAGATTGATTAAAGAGTATAACTTGGAGGTGTGATATGGAAGAAAATCATAGAGAAATATTAGTGGTATCAAACGCAAAAGGTAAAAAGTTCTCTCTTATTGAAACAGATAATAATTATATTGTAGCTTGCGGATACTCTGCCTTAGAAAGATGGGGTAGACAGTGGGAACACGGAATATATTACATGTTTTCAAACGACAAAGAGAAATTAGTTGCGCTTAATGAAGCAACTGAAAAGCTATTTGAAAAGGTAAACGCAGATTATATTGCACGTTGCAGGCTTGAAGAGTTAGCAACATTATTCAAAGACGGACTTATCTCTGATGATAGAGAAAGTGCAATGGAATATTTTGATGAAATTTGTGAGATGACAGAGAAAGAGAAATCTTTCTTTGGTATTGAAGAAGATAGTCCGATAGCAAATGCTAAATTTGAGAATCCCATGTACAACAAGGGTTATAACGATGGATTCTCTGACGGAGCAAACAGTGTAGAGGAGGAATAAAATGAAAGTAAACGGAGAGGAAATTACAGAATTTGAAGTTACAACATACGCAGATATGTTTCACAGAAAGGCAGTTCTTGCTTATACATCAGATGGTGAATGTTATGGAGATGTAACAATCAATATTCCACAGTATTCACTTGATGAGGGAGAATCATTTTTAAGCGCAGATTGTCCTGATCTGATTAATGCAATGGTTGAGAACGGATATCTGGAAATTACGGATGAGGTAAAGGTAAACTATGGAATTTACAAAGTAGGTAAGTTTACACAAAAGTTTATTGACGAGTTTGAAAGATAGAGTAAATGGATATTTCACAAGGAGATGATTATATGAAAATTGAACATATACAGTATAAAGGTAAAGAATGTATTAATGTCTTTATTGACAAAAGCACAAGCAATGGATTGTTACGGTTTGGGCACGAAATATCAGTAAATTTCTCAAAAGAGAAAGACAAATTGATATTTGAATCAGCATGGCATGTTGGAGTTAGTGAAATGTCGTGGGATTCATCAGAAGAAAGTTCATTTGAAGAGACATTCCCAGGATTGCTAAGTGAAATGAGAAATGAAATTATGCAACAAATAGGTATGACAGAGAATAAAAATTATAGCGGTGCTTGTATTAACTGTGATTATAGAACTGATCCAGATAACGAAGGTTATGTTTATTGCAAATGTAAAGAAAGTGAATTATCAGACGGAAGATGGCTTATGCAAGATTACGGTTGTAAACATACAACAGATGAATTATATAAGTAAATGCGTGCTTCATTAGAATTGGAGGTAAAAGAAATGAAAGAATGTACAGTTATATGTAATACTCGTTGGGGATATTGCATGACACCTAAAAAATGCAAATCTATTGCAGAAGCAATTAGATATGCAAAAGAAATGGAAATGGCATTTAGAATATTTGTGAATGGAAAATGTATTAAGTCAGGTTGGTATAAGTAAATTCGCATTTCAAAGGCAGATTGGAGGTAAAAATCAATGGAAAATAAACCTTATGCAATAGCAGTACGGATTTATGAATCAAATGGAATAACAATGGCAGATATTAAAACTTCTCTTCGTGATGGTTTGGGAATAGAAACAATCACATGGACAAAGCCAAACGAAAGAGAAAGATTCTCTTATAATGGCTATACGTTGATTTATGATGAACGAATCAAAGATATAAAACCTTTTGAAGAAATTAAATAAGGAGTGAAGCGAAATGATAACGGAAAATGTACGGAAACAGTTAGCAGATTATAGGAAGCGTGGAAAGAAACTCAAATATCTTATCAATTATATCAGTGGATTAATTGAAGATGAAGATGATTTTGAGAATATCATTATAAAAGAAATGAAAGCTCTAGCATTCAATGAGGATGAAATTGTTGAATGTCTGGAATATGATTTCGGATTGGATATGAGTTGGCATCCAATGAGTGTAAACTATGGAAAGGATGAGAAAAATGGCTAAAGGAAAACCACGGTGGAAAGACTTACCATTTTATGAACGCTTTGCAAAACAGTTAAAACAGCATGGCGTTTCGGATGAAATGTGTGAACATATTAGAGAAAGAGGAAAGAAAAAGGAAGAACAGAATAACAAGTAACCGAAAAGGCAGTTAGGAGAATAAATACCTAGCTGCCTATTTTATTACAAGAAAGCGAGGAAATGGATTATGGAATTACGGAATAATTGGTACAAAGCAGATAAAGGAAAGCATTTTGTACTTACAGAAAAAGGCAAAGAAGAGTGTGCAAGTTACAAGTATAAAACAGTCGGTGAGCCTGTAGATGAATATGATTATGAAGCAACTGAATGGTCAGTTGATAAAGAATATGTGATCGAAACTGATATTCCAGGATGGACAAAAGGACTTAAGGGATATGAAGTTGTGTATTACAACGGAGAATATAGATTATCAGCAGGTAATCCGCAAGTCTTCCCAACACGCAAAGCAGCAGAAGTTTATAAAAAGCATTATGAATCATATACATGGTTTAATAAAGATTTAGTGATTGAAGAGGTTAAATATGATGGTGTTCCATCAAGAAAACCGAAAATGTACAAGGGAAAGGAAGTTGTAGATAAAGAACACTATTTTGGACTTGATGCACATGAAGTTGGTGAGTATTTTACAGAAGATATGGTTGATTCCTTTATGGATTTATTACCACCAGTTTGTATGAGAAGCGATTGTTCACAGATTGGCGAGCCATGTTCAAGCAGAATTGATGAAAAAGGAGAAGGCAGAACAACATATTCTACATTCAAAAAGGTGGATGATGGAGTTTGGGAATACTGTGGTGATTGTTTTAGAGGTGAAAATTATATGCATGGAAAAGATATTCCATATGTGAGATAGAAAGGCAGGTTGATTAATATGAGAGAAATTAAAGTTCAGTTATGTAGGGGCGAAGATGATAATTATGTAGAACTTTGGAAAACAGTTGAAGAGATTGATGGAAAACACAGATATTATGGAAGATATACATACGGAAATGAAGGAACTTGGTATTCAGTATGCGATCCGCTTGGTTGCTGTGAATTAAATGCACCAATAGCAGATGATGTAATGTTTATCTGTTGTGATGAAAATGGAAATGAAGTAATCAGATATTCAAATGCGGATGGAAATAAACTTCCAAAATTTGAAACAGTAATTAAAAGAGAGTGGAATAAGGTAAGGGAAAAGCTTCAGCATAATACGGAAGACTTGACTAAGAACTTTTGGGCTGAGTGTTGGAACGGAGATACCACAATGAAAATAAATCAGTGGTTGTTATCTTATAAAGATCCAGACTTATATCCTGAAAAGGCAAATGATTATGACGAAAATTGGACAGGATGTTGGGCAGAAAAGGAAATAGGATATGAACCTATTCCAGATACAGAGTTTGAGTATTTAGGTCATAAATATCAGTTTACGAAGGTAAAACATAAACATGAATATTGTGGTGTTGAGTGGTACGAATTTGTATGTACTGATTCACCTTATGTAATGCAGGATACACCTTGGGTAAAAGATAGAGCATGGCTTCAGTCTTATATGTATCTTGGAAATTGGTTTGATGATAAGACTTATGGAACAATGTACGATCAAAGAACAGCAAGAGAAAAGGTGGTTGCAGCACTTATGAAAAAGTTTCCTATGAAAGAGAAATGGGACAAGTTACTTTATGTAAAGAAAAGAACTGGAAATGAATTTTACAATTGTGATTGCTGTTATGAGAAATCATATTCTGATATGGCAGATGTACTTATTAACAGAAATTATCACAGAAAAGATGTTGATCATCTTTGCAAATTTATCAACAAGGAAACAGAAGGAATTGTATTTGCAAGCAATAGAGGTAATAAGTACACAATTAGACAGGCTTATCCAGATATTTATGATTATGATAATTGCTTGATATAAGAAATGGAGGTTGAGAATTATGCTAAAAATTGAAATTAAAACAGGTGGTGCAGCTTATAGTGAAGATGATGTACTTACAACTGAAGGCAGATATGAGTTACAGAGAAACCTCATGGACATTTGCAGAAAGATTACAAATGGATATGATGAAGGTTACATAATGGACATCAATGGAAATAAAGTTGGCAATTGGACACTTGAAGATTAGCAGGAAATTGTAATTTACTTAGAAGAAAGGATGAACAAAATGAAAAATTTTATAGAAGCGTTGTTAAAAGTATTACCATTTTTCTTAGGATTAGCAATTAATAGAATTGCAAATAAAATGGGAGTAGATTTATTTGATTGGAAAGTGATTGTCACAACAATTATTGTTTTTATTGTTTACTTAATGGTATGTAAATTAATTGAGGGCAAATAATACAGAGAATAATAAGGCAGATACAAATAATTGTGTCTGCCTTTTGTAATGGAAGGAGAATGCGACAATGAAAATCAGAGGTGATGAAGTGTTATGGCTATCTAAAAAAGGAAATGTAGCTGTAACATATGCACAATTTGATCTTGGTGAAAAATACAAAATATTCCACAAAGTAAAATATGGAGATAATTCTGTATGGGAATACAACATTGGATTTGGAACGCAAAGCGAAGCAACAAGGTATGCAGAACGGATTTCAGATATAGAGATTGAGAGGTAATCGAAATGATTGAGTTAAAAGATTTGCTAGAAGAAAATGAAACAATTGTGACATTTCATCTTTGCAATGAATATTGGTCACGGAATGCAATCACAGTAAAAGGAAGTGATGATATTTCTGGTGCATTAGAAATGACATTACATAGAATACTTGAAGCTGGTGGAACAGAAAATGATGTAAAGCGAATTATGGGTGCGGAAATTCCAACAGAAGATGAACTAAAAGAACTTGAAGAGTTTGATGAATTTAGTTGGATAGATTTAGGTTATGTATTACCTGGTTTAATTGATTTATGGGAAGAAAGTGAGGTTGATTGATATGATTAGCGAATATAAATATTACAAAGATAACGGAAAGCTTATGAGACTACATATTGAACAAGATAATGAACCACTTGATCCACGGTATGATTGGGATGGTCAAATAGGCAAAATGATGTGTTGGCATAGAGATTATAGGCTGGGAGATTATAAGGACAATGATTACAACGACAATGAGGACTTTTTAAATAATCTCATAAGGGAAAATGTAGAAGATAAATCAATCATCAATTATATCAAGGCAAAGAAAGCATCTAATGGACTTGAGTTGAGATATGACAGACATGAACAGATGTGGCAGTTATGGGGAACATATTATTGGTTTCCACTTGGCACAAGTAGAGAAGCAAAATTTGATGTAATAGAAGAATATGAATCGCTTGATTGGTTAGTCGATGATATGATTGAAGCTTTACCACAGAAAGATAAATGGTATTTGTTAGAGAAACACGCAAACATTGTATATCTTCCACTTTATCTGTATGACCATAGCGGAATCACAATGAATACTGGTGGATTTAGTGATAGATGGGATTCTAGTCAAGTCGGATATATTTATACAGATAAAAAGACAATTATGGAAACTGGTGGAATGTTGCAAAATGAAAATGGAAATTATGTAAAAATTACTGATAGAAATTGGAAGAAAGCAGCTTATCAGTGGATGGAAGGAGAAGTTGAGGTATATGATCAGTATCTGACTGGCGAAGTGTACGGAATTATTACAGAAGAATATGATGCAGATACCGATGATTGGGAAGAAAAAGACAATTGTTGGGGATTTTTTAATGATAAGTGGGGCGATGAACTTATTAAGGATGTTGCACTTGATTTTGGAGTAAGCGAAACATTGTATGACAGCGTTGGGGCAGTAGCATAAACCAAAGGAAAGAACTGTTTACAGGAAAAAGGAGGCAATAATTATGGAAGAAAAAGATATTAGAATTTGTCCAGTATGTAATAAGGAAGTAGAAAGAAATGATATGAATTTCACAAGAGACTGTCATGGAATCACTTTTAGATTAGTATGTAATGATTGTTGGGAGAAATTAATGGAAAAGGGATACGATGGTGAGTATTACAGCGAAGCAGATGAATGTATTGATGAAGATTATTAGGAGGTAGCGTAATATGACATACTACGATACAAAAATAGGAAAGATTATTGAGGAAGAGTTCGATTCACGAATGGGGAATACAGTTGTTTCCTATATCATGGACAAAGGTATGAGTAACGTAAAAGAGATTACTGACGAGCAGATTGAGAAGCTCGAAGGTAACGGACTTATGACACAGGATTTTGTTCAGTCATTAGTAAGATGTGCAAGAAGAATCTGCAATGAGTGTGAGTGGATTGAACTGATTGAGTTCATTCGGTTGCATCTATGGTGTACTCCAACAGTACATGACGTGTATCTGCATAGAGAAGATTTTATATATGGGACATTTGCAGAGTTTCTTAAAGACTTGGATCTTGATGAAAGCGAAGTTGGAAATGAAATTAAGTTATTTGTGGTTGTTGATGAGGATTGTTTAAAGGAGTGATTAATTATGAAATGGACATTATTTGTATTAGATTTTGATAACACTTATGATTTAACAGAAAACGATGAAAAAGGTGTACAACCCATCGTGTATTTAGTACCAACAGACAAGATTCCAAATGTAATTGATGCTTCAGAAGAAGCACATGATATTTTTCATTCGGATGATAATCCGGGATTGTGTATTGGTGATTTCTTCGAGGAATTCCTTGAGAGTAATGGAATTGATTATAGAAGAGTTGGTGATATTGATTTAACATTCGGTGAAAGGAATGGATCTTATCTGTCAGATGAGATTGAATTGGCGGTGGTTTAAAGCAGAAGAGATTGGAGAGTTATTAAAATGACAAGCACAATAGAAAGAGATTTTATAGTAAAAAATGGTTTAGCAAGCTTCATGATGAAAGAATATCCAAACTATTGTGGAATTGAAGATATTGGATATATTTCACATGGAGAATGGGCAGACGCAGAACTTGAATACAAGGGAAAAATATTCAATGAAAATGTGGTGTCAGATGCAATGTGGGAAAGATTCATTGAAGAATTTCCTGACAAAGATGGAAATTATGAAGCCTTTAATCAGTATATACATGACAATAAAGACGAAGTGTATGAGTTATTAGAAGATTGGAGTGATTGATATGGTAGATCGAAATTTATTGGAGCAAGCTGCGACAGACACAGCAAAAATGATAAGAAGAGAAATTATGGAAACTTATAGCAATGAGGAAATTCGTGGATTGAATGGATTCTTTCTTACAAAAAGCGAATTAGATATAGATACAGCAGGTCTTGAGAAAGAAATTGAGGATATTATGAAGCATTCACGGAAATATAAAGCAATGATAATGGTATTTGTATACTTTAGAAACATGATAATAAAGGAGTGATGGAAATGAAAAGAACAACCAAAAAAGAACGAAAAGAAAATGCAAATAGATTTTATAATATGTTTATGAATAGTAATTGCAATCAGGCAGCTATTGTAGTTGAAAAAACAGAAAGTAGTAACCCGAATATCAATAGGTGCAGATTTATAACAGTTCCATCAACACTTGCATTTATGGAAAATCCAATAGTAATTGCAGAGTCTGCATCTGGCATTACAGGTTGTTTTATGGAATTATTAGATGATATTAAGCCAAGAAGAGGAACAGAAAAAACATATTTTGATGATGGTTTTAACGATTGGCTTGAAGAAACGTATAAGTTCAGAATTACATATAAGGATGGACTTGTATTTATGTTGGAAAAAGAATATTGAAGAAACACAGTAAATAGCAATTTCAAAGGAGTTGATTCGATGGAAATTAAAATAATTGATTATGATGCAATCGTAGGCTTTGTTGATTATGGAACTATTGATAGCGAAAAGAATGGTGGTTGGTTAACGAAGATGAGATGTAAAAAATGCGGTGCAGCATGGTTAGCAGAAAATTATATAAATGGAATTGAAACATGTCCAAAGTGTAACGCAACGGGTAAAAGATATGTTATTTCAGTAAAATAGAAAGGATGGTTGATTTTATGAAAGCAGATAAATTAGAAAAATATCTTGATGAATTATCAGATGGAACAGATTTTGATTTTAGAATATCAGAAATAAAGAATGGTGAAGTTGAGTTATACATGCAGGGAGATAATCCTTGTAATGAGGATTGGTGTACTGAAATTACAATTAAGAATCCAAAGACAAAGAAAGAATTAATAGAGACTTTACACGAAAAAATGTGGAAACTTTATGATGATTTTGATATTGAGGAAGAAACATATCTTATATTAGAAGCAAAGAGAAATGGATTTCAAGGTGTTCCTGGTGTAGTCGATTTAGTACATAACGAGGAATACAAAGAAAATGCATTGAAAGAGTTTGCGGAAAAGTTAAGAGATTTATTATAGGAAGGATGGTTGATGGAAATGAAAAGTACAAATGCAGAAGAAGTTGCTTGTAATTTTAAAGATTGGTTAGTTGATCTTGGATATATGACATTAGAAGATGGAATTCAGGACGAACAGGAAATTGTAAGTGATTTCTATGTATTGGAAGAGAAATGTCCGAAATTATTTAATTTGTTTAGGGATATATGTGATCGCTAATGAAATGAAACAAGAATTTTAAAAGAAATGGAGTGATGATATATGTACAAATGTGGAAATTATGTAAAACCTGAAACAGACGATTGCAACTACAAAGATAATAGATGTTGTTATTATTGTGATAAGAAATGGGATTGTAAAGCAAAAGCAAAATGTGAATTTGATTGTTGGGATAATGATAAGGATAACAAAGATGATGTAAATGCTTATTGGGAAGATAATAAGGAGTGATTTATTATGGAAAAAACATTAAGAGATTTTTGGAATAAGGCAGATGGAGTTTATGATTTTGTAGATAAGAATGGAGTTTCTATTGATGATATGAATTATCCTTTAGAAACAGAAGTGTTAAATGAACGGTTGATTGAAGGTGAACAGTATGAGATTACATTAAATGTAGATATTGAAGATCCATATTTGATAGCAATTAATAGATATAAAAAGGAATATCCAGATAGACCGATAGAAGAGAAGTTTTTAGATAATTTATATTTTTCTATTCAGGGAGTAATCGAACATAATGGGAAAGAGGCAGCTTTAGAATATGCAAGGAACGGAAAATTATGGTAAGTAAACAAGAGCTTCCTTAGATGATTGGAGGATATAATATGGCAAAGATGACAGAAAAAGAAATGGAAACAATTTTACAGAATGAAATTCCATTAAACTTAGAAGTTGATAGTGGAATTTTTAAATTTCATGAATTTGGAAATGCAAGTATTGGCGTAAGTTATGAACACGTTGGGTTAAGAACTAATTGTGTTGGTTATATTTTCAATCTTTTTGTTAACGGAGAATATATCAATATCCCAAGTTCTTATAATAATATTTGCGAGGCAACAAAAGTGTTAACAGAAGAATGGAATAGATGGCAATGAATTTGAGGATTTACAAGGAAGGTGGAATTATGAGTCAAAGTAATTATGAAAAATACGCAGTAGTTAAACAGCAGGAATTATTACACAAGGAGAGAAATTTGCAGCAAGCTATTAGTTGTCTTAGAGACAGAAGAAAATTTGCTTCGTTACAATCTATTGATAGTGCAATAGATTTTGTTGCTGATTTATATGATTTGTCTATTGATGAAGTTAAAAGAGCAATGGATGGCGAAGAATATTGGTGTATATAACTATTAAATAATTGTATACTTGGAGGTTATTATGACACAGAAAGCACAAGAATTATTTGAACAATTTTTAAAAGAGTATTGCGATACGGGATATATGTATTCTGGTATGATGCTTTATGAACCAGGACATATAAGAGAATATAGAGAACTTGAAGAATTAGGATTAATTCAAAAGAGAAATTGTGAAGGTTTTGCTTATGAACTAACAGAAAGAGAAAGACGTAAGCTTATAACAGACAATAATCTTGAAGAATTATGGAAGAAAAAAGCTAGTTGTTTTATGGTTAATGGAAAATTTGAAGAGATTGAAAAAGTAATGAAACGATGATTTACTTAGAAAGTGAGGAAAAACAACATGGATAAATTAGAGCAGGCAATGCAAAGCGAAGATTTTTGGGTTGAACTTGCAGATACATCATTTGGTCAGGTCGTACTTCATGGTAAAAATACGAATAGTATTGCAGACAATGAGTATTATGAGGTATCAAGCGAGATTAATACGGATGGAGATTTTGCTATTACTTTCTTCAAGACTTATGAGAGAATGAAGAAATGGTTTGATGAATGGCAGGGTGAAGGATTTTACAATTACCTTGTTGAATTATATGAAAAGCAATTAACCCAATGAATCGGAAATTTACAGTGAAGAAAGGTGGTAAAATTTATGGATAGGAAAGAATATTTATTAAGACAGGTGTTAAAGTTATTTAAGCAACAGAAAGAAAGTCGTTATGTTTTAAATATTGAAGAGATGACTGTTATGTATGATGGAGCTGAATGTGATGGAAGTTGTCTTTGTGATGATATTATGGATGAGTTAGGAATTGACAGCTTAGAAGATATTGAGGATGAGAAATAAAGTGTGATATAATATATAAGGAAGAAGGTTGATGAATATGGCAGGATATAACGGATTTAGTATGAGCAACAATGCAGTTGCAGCATATGAATATGGTGAAAAACCATTAAGCAAGTGGACAAAGGCAAATATTTTTGATACAATTAAAGATACAGAAATTGAATTGAAATGTTCAATTGAGAAGTTAAGAAGACTTCCTATAAAAGTATTGAAAGAAGTTTGCTTGAGATATTCTTCATGGCATCATACAAGTAATCATTATAATAAAACAGAATTCTATTCGCTTGATATTAATAGAATAGAAAATTTGACAGATGATAAAATTGAGGAATTGCTTTTAGATTATAAAAAAGAGAAAAGAATGGAATCTAAACCTTCAGAAGAAAGATGGGAATGTGCTTTCTTAGAATGGTCTGGTACTAGAAAACATCCAGTAGCAACAGAAGTTATTGAAGAAGGTATTATAAAAGGCAATTGGTTTTATCGTAAGGATGGTTCTAAAAAGAAAACTACGGCAAACGGATTTAGGTTTATAAAAAATTTGGAGGAATAAGTAATGGCATTTATAAATGAACAAGGTTTGGGAATTAGTTATGAATGTTCGGAATTAATCAAAGAGCTTAAAGAAGATATTGTAGAATTTGGTGGTGACACAGTTGTTGCAGTATGGTGCAAGGATAATTCAGGAGTTACATTGTATGTAAATTATGATTTTATTGATGAAGATCAGCCAATAACTGAAAAAGAATTGGATAAAGATGAATACATACAGAAAATGACAATGAGTGCATTATTAATTTTATTAGAAAAGCAAAATGAAATTTTGTAATAATTGAATAATTTAGAGAGAACATTTAAGAGATTGGAAAGATTGAAAATATCCAGTCTCTTATTTTTTATGGAAAGGAATGGATAATTTACAGTGAAAGGTTGTGAGTGATTGTAATGAGAAATTTTAGAGTAAATGGAATAAAAATACGTATAGTGAATAGATATACGGCTGGAATGGAAATTAATTCATTCAATCAGAAGTATGATGTAATGATGTTCAACACGGCTTATAATGCATGGACAAGATTATGTTCTTGTATGACTATTGCAGAAGGTAAGGAAATTGCTATAGAAAAAATAGAAACTATGCAGGAATTAGCAATAGTGATATAATAATACATAATAATAGAAAGGAGGGATTAAATATGCTTAATGAAGAACAGGCAAATAAAGCAGGATTGTTGCATAAAATTCAATTTGCAACGGAAACAGTAGATGTTTCTAAATTTTATGAAGCAATAATATTATATTCAATGGAATATAAATGTGAAGTTCCTACTGAGGCAGCAAAGCTTGTCAAAGCACAGGAAAGAAAAGTTTCGCAGGATGAGTTAAAACAGCTAATGCAAGAAATAGCAATACCTGTGATTAACAACATTAAAACAAACGGAGAATGGAAATAAACATTTTTTCTTTTTAATAGATACATAGTGGAGAATAAAGAAGTGGATGACAATATTGTTATTCACTTCTTTATTTTTATCAAGAAAGGTTGTGATGAATATGTTAGATTATAAAGATTTTAAGAAAGAGATGAAAAACAGAGGTCATAAGGTACATAAGAATGGAAAATATATTACAATTATTCCTAATAATAATTACGAGGGATACAGTAAAGGATTTTTGTTTGCAACGGATATCGTTGAAGGTTTTGAGGATGTATTAAAGTTCATTACTATGGATCACTATAATACTTGGATATATAGTGCAAAAATTAAAATTATATGATAGAATTAGAATAATAACAATGAGACGTGAATAGTTAAATAGGAGGATTTGGATTATGGGTATGGGTACAGCTATAAGTATAATAATATTAATATTTGCAATCGTCGCATATAGAGATGGAAAGAAAAAAGAATCAGAAAAAAGAAGAGAGATGTATAATAACTTAAATAGGAAATCAGTTAATGAAATGGATAAATGGAGAAGATAATATAAGAAAGGTGGTTGATGAATATTGTTCGGAGGACTATTAGCATTCTTAGGAATCTACGCAGGAAGTGCTGCAAAGGCAGCGTATGACAATTATGATATGAAGAAGACAACTCGTACAGTTGATAAAGATGGAAATGTACATTATATGGACAGACTTTGCAATGATTACATCAATGGAGAACAAGTAAAAAGAGTTGAGACAACCGATAAAAATGGAGTCAAGTTATATTCTACAGTCGGTGTGAATAGCAGCAAGGTGTACGACACTTCTTATGGAAGAGGTACACAACAATTATTCGAAATGAGTGAACATGATAAACAGGAAAATCTAAAATACGAAAAAAATGTATATGATCAATACAATCCATATTTCGGAAAAACTGTTACAACTGAAATTAGTTCAGGCAGAACAATTACCTGTTTGTTTAGCGGTAAAAATCGTAAGACTGGTAAAGAGTTTTATAGAGTATGGTATTTCCGTCCAGAATGTCAAGGAAAGCTTGATTATAATACTACCGTTGATGGCGATATGGGAATTGAAATTACAAAAGAAGAATTTAATAAGTTAAATTTTGGAGCTTTGACATGTACATGTATGCCAAGTGATTATGATGTAGTCCATGCATTATGGGGTGATAGGTAATGAATAAACAGAGAAGAGAAAAGATAAGGCAACTCAAAATTCAAATTGATTTGATTAAAACCGATTTGAAGAAAGTTTCAAGTGAGTTATCTTCTATATTAAACGAAGAACAGGACGCATTTGATAATATGCCAGAAGGATTACAAAGTAGTTATAGAGGAATGTGTTCTGAAGATGCAATTGATTTAATGGAAGAATCGAGTGAGAAACTTGATGAAGTGACTGAGTTATTGAATGAAATAATATAAAAAGAGGCGAGGTATTTAAAACCTCGCCATGTAATTTGTATAAAACTTTTAACAAATCACTTCAATCTACAATAGTAGAAATTAATTATAATATAATATAGTAATAAGAAAATGTCAAGTACAGGAGGAAATATAATGGCTTATTATTCCAAAGAAGCATATGAAGGTAAGGCAAGGTGGGCAACCGAACATCATAAAAAAAATGAACAAATAGCAATTGATAATGGTGCAACTAAAGAACAGGCAGAAGCAATAAGTAAACTTTGCGATGATAGACATTACATTCACTGTTATTGTGAAAGGGTTTTTATCTCAGAGTCAGAGCCAGCAGATATAATCTGTAAAATGTTAGCAGAAGAAGCATCATATGCTGGAATAAATATAAATGAATATTTAAAGAAAGTAGGACTTGAACCCATTAAATATACATATAGTTTTGTTGATGACACAGAAAATGATTCGACTTATGAATATAGTGAAATGAGCAGGGAAGAAGCGGAAGAAAAAACAATGGAAGTTATGCATCAATTTAATGAAGATATTCTTGATTATCTAAGAAATTTTGACAAGAAGTATGATACTAAATTTACACCGATAGGATATAGAGAAGAATTAATGTAGGAATGAATAATAATATTGTATATATAAACATATTTTGTGATTTTTAATAAATGGAAACAAGTAAATAATAGTTTCATATGGAGATTGGAGAGAAAGAATATTGAATAAATGGCAAAAGGTATATTGCGATACTTATTATAAAGGGAAATTTCCTCAGACCAAAGAGGGAATATATGATATGGGACTTCTTAGCGGAATTAAAAATAGGGTTGCAGTAGAGCATCCAGATTTTAATGGAATACATGGTTTTGTTCCAGCTCATACAGAAATATTAACTGTAACAGAAAATGATTGCGACATTCCAAATGGGAAAATATCTGTTGCAGTATTAATTGGTAATCTAAGATTGTGGACGTCGAGAGGGTATAAAATTTATACCCAATGAATCCAAGTTTTCTTGTGGAATGGAAAGGAGATATTAAATTATGATTAATTACCAAAATTTTGAAAATAAAATTATTAGGATGAATAAACCTTACCCAATTACAGATAATGAAGATGAAATTTTAGGATATACAGAAGTTGGTGATATGGCAGTTATCACTTTTGCTGAACTTAAAAACAAAATTGGATATAGAAAAGTGGTAGACATTTCAGACGAATTAGGTATAGCCATTCCATTTGACACAGGGAAAGAGGAAGGATATTTTGAAACAGTTATAGTTTCTGGAAAATTTATTGGAGTTGATTCTTTGGCATTAAATTTGTCTGATATAATGGAATCTACTTTTATCTTTAATGATAAAGATTATAAAGGTACAGTCGCTATAAACAATAGAGAAATTAAATATGAATATGTTTGTTAAAAATTCAAAAATGATACACCATTTGGAGATGAAGATGATAAATTATGGGAAGAAATCTAAGTTTCAGGAGGATAACAACACAGTGAAATGTAAATGGAAATACTTTATTGTCTTAAATTGGGAAGATACACTGAATAATTTAGTAGAAGAAAAAGTAGATGATGAATTGCTTGTTTGCTGTGATGTAACGGTTGCAAAATCTTTTGATTCTACGGATGAATTATTAGAATGGGTAAACGAAAATACTGACTTAAAAGCAGATAATGGAGATTTTAAAATAGAAGGTCAATATTTACCGTATGAACTTTAACTTTCTTTAGTTTGGAGGTAATGATATGACAAAAAGTCAAATAGAAAAATTTGCAGTAGGTTATTCTTCTTATCCTACAGACTGTGTGGAAGAAGTATTAAAAGTTACTAATTTCGATGAAGATGTGGCGAGAGAAATTTTAGATGACAAAGAGAAAACATTAGCAATTTGGCAGAATGGAACAATAATGATTGATGGAATAACACTTTGTTGTGGATATGATTTCGCAGAAGATGCTTTTAGCAAAAAGATAAAGATTGGTTATTGCCCGATTTGTGGAAGAAAAATTGTAATTAAGAAGCCAATGAAGAATGATTTACTTGGAAGATTGGAAGAGGTGATATAGTGAAAGAATTTAGAAGTACTGACGAGATCACAAAAGAAGACCTTGAGAAAATGTATAACGCAATCATTAAATTTGATAATTATATTTCATCAGTAACAAGAAAGCCGACAGATGAAAACATTGGATTATATGAACATTGGATTGATTGCAGGTACGATATAGAGAAATTAATTGTAACTGAGAGATAGGAGGCGATATAATGACAAATATGACATTAAAAGAATTGATAGAGTATGAAAGAGAATTATGCAGCTTACAACAAGAATATGAGGGTAAACTGACTAAGATATACGGAGAGGCTGATTCCTCAAATAAAAAGAGAAGACTAACAATTGTTTTGAATCTTATTATTGAAGAAAGACAGAAAGTAAATCGTCAAAAATATAAACCAGTGTAGTAAATGACGATTTTTTTTGAAAATTTGGAGGTGAATAGATAATGGATAATATAGTTTATATGTTTGGAATTGCTCTTTTAGAACATGATGGATATTGTGAACCTATGGATGACAGTACACAGTATAAAGTTGTTAAATGGAAACTTTCAGATATGAATAAATATAATGGAGAATATGCTGTTATAGGATTCGATGGCACATTGAAAATATATGAATCAGAAGGTAAAAAAATATTTGACGGCTCATTACTTGATTCCTCTGATTTTTGCAATAAATTAAGAGAAAAGATGTAACTCAAAGAAAAATTGCTTTCAAGCGAAAGAGGTGAATAATAATGAAAGATTTATGTATATTAACGAAAAAAGAAAAAAATCTGTTTCTGTGCGTGATTTTGAATTGTCTAAATAAAAAATAACGATTTCTTGGCATATATTCGACATAATTTGACAATATAATTTAATTTATTTGTGATATAATTATAGAAAACACAAAGGAGTTAAATATATGATGTATATGTACCACATGGCTAGAGAGCTTGAAAAAGATTTAAATAAAAAAACAAATAGAAGATATAAGAGAAATAGCAAATAAAAGAATTATATTTGATGATAAAATAAAATCTTATACTATAATTATCACAGATTTTATTAAAGAATTGTTTGGCAAAGATATAGTCAAATCCGCAAGAGTTATTCTCAACGAAGAAAATGATGTGGTAAAAAGAGATTTTATTGAGGAATATGCTTATGTAATATCTATTTGTTCATATTTTAATATAAATTATGAACAGAAATCTTTTGAGGATGAAAATACCTATATAGAAGTTACTTTTTGTAATGATAAGAAAATCGGATTTTGGGCAAGTGATGATAAAATGGTAATGGAAGAGTCAGAATATAATTAAATCATTTTAAAGGAGACACATATTATGAAGGAATTAGAAATGCCTTTAGGAATACAGCTAGATGATGCTATGCAACAGTTATATGAAACGGCAAAAGACGGAAATGCTTATTATGCCGAATTTGGAGATAGAAGAATTAACTCAAATATGAGTATAGATGAAGCATATATAACTGTTACTGGAATGAACAGAGTCAACTTTAAAGATTTCCAGAAAAGAGAGCTTGAGAAAATGGAAACCAGAAAAGAGAACAGAATAAAAACGGGACAGTGGTTAAGTAAATAAAAATAGACAAAACACACATATATTGCTATAATTTATTTACATTATTTCTAATACATTTAATGATAAACCTTAACATGCGATGTGCCAGTAATGGAATATTAAAAAGGAGGACATAAGGATGTATGATAAACAAGTAAAAGATGTATTAGAAAGAATTAAAGTACAAGCAGATAAGAAAGAATTTTAGATCAACACCGCTGAAGAGTGGTATTATGTTTCTGGTTTATGGCTTGGGTATGTATTCAAGAATATGAAAGGTGAGACTCTTAAATTAGGAAGAAGACAGGAAGCTATGAGACTTGCTGCACAGAAAGATGAAAAACATTTTAGAGATTTCCTTTGTGGAATTTTTAAAACGGAATATATGAAATTTGATCCAAGTGATAAGGCTGATGGATTATTTGCAGCTATTGTTAATTACGGATTTGAAGAATCTGAAATAAGTTATGATGGCACACAGGCGTTATCGCAAGGACTTGTTTCAGAATTTTAATTGAATATTATTTAGTGGGAAGCAGAGTTAATCTGCTTCTTTTTTATTACAGAAAACGAGGTGATAAATATGTGTAAACGACATGACAATACAAACAGATCAAGTGAATTTATCTGTTTAAGATGTCTTAGTAAAAATCAAGTTGGTGATAAAATGCGTAGACCGAATATGAGAGAAAAAGACCATGTAAAAAACTTGTGTTGTCTATGTACAAAATTACAAATGAGAACTAAAAATCTTGAAGTTAGGTGGTGCGATGATTTTGACGAGTGTATGGAATACGCAAAGAAAATTAAACCCCAATATTATGATGAAAATAATGAACTACTACCTAAATGGCAAACAGAGAATATGTATGTAGGAAAGTGAGGTTGATGAATATGTGTTACAAAATAGAAGTACAAAACAAAAATGCTGAAAAACTTAATAGGAAGTTGGATGAGTTAAATGCACCACAGTTTTTAAGAGATTACTTGAATGAGTTGGAAAGCAAGAACGGAGCGTTAAATTATTTAGTGGCAATTAAAGATTTTTTACAGTGGTTGATTGAAAGTAATATTATTAATAAGAAATCAATTTCTGAAATAGAAGTTTCTGATTTTAGTGACTTGCGACCACAAAATATTAGTTCATACCTTAGATATAAGGAAACAAATGGAATGTCGCCAACCACAACGGAAACAAGAAAAAACATCATTAAAAGTTTTATACAGGATATTTATTCATATAGAGAATGTTTGTTGAGAGAAGTTTATAATAATATAGAAGATTTTTACAAAATGATTAAATATAAAGGAATTCCATCTGGAAACAATTTAACTAAAAAACTTCCAACAGAAAAGCAACTTAATGATATGGAAGAAAAAATAATGTGGAAAAAGGATGTTCCTGTAAGAAATAGAAATATTGCTATCTTTCGGGTATTAAGAGGAACTGGAATAAGAGAATCTGAACTTGCTGGTTTAGATTTATCTGATTTACATTTAGATGAAGAAATGCCATATATTACTATTCTTGGTAAAGGCGTGTACAGAGAAATGCAAAATAGAACGGTATATCTTAGTGGATCTGCTCTGAAAGCATTAAGAGAATGGCTAGAATACAGAAATACATTAGATAACATCGTAGGTACAGAAGCTGTATTTGTTAATAAAAATGGAACTCGTACAACAGAAAGAAATATTAAACAGATATTTGAGAATTATGGAAATGGTGTAACACCACATATGATGCGTCATTATTATGCTAGTATAATGAACAGAAATGGAAATCTTGCATTTGTACAGCAACAGTTAGGACATAGTAATGTAAATACAACAGTTAATAATTATGCAAATGGTGCAGTGGGAATGAAAGATGTGTTAAACAATATGTAACATGCTATATGTAAAGGATGATACAAAGTTATTTTGTATCGTCCTTAATAAATAATTCGCATGGTGTACATTCTAATGCTTCACACAACTTATTAATTGTATCAAGTCTAATATTGACTGTTTCTCCATTATAGATTTTGCTTACATTATTTGCGGATATTCCTGTTTGTTTAGCAAGCCAATATTGTGTTTTACCTTTTGCATCTAAAAGATTTTTTAGATTAAGTTTGTACATATAACACCTCTTCATATATTACTTATTTGTATTATAGTAAAAAATAGTATATTAATCAATAATATATGTTGACATATATTATAATGTGATGTATTATATAAAATATCAAAAGGAACAAACAGAGAAAGGAGGGCTAACATAATGGAAATTAAACGTGGTGAAATATATTTCGCTGATATAACTAAATATGATTCTAAAGGCTCAGAACAGAGTGGTAGAAGACCAGTACTAATATTGCAAAACAATATTGGTAATAAGTTTAGCCCTACCACTATAATTGCCATTATAACAACCAAGTCTAAAAGAGAATTGCCAACACATGTAGAAATACATAAAGATGAGCTTAATGGACTAAAATATGATTCTATTGTGGCATTAGAGCAGATTACAACGATTGATAAAGATCGGATTCAATTTAAAATTGGTGAATTATCGAACGAAGATAATTTAAAGGTTATGGAAGCGATGAAAATAAGCTTGGCTATGATATAAATGAGAGGAGAGAATATCATGAAGACAGAAACATATGATTACACAAGTATAGATGAAGCCATTGAGAGATTGCAGAAATTAAAAGCTGAAGGTAAAAATCCTAAAAATGTTGTTATTTTAACGATGGATTTTGATAATAATATTTCTTCAAAAAAACTTGCTACACCTGATGATGGATGCTTATTAGTTAGAAAATCAAAAACAATAATCATGAATGAAGATGAGTATATCCCTCATATGCAGCTATTCAATACAGAACAAGATATACAAAATATAATTAAAAGAGGAATTATGCATGATATTTTGTTGAGATGATTTACTCGAATATTTGTTCGATTTTATATTGACACAAATGTATGTTCGGAGTAATATAATGGAAAAGGAAATAAATAAAAAAGCTTGACTAGAAAGTTGGAAGCCGCCTAGTCAAGCACATACAAAATCTATTTCTTGGGGGAAAAAGACTAGTACGCATTTAAATTATACATATCAATTATATAAAAATCAATGCATTCGCAGAATTTTTCCAAATTTTAACAATGTAATAGCATTTTAATTTTTCTTTGGTATACCCAAGGCTTATTAAGGTGCGTCTAAAATCAGAGAGGAGTGATGTTTTTTGAATTATATGATTAAAAACAACGGGAAAGTATATATCCGAGTTGTTAATGGAAAAGTAGAAACATGTGCGGAAAATATGAAGAGTATATTTAGTGAAGCAAAAGCTAAAAATATTCTTCGTTCATTACCTAAAACATTAAAAAGATTTAATTTTCATGTAGAGGCTATACCTGATATTCCACCTAAAGTAGTGGAAAGTAAAGTTTATCAGATTCCAGAAAGTGTGTCGCAATGGATTGATAAATTTGGTAGTTGCGGTCAAATTTTTAATGAAGCAAAAGCAAGAAGTGACATTCTTATAGCTGAACTGAATTCTTGTGATGAAGAATTAATTGATATAGTTCATGATGCCGAATTAGAGAACAATATGAATATGTATAAAGGTTATCTTGTATATGTAAGATTGCGAAATAATCGTAGAAAAAGAAGAATAATTAAAGATGAGTTGTTAATTATTTCTGATGTTCTGAAAGAAGTTAATCCATCAGTATTGCAGCAAAGTCGCATTCAAAAGGCTGTGGATGGATTATTACATAGGAAATATACATATAGGATTACAGAAATTGAAGAAAATGCTGATATTTCAGAGAATGTATAAATAAGAAATTCAAAAGGTGGGTAGAAGAAATGATTAATGAAGAGATGATGAGGGTTATTAACAATAATCCTGAAATGATGAAAATTATTAATGATTATTCAGACAATGAAAACAAAAAATTGAAAAGAATATGTCACAAGATTTGGCATGGAAAAGTTGAAGTTAGTGAATACGATGATTTATATGAGGTGGCAATGGATTGTCTTATGGAAGCAGTAGTCTCATTTGATCAAAATAAATCTCGATTTGAAACTTTTCTGACGGGTAATATTGCAAGAAAGACAAGCACATGGATGAGAGATAATAAATATAGATTAAAGCGTCAGAATCTTTTAAGGGATGAAAATGGAAAATTGATTCTTGACGATGAAGGTAAACCGCAAATTATTATGAATATCTCATTGGATGTTAATACAGATGAGGTAAAAAATATTAAAGATAATTTACCTTCAAGAGAGAATGTAGAGAAAGAGATATTTACTGAAGAATATACTGACAAGGTTGAATTATATTTACAGCAATTACCACGAAAACAGGAAAGGGTAGCGAGGCTATTATCTCAACAATATACAAAAAATGAGATATTAGAAATATTACATATAACTGCAAGCGAATACAATGATTGTTTGTCAGGGTTAAGAAAATATGAATACATATCAATTTTATTTTAATTAGGAGGAAGCAAGTTATGACAATGGTAGGAAGAGACAGAGTAAAACGAGATCAGATGATGTTAGGAACATTACTTAACCAGTTTGCAAGAGGTCAGATTAATAAAAATCATCCTTTACAGAGAAAAGCAAATCAGTGGAATGAAGAAGCACAGTCAGGGCTTGCTGCTTCTGTTATAAAAGGAGAAGATATTGATTCTATTAAAATATGTGAACAGATTTTAAGTTCATTGGAATTCATTCTTTGGCTTATTGATGGCTTACAGAGACTAACAGTTCTTGAATCATTTAGAAATAATGCATTTGCAATTAAAACCAATCTTGAAATGCCAATTATGTATTATCAAGGTGTTGATGAAAATGGAAAAGTAAGTGTTATTGAATATGATCTTAGAGGTAAAAGATATAAAGATTTACCAGATGAATTAAAAGAAAAATTTGATAGTTATCCTGTGGATATAGTTAAACATCTTGATTGCACAGATGAAGAAATAGCTTATCACATTGCTAGATATAACAGACAGACAAGCATGAATGTAAATCAGAAAAATATTTTAGTTGCTTGGAAGATAGCACCTGAGATAAAAAAACTTGTTAGTAATCGTTTCTTTGCGGATTGTGGAAATTATAATCCAAAAGAAGATACAAAGGAAGTATTTAACAGAATTGTGTGTGAATCTATTATGACTATGTTCCATCTTGATAACTGGAAGAAATCAAAACAGATGAGTTTATATCTCAACGAGAATGCAACTAAGACAGAATTTAATATATTTGAGAATGAACTCAATAGGTTGTATGAGATTACTGATCAAGACACAGTAGGTAAATTGTTTAATTCAAAAAATTCATTTATATGGTTCGCTGCTTTTCATACATTTACACAGTTTGGAATTGAAGATATTAAATTTATTGATTTTCTTGAAGAGTTTCAGAAAACATTACATAACAAGACATTTGTAGAATATGAGAATAAGAGTTTTGATACTTATGATGATGGTAAGGGAACTAAAGATAAGAAAGTTGTTAAGGCAAAACTTAACATGCTCGAACAGCTTATGAAGGAATATTTACATATTACAGAAAAAACTAATTCAGAAACAGAGAATAATAAAAATGAGTCTGATACAAAGTCGTGTGAATCAGATTCAACGCTTGAATTTATTCAGAATAATGTTTCAAAAGATGTTTCTAATGAAGATATTGAAGAATATCAGGATTTTATGGATTCATATGTAAACATTGATTCTGATTTATACAAGCAGTGTTCTATGGCGTTAATGGCATTAACTGCCTATGCTTATAAATGCGATAGAGATGTTGAATTAGGAAAGTGGATTGAAAATTGTCAGTCAAGAAAATGGCAGAATCTTAGTCCTTCGCAGGAAGTTAATTTTAAATATATGAAGAGAAGTTTTGATAATTTCGTCAATGCAAATGGAGGAGCCGCTTAATGGATATAACAATGTGTACAAGCCAAAGTTGTAACAGTGTTATAGAGCTATGGCAAAGCCTGATAAATATCAGTCATATGCTGATTTTACCAAGCTCTGTGCTGAGAAAAAATATCAGTGTATGTGGGTAATTAAGGATGGAGATGTTCTTATAAGTGATGTAGATAATATTATGGCGAGGTGTTGATATGAACAAGGAAAAATTAAGAGAAGAGTTACAAAATTATTCTAAATCAAAGCTTGTTGAGATGTGTATTAAGTTGCTTGAAGAGAAAGAGTTGTCTCAGAAAGCTGCGACCTATGATGAACTATTAGAAATGGAATGGGACAGTAAGTAATTAGAGAATAACACAAAGAGTAAAATTCTTTGGATTATGAGGTGAAAAGGATGTTTAAAAGAAAAACAAAACTTGAAAAAGTACTAGATAAGAGAATAAATTATGTCACATTTAGAGATTTTTTAAAATCGTTATCACACAAGGAGTTACATATCTTGGCAGAAGATATTATCTGGAAAGAATACGATGGATATAATGGTTCATCTTGTTATATGGAACAAAATCATTATGACTTAATGGATAGGCAGCAGAAAGAATTTTATATAGAGGACAGAGAGTATTTATTACTACAGTAAAGTTCGATTTCTATTGGAAGAGAGGTGAATATAAATGTCATGTGATTATTGTACGTACCGTTATTCTTATGATTGTGATGATGGTTGGAATCGCCATAAAAATTGTGGAAGTTTTAAGTTGGATTGGAATAGTTTGTCTGATAAAGATAAGAAAACTATTCAGAAAATTTTAGATAGAAGAGGAGACTAAGTTATGGAACAGATTCAGGAAAATGAACAGTGGAAATTGAATGGTAACTGTGAAAAATGTAGAAGGAATAATTATTGTTCAAAACCATGTACTCGTCACAATAGGCGAATAAGAGCAGAATTTAAAGGTCTTGTTGCAGATACGATGAATAAAATGACAGGTGGAGTGATGAGAGAGGCTATTGATAAAACGGTAAATGGAATTTGGTAAGAAAATGAAATCACAGTAACTTGGATTTTTGAAAGAGAGGTTAATTATGAAGAAAAAATGTAATTGTTGTGATGGCATATACAACAGTTTTGATGTGCATTTTACAAGTGCATGTGATAATAAATGTGCTCATTGTGTAGATCAGTGTTACGAAGGAATGCATATTGTAAAACCAGATGTAGATAAAATCGTAACTACTATATTAGAGAATAAAGATGGTTTAGATGATGTGTTATTTCTTGGAGGAGAACCTTGTTTATTCTTAGATGAATTAATTGATTGTGTAGAGAAAATCAAAGCAGCATCAAATCTTAAACTATATGTTACGACTTCTGTTCCAAAAATCTGCTACGACAAGAGAGATAGATTTATATATTTACTTTCGATTTTGGATGGGTTAAATATTTCTGCGCAACATTATAAAGAAGATGTGGCTGACAAAATTAGAAAAACAAAGTCGCAATATGACAGACAAGCTTTTTATAATTCATTCCCATATAGAGAAAAGATACGAATAAATCTAAACATTGTAAAACCTTATTTATATACAAAAGAAGATTTGACTGCATGTTTAAAACACTATGATTCTATGGGATTTAATTCAATTAAATTATCAGAAATTCAGCATGGAAGGGATTATTATGTATCATTTGAGAAGACTTTTGGAATTAAATTAGGCTCTCCATATTCAAATGGATGTCAAACATATCTTGATATGGAGAATATAATACCAGGATTTAAGACTCCTGTGTTATTAAAAAGATCGTGCTTTATGTGTGAAGAGACACTAAAAGCGTCATTAAGTGATGGCATTAAAGTTGCATGTACGTTATTCAGAAAACCAACAAATAAATATGGTGTGGTCTATGAAAATGGAGAATTGATGAAAGGATGGGTGTAATTATGTACACAAAATTTTTAAGGAAGATTGTAAAAATGATGAGAACTATGGCAGGACATTGTGATGGAGATGGCAGTGGACATGGACACTGTTATTAAATTCACAAGAAAACTTCGTTTCCTTTTGATTATAAACGGAGAATATAGCAGTAGAAACAATTAACAAAAAATAAATATAAGAAAGAAGAGGTACAAAATATGGATGGATTTATGATGTTCAAGAAGGCTTTACAGGAGCACTTCGATGAAATGCAGAAAGAGGCAACACATTTATTTGAGGTAAATGTAGATAAGGATGAATTATGGAATACATATCTTGATAGCTTCCCTGCTGGTACAAATGAGATTTTCAGAGAGCGTAGGGAACATGATTGTAGTTGTTGTAGACAGTTTATTAAGAATATTGGTTCTGCTGTCACTATCAAGGATAACCAGATTCATACGATTTGGGAACTAAATCTTGGTGATACAACATATCAGCCAGTATGTGATGCACTTGATGCTTTTGTAAAAGCTCATACAGTTACAGATATTTATACAACTAAGTTCCCTAAGATTGGTACAGATTTTAACTTCGAGGAAATCAATGGAAAATCTCATCAGTGGGATCATTTCTTCTTAGAGCTTCCAAGTAAATTTGTAAATAGAAGTAGTCGTTCTAACGAGGAAGTTAAAGGACAGTTCAGAGATACAAGAAATGTATTTAAGCGTTCTCTCGATGAGATTACTATAGATGCACTCGATACAATTCTTGAACTTATCAATTCAAATACACTCTACAAGGGCGAAGAGTGGAAAGGCGTACTCACAGAGTTCAGGAAGTATAAGAAGGAATATGATAAGCTGACTTCTGATATTGAAAAGGATTTATATGCTTGGGAGAAGTCGGTAACAGCAGGTATGGCTATCGGTAGAATTAGAAATCATTCTATTGGAACACTTCTTGTCAATGTAAGTGAGGATATGGATCTTGACACAGCAGTTAAGAAATATGAACAGATTGTCGCTCCAAGCAATTATAAGCGTCCAAAGGCTATTTTTACAAAGAAGATGCTTGAGGATGCAAAGAAGACCATTACAGAACTTGGATATATGGATTCATTACAGAGAAGATTTGCTAATCTGAATGATATTACTGTGAATAATGTACTGTTCTCAAATAAGAGTGCTGCAAGAAGAATGGTTGGTGCAGATGATATTTTTGGTCAGATGGAAAAGGATGTTGCTGTAAGTCCTAAGAAGTTTTCTAAGGTTGAAGAGATTTCAGCACAGGATTTCATTGATAAGGTACTTCCAACTGCAAAGGAAATTGAAGCTTTTGTAGAGAATAAACACGAGAAGAACTTTGTTTCCATGATTGCACCTCTTAATCCAGACGCTAAGACAATGTTCAAATGGAATAATGGATTATCTTGGGCTTATTCAGGAAATATTACTGATTCTGATATGAAACAGAATGTAAAAGCTGCCGGCGGTAATGTTGATGGTGTACTTAGATTTTCGATCATGTGGAATGAGGGACAAAATGATAACAGCGACCTTGATGCACATTGCAAAGAACCTGATGGAAACGAGATTTATTTTGACAATTGCAGAAAACCTAGTATATCAAGATGTGGCGGTCAGTTAGATGTTGACATTACACATCCTATGGAGCAGATGGTGGGAAAGCCTTCTGTGGAAAATATTACATGGGCAGATATGTCACGTATGAAGCCAGGTGTTTATAAGTTCTTTGTAAATCAGTATGCAGCAAGAGGAAGTAAAGGATTTAAGGCAGAAATTGAATTCAATGGTGAGATTTTTGCGTTTGAATACAATAGTCCTGTTTCTGGTAAAGTTCAGGTGGCAGAAGTTACACTTGATGAGAATGGCAACTTCTCAATTAAGGAAAAGCTGTCTGGAAGTTCATCTATTTCAAGTCGTGAGATCTGGGGTGTAAATACCAATCAGTTTGTTCCTGTATCAGTAATTAGTTACAGTCCAAACTATTTTGACGAGCAGGATGGAATTGGTCATAGGCATTTATTCTTCTTTCTGAAGGATTGTGTGAACAACGAAAGTCCTAATGGCTATTACAATGAGTTCTTAAAGAGTGACCTTGAAAAGCATAAGAGAGTATTTGAGGCTTTAGGTGCTAAGTGTCATGTAGAAGATACTGATGATCAGCTTTCAGGAATTGGATTCTCTATGACAAAGAGAGCAGATGTAGTTGTTAAGGTTAAGGGTGCAACAGAGCGTATAATGAAGATTAAGTTTTAATTAGAAAAGGAGATTATTATTATGACAAACAATGAATTATTTATCAATGCAACAAGATCAAACTATCAGTTTCCATTCAGAGGAATGATTAACGTAATTGATTTGTGGGATTTATCTCTCACAAATCTGGACTCAGTATTTAAGACACTCAATGCAGAAGTAAAAAGGTCTGAGGAAGAAAGCCTTCTAAATACTAAGTCAAAGGAAGATGAAGAGATTTCTAATAAGATTGAAATTGTTAAGTACATTGTTGGTGTGAAGCTTGACGAAAAGAAGAAGAGAGAAGACGCTAAGAAGAATGCAGAGATGAGACAGAGATTGCTTGAAATCAAGGCTAAGAGACAGGATGCAGCACTTGAAAACATGTCTGACGAGGATCTGGATAAGGCACTTGCAGAGTTAAGCGAGTAATCGTTACAAATACACCATATATAGTATTAAAAATAAGTAATATATACTATATATGGTATATATTTTACATTAAAAAGAAACGCACATTTCTTGTGAAATTTTGGAGGTTAAGACAATGACAATTGAGCAGATTAAGGACAAATTAAAATCAAAAGAGTATGACTTCCTGAGAACAGATAAGAATTTGGGTAACAATATCATTATCTTAACTCTTGGTGGAAGTCATGCATATGGAACAAATAATGAGGGTAGTGATTTAGATATTCGTGGTTGTGCATTGAATAGTAAAATGCAGATTCTCACTAATGAGAATTTTGAGCAATTTGTAAACAATGAAACAGATACCACGATTTATGCATTTAATAAATTGGTCGCATTATTGAGTAACACCAACCCTAATACAATAGAAATGCTTGGAAATAAGCCTGAACATTACTTTTATGTATCACCTATTGGTCAAGAGCTAATTGACAATGCACATTTATTTTTATCAAAGAGAGCTTGTCATTCGTTTGGCGGTTATGCTAATCAGCAATTATACAGATTAAATCAGAAAGCTGCACATCAGATGTCGCAGTCTGAATTAGAGAAACATATTCTGAAGACTCTTGAATTTATGCAGACTGACTTCACAAAAAAATATACACCATATGAAGATGATTCTATGAAATTATATATTGATAAAGCTGTGCAGGAAGGTTATGACACAGAGATATTTATGGATGTAAAATTACATCATTACCCATTAAGAGATTATTGTTCTATGTGGAATGAGCTTCAGAATACAGTTCGTCAGTATGGAAAAATTGGCAAGAGAAATGAAAAAGCAATTGAACATGGTAAAATCGCTAAACATTCAATGCATTTGATTCGTCTGTACATGATGTGTTTGGATATTCTTGAAAAAGAGAGAATAATCACGTATAGAGAAGACGAACATGATTTACTTATGGATATTCGTAATGGTAAGTATTTGGATAGCAACGATCAGCCAATCCCAGAATTCTTTGAAATGGTAAATGATTATGAAAAGAGATTGGATTATGCGAAGAAGAACACAAGTCTTCCCGATAATCCTAATTATAAGGCTATCAATGAATTTGTTGCTAGTGTAAATGAAAGGGTGGTAAGGGGTGAAATCTAATCTAAAAATTGAAATTCCATCTGGTGCAAATGAAATTATCCATAGTTTACAAAATAATGGATATGAAGCTTTTTTAGTCGGAGGATGTGTGAGAGATAGTATTCTTGGTAGAACAATTCACGATTATGACATTACAACTTCTGCCACACCAGATGAAATGATGGAAGTATTCAAGGATAAGAGAATTATTGAGACGGGATTGCAGCATGGAACTATCACTATTGTAATTAACGGTGAAGGATACGAAGTTACGACTTATAGAATTGATGGCAACTATTCAGATAGTCGTAGACCTGACAGTGTTACATTCACACGAAGTCTTGAAGAAGATTTAAAGCGTAGAGATTTTACAATCAATGCAATGGCATATAATGATGAATTTGGTATTGTAGATCCGTTTAATGGCATGGAAGATATTGAGCATTATAAAATCAGATGTGTTGGTAGAGCAGAGGATAGATTTTCAGAAGATGCTTTAAGGATTTTACGTGCTATTCGGTTTGCTTCACAACTGGGATTTGTGGTTGATTCTGACGTAAGTTTGAATATTCATAAAATGTATAAGAATTTAGAGAATATATCTATTGAGAGAATCAACAGCGAGTTCTGTAAGATTGCATTATCAAGCGAGTTTTATATACAGATAGGATTATTCCGTGAAGTATTCTCGTTATTCATTCCTGAAATTAAAGACATGTTTGGCTTTCAACAGAATAATCCATATCATATTTATGATGTATGGAATCATACAGTACATGCAGTACAAGCTTATGAATGTGATTGTGAAGAAGACTTAAATCCAATAGATTTAATTACATCATTAGCGGTGTTTTTTCATGACATAGGAAAACCACATTGTTATCAGGATGGAGAAGATGGTATCAGACATTTCAAAGGTCATGGAAGAGTCAGTGCTGATATGACTGATACAATTATGAAAAGACTTCGTTTTGATAATGATACAAGAGAAAAAGTAGTGCAGCTTGTTTATTATCATGATGCAACTTTTGAAGTGGGTGAAAAGTATATCAAGAGATGGCTCAATAAGATTGGAGAAGAACAATTTAGAAGATTACTGAATGTTCGTAAAGCAGATATTAAAGCGCAGGCTTATACAGAGCAAGAAATTAGGCTTCAGAAAATTGACAATATCGAATATATCTTAGAGGAAGTTTTACAGAAAGACGAATGTTTCTCACTGAAAGATTTGGCTGTTAATGGCAATGATTTGATTGAGATTGGATATAAGCCAGGAAAAGAAATAGGGAATACACTGAATTGTCTTTTGCAGTTAGTAATTGAAGGTGTATATCTAAATGAGAAAAGTGAGTTACTTAAATATGTTGAAACAACAAAAGAATGGATGAAGTTAGGAGAGAATTATAATGGTAAGATTATTTAGCCACAGTGATTTAGACGGAATCGGTTGTGGTATTTTAGCACAACTTGCATTTGGTAAAGATAATGTAGAAATTTCATATTGTGATTACAACAATATTGATTCAACTGTAAAGGAATATTTGGAAACAGTACAGGACGACACAATCCCAATTTATATTACCGATATTCGTGTCAATGAAGAAACTGCTGAGTTGCTGAATCAAAGAGGCAATGTTCAGTTATTAGATCATCACCCAACAGCTCTTGGATTAAATAAGTATGATTGGTGTGATGTAGTTATCGAAGATTCCAAAGGAATTAAAACATCGGGAACTATGTTGTTTTATCATTGGTTAGGTATGAATGGTTGCCTGAGTGAAGAGTTAGAGAATAATAAAGCGTTAGAGAGATTTGCTGAACTTGTGAGAGATTATGACACTTGGAGATGGTCAGAACTCGGTGATGAAGGTGTTATTTGTAAGCAGGTAAATGACTTACTTTATCTGTATGGTCGAGATGATTTTATTCATTGGTGTATTTCGGAGATACGTGGTGAAATATTCCCATTATTATCTGCCAAAGATGAGGTTGTTCTAAAAATTAAGCAGGATGAAATTGATAGATATATCGAAGAGAAGAATGAAACTATGTTTACCAGTCCTATGTGCGGTAAGGTTTGTGGTTTTGTATTTGCAGATAGGTTTGTTAGTGAATTAGGTAATAGACTTTGTAAAATGCATCCTGAAATTGATTTTGTGGCAATGATTGATATTGATGGTTGTACGGTATCTTATAGAACCGTTAAAGAAGATTTTGATCTTGGTAAAGAGGTAGCAAGTTTATTTGGCGGCGGCGGTCATCCAAAAGCTGCTGGTTCAGAATTTAGTCAGAATATTAAGTTGAAAGTTATTGAGGAAATCTTTGAATAAGCGAGGTGAGAGAGTGAAAATAACAATTGATATTCCAAGAGAATACGAACGAGATTTTATCGCTGATAAGTTTAAGGATTTCTTTTCAAGAGTGATTGCAGATATTAACTACGATGGAATATGTGGTAACTATGAAAAAGAAATCGCAGAAATGTTTTTAAAGGCATTTGATAAAGCTATTATTGGAGATGTTAATCTAAGTGCAAATGTTGTTCCAGTTGCAAATATATCTTTTGACAAAGAAGATATACAGAAGATGATTCAAGATGAATTAAAGAAGTTTCAAATAGAGAATAATCTAATATAGAAGTATTCTATTCACGGCTGATCAGCCAAATTTTCCCAAAAAGTAACAAGAAATATTTTTTTCTTATGGTTTTTTGCAGACGTGCAAATTCCATAAGATTTTACAACAAAATAATTAAGAAGAAAGGAATTAAGCAGTAACTCCTAGGTAATTATGGTTACGTAACCTCTGTAAAATAGTGTATTTTGACAGAGAATAAAGAAAAAAATAATTCTCAAGGACTACGAGTATTAAGTTTATTTGACGGAATCTCTTGTGGAAGAGTTGCATTAGATAAAGCCAATATTTCGGTCAGTGAGTATAACGCATTTGAAATTGAAGAGAATGCAATCAAAATCAGTAGATATAATTATCCTGATATCAAAAGATACGGTGACGTATTTTCTACCGACTTCAAGGATTTTAATGGAGTCGATCTATTAATGGGTGGTTCACCTTGCCAGTTCTGGTCGAAAGCCAAGTGTAGTAAAACAGCAAAATTGAAGAGAGAAATTGATACAGAAGGCGAAGGTTGGAAACTTTTTCAGAAATTTGTGGAAGCAAAGAATAACACAAATCCAAAATATTTCCTATATGAAAATAACTATGGAATGGCTAATGAGATTCAAGACGCTATTAGTGAGGAATTGGGTGTACAACCAATTATGATTGATAGTCAGTCATTATCAGCTCAGAGGAGAAAACGTCTGTATTGGACGAACATACCAAATATCTCATCTCCTGATGATAAAGGATTATTAGTGAAAGATGTTATCTGTGATGATCCAGATTTAGTCAAATACTTTGATGACAGAATCAGGAACACAATGATTAAGTGTGAGAATTACATAAAATATGATCTTGGTGGCAAAGGTCATTATTCGCAACAGGACAGGCTGTACTTTTTAGATAAGAAAGCTCCAACAGTGCCACGTTGCAGAACAGAAACAAAATTCAATGTTTGGCTTGGTGGAGAAAAATATAAAAAGACATGTCCATTAGAGATTGAACGACTTCAAACACTTCCAGACAATTATACAGAATTTGGAATGGATGATAGTGGCAATGTAAAAGCAATGCCTAAAACAAGAAGATTTGAAGCAATCGGCAATGGTTGGACTGTTGATGTTATAGCACATATTTTCAGTTTTATGAAGTTGTAACAGAGAATAACATAACAGGAAGGAGTAAGAGGTTTGGTATACCGAAAACGCAGCGTTTACTCCTGATACATAATGATAATAAATAGAATTTGGCAGATGCCAAGTAGTAATACATTTTCAATTAAGCCAATTAAGGAATTGATTGAGAAATATGCAACTGGTAAGATTGTTGATCCGTTTGCTAATAGCAATAAATTAGCAACAGTAACAAATGACTTAGATACACAATATGATACTGACTACCATATGGACGCACTGGATTTCTTAAAGATATTCGATGATAACTCAGTAGATACAGTGTTATATGATCCACCATACTCGCCACGACAGGTAAGCGAATGTTACAAAAATCTTGGACAGACAGTAAATATGCAGACAACACAAGCTTCATATTGGTCTAAACAGAAGGAACAGATAGGAAGAATTGTAAAGAAAGATGGCATTGTAATTACTTGTAGCTGGAATAGTGGTGGTATTGGTAAGAAGTATGGCTTTGAAATTCAGGAAATTTTACTTGTTCCTCATGGTGGTTGGCACAATGACACGATTGTTGTGGTTGAGAAGAAGATCGAGTAGAGAATAACATAATATGAAGTTCGCAGGAAAGCGGAATTTCATTGGGTTAGAAAAGAGGTAAAAATGGCAAAATTAAAGAAAATCGCTGAAATTAAGGCATATTACGGATGTGAAGCAAAAGAGGTCGTTGAAACCCTTGAAAATAAAGGGTTTTTGGTGGTCGATGATGATGAAAACGATACTGTCAATAAAATATGGCATGTGCTAAAAAATGTAGAAAACCAATGAAACATAGATTTCTTTTGGAGAATAAAATGACAAGAGGTGCAGCTTATGAAGAATATTCAGATAAATGATAAAGTGATAATAAAAAGTTCCTGTAATAGTAAGGGACAAACTGGATTTGTTATAGATACATATAATATGGGTACACAGAAATATGTTATGGTTCAATTAAAAAATAGAAAACAAGGATATAACGTTTTATCAGTAGAAAAAGTTGAAAGTGAGGACAATAAAATGACAGGATTTAGTAAAGTTGCAATTGTAAATTTAGTAGATGGTTATAATCAGAAGGATTATGGATTTGCTTTATATGATGAAGATATTAATGAAATTGTTAAGTATGATACCAATCATCCATTATATCTGATTGTAAATGCGAGAGGAAAGGATAATAGAGTTCTTGGAATTTTAAAAGAAATTAAAACAGTTGAGGAGTATGGTAAAGGTGTTACAGCTCAGGTTATCGGTGTAGTTAATATGAACGCATATAATGCAAGAATTGATGAGGAAAATCGTCAGAAAGAAATCGCAAAGCAGAAAGCTTCTATTGAAAAAGAGTTAAAGTCTGAGATTGATAAAATGAATAATATTGCTTTATATGAAAAGATGGCAAAGGAGCATCCTGAGAATCCAAGACTTACTGAACTTGTTAATGCACTGAAAGAGTTAGGAGAATAATATGGCAGGATTTGTATCAAAGCAACCAAATGGATTATATTGTAGATTTTCGAGTGTCACGGATTGTCCTACAGCATGGAATATGACGAGAGAAGATTATATCAATATGAAAATGCAGGAAGCAAAAGAAGATGCTGAGGATGTGTTGGATAATTATTTGAAGCCGTTTGATATGGTGATGGATATGTATTATCCAAACAATATGACAAAAGAGGAATTTGACGAGTTTCTTGAAGAGACTGGATATAACAAAGGAGAATAAATCATATGAAGAAGAAAATTTTAGTAGTTGCATTAGTGCTGACATTGTGCTTTGGAATGACTGGATGTACCAATGTTGTCAATATTGATAAGACAATTAAGAGTCCAAATTCAAAATTATGTGATTTCGAGGTTATTGAAACAAATTTTTATGGGGCAATTTTAGTAGATAAAAACACCAATGTTTTATATTACTGGATTCAGGGTGATAGTATGACACCAATCTATAATTCAGACGGAACAGTTAAATTATATGACGGAGAATAGAGTATAGGAAACCGAAGTTTCTTTGTAATTTAGGAGGTGACAAATGACAGAAAGTGAAGCTATCGAAGAACTAAAATATGATTGTAATGAACTTGGTAAAGCAATCCCATGTGATACTTCATGGGGATGCTCTTTTGAAAATGCTTATGGAATAGCAATAAAAGCACTCGAAAAGCAGATACCGAAGAAGCCCTATCACATATCACAAGTAGACGATAATGATAATGCAAATGTGGAGTGCCCAGCGTGTCATGCCACAACAGATTATGCAGTCAATGTAATTAAAAGAGGGCATTGTTGGAAGTGTGGGCAGTTATTGGATTGGAGCAATGAAGAATGAGAATGATAGAAGTAGCAGACCTTGAAAAATTCATACGCGAGAATGTATGTGCGATAGGAGATGACCATTTATTGTTAGTCGCAGGGGATGACGGCAGGTGGCACGAAGCACTACCGCTTGTAAAGACAGCTTATGATGTGGATAAGGTTGTAGAGCAGTTAAAAACGGACTCTTCTGTAAAACTGTATGGAAGTGGCAACAGCAATAATTATCTTATTCCTCTTGAAGAGGCAATTGAGATAGTAAAGGCAGGAGGCAATATAAATGAGTAACTGTGGCAATAAGGACTGCCAATGGCATAAATATTGCGAAAGCGGTTTGATGTGGTATGACGAAGACATTACTGAATGTCGTCATTGGATTAAGCCAAAACCGACTAAGATGAAAAATATCAAAGTAGCTGAAACTGATTATGAGAAAGCAGTTAAGGTATTAAAAAGAAATAAGATAGAGTTCAAATAAAAAGCACAGTAAATTTTGGTTTCTTGGTTTGTCACGAAAATTATACAATATTTAGGACAAAGGTGATTGATTATGAGAATTGAAGAAAGAGAGTATATTGAACCAGAATCCATAAATGAAGAAATCATAAATGCTATAAATACAGTTAAAGAGTATTGTAGAACACATGAAGAATACGAAGATTGTAGAAGATGTGTTCTTGGAGATGGTATTCATAATTGTGGATGTAGCAGTCCTTATTTATGGGAAATTAGAAAGAAGTAACAGAAAATATAACAATATAAGTACAATTAATGAAAGGAAAGACGTTCACATGTGAGTAAAGCTGCGCAGCTACTATTGGTGAACAAATTTGAAAAATACATATATTAAATCGCCTCTAAATTATGTCGGAGGCAAGTATAAGTTACTGCCACAGATTATACCCCTTATACCAAAAGATATTAATACATTTGTAGATTTATTTGGTGGTGGATTTAATGTTGGGATTAACATTGAAGCAAAGCATTTGGTTTACAATGATATTTGTAAACAGGTGGTAGATTTATTGGAACATTTCTATAATAATGATTCTGAGTATATTCATAATATGATTTTAAAAACTATATCTGATTTTGGATTAAGCAGGTCTGATCTTAATGGTTATGAGGCATATGGATGTGAGTCAAGTAAAGGTCTTGGCGAATATAATAAACCTAAATACTTTGAATTAAGAAAAGCATACAACTCTAATCCTGATTGGATTAAATTCTATACACTTATAACGTGTTCGTTTAGTAATCAGATACGATTCAATTCTAAAGGTGAATTTAATATGCCTTATGGAAAACGTGATTATAATATTTCCCTACAAGAAAAATTAAAGACTTTTGTTGATGAAATGCATAAAAAAGACATTCAATTTTGGAATAAAGATTTTAGAGAATGTAATTTTTTTGCAGACGATTTTATATATGTTGATCCACCATATTACAACTCGGTTGCTACTTATAATGAAAATGGCGGTTGGTCAGAACAGGACGAGAGAGATTTGCTAAGTGTGTTAGATGTTGTGGACAAGCATGGCAGATTTGCACTAAGCAACAATCTTAAATACAACAATCCTTTATTAGAAGATTGGAAAAATAAATATAACATTCATTATCTTAATGGTGATTATAGCAACTGTAATTATCAGAAAAAGGACAAGAGTGCTGATTGTGAGGTATTAATCACAAATTATTAAATAGGAGAATAAAAATATGAGAATGTATGAATGTACCAAAGAATTTAAAACAACTTTATTTGATAAAAATGAGCCAAAAAGAATAAAAATAGAAATTGGTTCTATTTGGTTCGTAGCACAGAAATTATTAGATGGCAGATATATTTTCAGTAATAACAAAATAGAACTTATCCTATGTGAAAATTTATTAAAAAGTAATTTTGAGCAATATGGATAGTTTAATTTAAATCTTAATCTCTAAAATGCCCTAAAATCAAGGCTTTCAGAGGTTGAAGAAACCAAGGAAAACCACGTTTCTTTTGGTTATGAAAGTAGGTGAGAATAATGTATTTTGATTTAAATATTGGAGAATGGGAGTTTGAAAATAATTATGAAGACATCTACTTTTTGCTTCATTGCTTATACAATGCAAAAACTGAGTTATACGACAGAACTCTTACTGATATGAGAAGTAGGTATGATCCGACTGAAGCATTCATAGAGGGTTGGAATAGAAGTAGATCGAATTGGTATTCCAAGAAATTATACGATAAATGTGTGAAATGCATTGAGTTAAAAATAAGAGGTCATTTTGTACACAGACATTGGAAAGAATGCGTTTGGAAGTACGAAGGTCTTTCAGCACAAGGATGGATAAATTTATATCAGCAGTTGATCAAAGAAAATAAATACGACAGTTGGATATTGGAATATATAGAAAATTGGAATATATAGAAATAGGAGAATAAATGAATATACAAACAATTGAAGGTTTAGGTTATGAAATCCTCATAACTGAGTATATCACTAAAGATGTTCAAAGAAGAACTCACAAGAAAAAGCGTATTAACAAGAAATGGTTGAAAAGATACGGCATGAAAATTGTACAAGATAACACGAAAATACTTCTAGTGAATAATACACTTATGATGACAAGAAAATGTTATGAAAAACTAAGAAAATTCACAGATAAAGATGCTGATAGTATGGAAAAATTTTTGAAAGAAGCTACTAAGAAGCAATCTCAATAAAGAAGCATTTCCTGTTGGAAAGGAGAACAATAAATGGAGACATTTTCAATAGTAGATAAGATAGATGTGGATAAGTTAAATACGAAAATTGCAGAATTCGTATATAGAGAAGGACATGAACCTTATATATTTGCAAACAAAGAGACTCTTGAAATATTAGTTAAACCGATTGAACATGAATTAAAATTCGTATCACCAAAAACCAGTGTTACGACCTCGTTTAAACGTTGTCTTATTGGTAAATATCAGGGTAACAAAATGTTTGAAGATAACACATTAAAATTTGGTGAGATTGAGCTGAGATAAGAGAATATATAGGTGACAATAAATTATAAGGAAATATGTTTTATGCGAAAAAAAGATAAAAATTTTAAAATTCAATATAAGTTTGAAGACAAAATCTTGTCATTAAAATTTAAAACAGTACAAGATTTTTTACATACTAATTTTCGGAAGAATAAAAATCCTATGTCACCTAAGAATGATACAGAATTGATTAGCGTAACATTAAACAATAAACCATTATTTAAAAAATGTTACAAGTTGTACGAAGTAAAAGTATTATTAAAAGATTTTAATCAATCGGGATTAATTAGGAAAGAAATTTATTCAATAGAAGAAGTTAAAGATAAGGTTAAAAATGTTTTGTTTGAGAAGGATAGACAACTTGCAAAAGTTGATTTCGATGGGGATTTAATAAAAGGTAACAGCCAGAGATACCAGACTTTTTTCACTAAAGGTTGTAAATGTGTGGTTTGCGGAATTGAAGGAAAATATTTTGCAAAAGAAAGACATTTACAAGATAAAACTTATCATCTAAATTTGTATGCAGTTGATGATAATGGTGATGAAATTTTAATGACAAAAGATCATATTATGCCACATTCAAAAGGTGGTATTGATGATATTAGTAACTATCAAACAATGTGTAAGCTTTGTAATGAAGCAAAAGGTAACAAATTAGAAGATTAAAAAAGAAAGGAAAATAGAAAAGTTCCTATAGGATAAAGTGCGCACTACTTACTAAGGTAAGAGGAACTTATGTATTGTGCTTATATCACAACATTAAAAGGATTAAGAAAACATAGTAACGCTGATAGATTACAGTGTGTAGAAGTATTTGGGCAGAATGTAATTGTAGATTTGAGTTATCAAGAAGGGCAGAAAGTAGTCTTCTTCCCATCTGACGGTCAGTTATCGCTTGAGTATGCAACAGACAATAACCTTGTAAGGAAGAAAGACGAAAACGGAAACAATATTGGTGGTTATATGGATGCAGAAAAGAGAAATGTAACTGCTATTAGACTTAGAGGTGAGAAGTCAGAAGGACTTGTATTACCTGTTGAGACGCTTTCTAAGTATACAGATATTTCAAAATTAAAAGATGGCGATCAGATTACAGTTCTTGGTGGTCATGAGATTTGTCAGAAATATATTCCAAGAGGAAAGAATCGTTCAAGGGGTAATGGAAATAATTCAAATAAGAAAAATAAGTTTCAGAAAGAAACAGTATCATATCCATTTTTTGAGGAGCATAAAGATACAGCACAGCTTGCATATAATATGTCAGCATTTAAGCCAGGAGATACAATTTATATTACTCGTAAGCTCCACGGAACATCAGCTCGTACTATGAAGACTGTTAAGATTACAAAAAAGAATAATAAGCTGAGAAAATTCTTACATATGCAGCCAAAGGTTACAAGAGAAGTTTCTGTTGTATCTGGTAGTAGAAGAGTTGTATTAAAGGATATGACAAAGAATGATGGATATTATTCTGATAATGGATTCAGAAAGAAGTATCATGATTTATTAAAAGACAAGCTTCCTGAAGGTGCTGAGATTTTCTATGAAATTGTCGGATATGTAAATGAAACAACACCAATTATGGGTTCAGTATCTAATAAGGGAGTTAAGGAAAAAGAATTTACAAAGAAATTTGGCGACACTACAACATTCTCATATGGTTGTGAGCCAGGCGAAAATGAGATGTATGTGTATCGAATGACAATGACAACAGCAGACGGAACAGTTGTTGAAGTGCCTTGGGAAACTGTAGAGGTATGGTGTGACAAGTTGGGTGTTAAGCATGTACCTGATTTAGAGAAGTTTATTTTTACTACACCAGAAGATTTGAAAGAAAGAGTAAATAAATATCTTGATGGTATGCCAGCAGATGAAATCGGCAAGACACATGTTGCCGAAGGTGTAGTTGTTCGTATTGATAACAGAGCAACATTCACGGCTTATAAGGATAAGGTGTTTGAATTTAAGGTAATTGAGGGGATCGCCAAAGATACATCTGATGTACCTGATATGGAAGAAGCTGAAGAATTATTTGAGGAGACTTTAAATGAATAAACCTATAATGTGGGTACTCGTTGGACTGAGTGGTAGTGGCAAGTCAACCATCGCTGCTCAGATTGCCAATGAGAATCCAAATACAATAATCGTATCATCAGACGCAATTCGTGAAGAATTGACTGGTAATTACGAAGACCAAGAACATAACGAAGAAGTATTCAAAATTTTTCACAATAGAATCCGCAAGAATTTAGAGAATAAAAAGAATGTGATTGCTGATGCAACTAATCTGACTATGAAATCTCGCAGAGCAATTATGATGAAAGTAAATGGTTTAAATGTCAGAAAAGTATGTGTAATTATTCCAAAGCCATTTGAACAGTGTAAAGAAGATAATCTACATAGAGAACATCCTGTACCTAAATTTGTGTTAGATAAGCAGATTAGAAAATTTCAGATTCCATTCAAGGAAGAGGGTTTTGATGAAATTATTATTCGTAATTTATTAAATGATTACGAACCAAATGATATTCCAGATATGAGAGGATTTGATCAGAAAAATCCGCATCATACAATGGATTTATTTGAACACTGTAAATATACATCAAGATTATTTTCTACAAAATATGCTTATCCTGCAAGATTTAGAATAGGTGCTTTGTATCATGATTTAGGTAAATTGAGTACACAAACATTTGATGAAGATGGGATAGCTCATTATTATCAGCATCATTGTTACGGTTCATATCAATACATGACAGCTATGTATCATGTTAATTCTGATGTTGTATTAGACACATGTTTCCTTATCAATTATCATATGATGCCCTTTAGTTGGGATACTGATAAAGCAAAGCAGCGTTGGAAAGAAAGATTTGGAGAATATAAGTATAAGATGCTTTTAGATTTTAATAAATGTGATAAAGCGAGGTAAGTGTATGTGCAATCGTTGTGATTATGACTCACCAGACAATCGAATATATGTAGATCCATTAACTAATGAATATTATTTGGATATAGAAACATCTGAATGGGATGAGTATGATGATGGATTTGTTCATCAAAAAGAATATATTACGTATTGTCCTTGGTGTGGCAGGAAGTTGGGAGAATAAAGGTATGAAGATAGAGTTAATTAAATTAAAATTCAATGATACTTGTTCATATAAATATAAACCATTTAAGCATTGTTGCGAGGCAATTCAGGATGACAAGGCTATTATTTTTACAAATGAAGATTTATTTTCTAAATATGATTGTGATGATTACGATGTATATGTGCCTCAATTTTGTACTTCATATAGTGAAACATTTACTTCCTATGAAGATGAATTTGAGAATACCGAAAACTATCCAATCAAGTTTTGTCCTCATTGTGGTGAAAAAATACAGATTTCGATTGTAGACGAGATTGATATGTTTGATAAATATGAAGAATTGACTAAGCAGCGTTATGATTTACTTCAAAAAAGTATGAGAACAGATAGTAAAAAAGAAGAATTCCGACTTAGAGAACGAATAAAAGAAATAGATAACAAAATTAATGATTTTTACGAATTGGGTGAGTGGAAAGGAGAATATTAAAATGGTACAGAAACAGAAACGAGTTCAGTTGTTTGAGAATGAGGATGTCGTATTAGAACAACGTGGTAATAGATATTATCTATCTCTGTATAATAAGGAAGGAAAATTTCAGAGAGAAGTTACTATTGATGTGAAAGACGATTACAAGGTCGGACTTTGTAATGGTAAGTAAAGGAGATTATTATGGCAGTATTTAAGAATTTCAAAGATGATGAGTTAATCGTAAACTGTGAATGTGGATGTGATGAAGGTATCCACTTTAAGATTTATGATTATAAAGATGGAGATTATGCCTTCTTAACATATACAAACGGTAACTTTTACACTCAGCAAAGACCGTTCTTTGAAAAGCTGAAGAAAATTTGGGCAATTATCTGGAATAAAGATTTCTATTATTCTGATATTGTGCTTACAAAGGAAGATTTCAAAGAGTTTAAGGAATGGGTTAATAGAAAGTAAATTAATTAATATGAAAGCAGTTTATATACATAAAAAATATTTATATTTAAAAATAAACGGAATATGGAAATATGCAGATAGTGTTGGTGGCAGATATGTCTATTTATACGGGGAACTGCCTGAAAATAGAGTAGAAGAATTTAGAAATAAAGATACTGTATTTTCTGAATTGATTAAACGAAGTGGATACATTGAAGATTTTATAGGATATAAAACATTTTGGAGAAAAAGGTTTTATGTGGATTTATTCCCATTAGCAAATGGAATTGTTTACAAAGATGAACTAGAAGCATTCGAAATAAAACATATTTACGAAGTAGTAGAAAATCCAATTATAGAACAATTGGAAAAGGATCTTGGGTTTAAAGGATATAGTCAGTTAGTTTTTGATAGAGAGCAAGAATTAAAGAATATGTTAATTAACAAGTGACAGTAAATTCAGGTTTCCTTTGGTAACAAAGAGAGAATATTAAAGCGAGGTGAACGATTAATGTCTTTAGTATATAAAAATAACACATACAACTATAATGGCGAATATGAAATGGGTTCATTAAATAAATTTGCACAAGCAGAAAGAAGATTATCAGCAAAGAAACAGGCATTGGATGATATGAAGAATGAATATAACCTTATTGAACAACAGGCATTTCGCACTTATAAAGAGAACATTCAGTATATACTGCTTGATCAACCTTCTACAATTAAAACGTGTAGAGAATGGTTAAATATGTTATCAAAGAATCAGGATACAGATGGTAACAAGCTTGATAAGAGAAAGAAGTATAAAGAAAAGGAAATGTATGATTGGTATATTGATTATATTAAGAAGCTTCTTGATGTTGAGTACATGAATGATGTTAAATTCATTGACTATAATTTTGGTCAAGCTACTAATATTCAGTTTGAATATAAAGAGCATAATTGGTATTTAGAAATTCCACATATTAAAGCTATCAAATTAGATGCATATAAGAATTATGGTGGCAGTGTATTTAAACTTGCGTTAATACACAATGATACAAAATATAATTGGTCGCAGTTTGGCTCTACATATGAAGAAGACGAATTAAGAGATATTATGAAACAAGGTGTTGAAAAATATTGTAATTAGTTGGGCAACTTCACAGGAAAGCAACATATCATTGGATTTAGAAAAGAGGTATCAAATGGATGATTATAAAAAGCTAATTGATTCAACCGAATTACAGAAAACAGTATTGAATTTCATTGGTTCTGAAGAATTTAACAAGATGATCAATTGTTCAATGTTCAAGGATAAACAAGAGTGTAAATCTGCCATTATTTACGGAATGTCAATCGCATCAATGTTGGTCTGTGACTGTACTCCATTTTATATTAAATTTAATGAAGAAACTGATGAAGACGATAACAGACCACAATGCTGCATAGACCATGATAAATATTTTTCAACATGTGACACTTGTGAATTTGGAGGTGATTAAGTGTTAGTACCTGCAATTTTATACAAAGAACAGATTAAGAAAGAATTTCAGAAATATTATTATACAACAGATATGTTATATGAAACAGGTTGTATGTGTAATTGGAGTCCTGAAATTGCAGAATGTCCAAACGAGAGTCAATTCCAATATGCAATAATTGATAAAAGTGAAAAGCTAATTGGCTATTTAGGATACGCCGTTGATTGGTATGCATCTAAAGCATATAACTTTGGATTGTTCTCATTTGACAGAGGAAATATCTTGGTTGGTAGGGACGCATTCGATAAATTAGAAGAACTGATCAAAACATTACATAGAGTTGAATGGCGAGCTGTTGGTGGTAATCCTGCTTGCAGAGGTTATGATAGCTTTATCAAGAAACATAATGGAACGAAACATATTCTGAAAGATTCAATTAAGGATAAGAATGGTGAGTATCACGATGATTTTATTTATGAGATTGTAAGTGAAGAATAATAAATTGGAGGTGAAAACATAATGGGAATGTATACAGAGATTAATGTGTGTTTTGATTTATTAAGGAACACACCGAAAGACATTGTAGATATTTTACATTGTCTTGTAGAAGGAACGGATACTCCTTCAATATTACCAGAACACAAATTTTTCAAATGTGATAGATGGAGTATGGTCGCTTGTTGTGACAGCTATTATTTTGATGGCTCAACTAACAGTAAAATGGTGTTTGACGATATTTCTAAGACTTGGAAAATTAATATCAGAGCCAATTTGAAAAATTATGATTCTGAAATTGAAGAGTTTTTAGATTGGTTAGAACCTTATATCGGAACAGAAGGCTTTATTGGATACATGAGATACGAAGAATGGGAAGATCCAACATTAATTTATAATGATTTTGACAATGATAAAATTGTATTCAAAGGCGTAGAAGTAACAGAAATTGAACAGGTATAGGAAACCAATCTTTCTTGTGAAAATTTTTAATCATATCTAAGCCATTCGGCTATGGGAATCCCTACAAATAAGAGAATATTACAGTGTAACTAATAAAAATATTACATATAAAGGAGATTTTAAATGAAGAGCACAAATTGGAAAGTGCCAGTAATTATTGGCGTAGGAGTATTAGCAGTTATTTTGATGATTGTATTTGGTGTACAGAGTTCACAGAATAAGGCTATTGCACTTGAGGAGCAGGTAAACACAGCATCATCAGATATTAAGGTACAGGAAAAGCGAAGAGTTGACCTTGTATATAACCTTGCTGATTGCGTAAAACAGTATGACAAACATGAAGCTGATACATTAACAGCAGTTGCAGATGGTCGTGGATCAACAGGAGATATTGAGAATGTAACAACAGCTATTACAGCAGTTGCAGAAGCATATCCTGAATTGAAGTCCAATGAGAACTACAAGACTCTTATGAATGAGTTATCTATGACAGAGAATATGATTGCAGAGTATCGCAGCAATTACAATAAGCAGATTAAGGAATACAAGAGATATATAAGAAAGTTCCCTACAAGACAGTTTCTTGGATTACTTGGATATGAAGTGCAGGAATATGAGTATCTGGATTACAATGCACCAGTTGATGCTCCACAGTCGTTGTTCAAAGAGGATTAGTATATGAAATATGGTTTTGATTTTGGCGATTTTGAAATAACAAAACGTGAAATCTTGGCTAGTATTTCTATTATTGCAGTTATGATTCTGTTTGGTATTCTGATTTCTTCCAAGATTTCAGAACACCAAATGGATAAAAATGAAATTTATAACAAAGCTGTTAAGATAGAAAGTCAAGAAATGTTCCAATATGGAATGGATACAAATGTTGGTAATGCGTTTGTATATGGTGACTTGAAAGCAGTAGATACAGTTACATATCCTGAAATTGGTGGTGAATATATGTATGTAGAAAGAGTCAAAGAGCGATACACAATGCATACAAGACAAGTAGCTCATACAAGAACTGTTAATGGCAAATCACAAACTTATTATACAACAGAAACATATTGGACTTGGGATAGAGTCGGAAGTGAAGATATTAAGTGTAAAGAAATATCATTTTGGGGACTAAATTTCACAAGTAATAAAATTGATTTACCTGGTACTAATTATATTGACACTATCAATGAATCAAGTCATGTGAGGTACAAATATTATGGTATTGGTACTGAATATAAAGGAACAATTTTTACAGATTTGAGAAATAAAACTATTTCTGATAACACATCATTTTATAATAATTTGACTATTGATAAGACGATAGAAAGGTTAGAATCTGATTTTCCAATTACTATTTTCTGGATCTTTTGGGTTATTTTAATTTGTGGAATGGTATTTGGGTTCTATTATTTGGATAATAGATGGTTAGATTAAGGATAAGAAAGGAGAACAAATGAGTAGCAGTAGCATTTATGGAATAAGAAAAGATTATACAGGAGAAGAGATATTTGAATATAAAAACTCATGGTGGTTTTCTCCTATAATTTGGAGCGTCTTACCAGATAAATATATTCATGATTACATTCAAACACCATTTGGTTTTAAAAAGGGAATTATTGGAATGGACGGAAACGATGTATGGACAAGAACTAACAAATCCATTAATGAGTGCGATAACACACCTGATAGGGTTTGTTGGGAGATGTCAAATCAACAGATTTTTCATACATGTGATAAACAGATTATTTCAAATTCTATTATGCAATTCTTAAAACAAAATGATACTTATGATGTATCAGAAGATAATATCCCAGTTTTAAAAAGAGAACATATTATTGAAAGATTTACCGAAATAGCAAATGATATTTTGTCAATTGATGAAAATGAATTTCCATATTTTGTTTTTAAAAATACAACAGTTGATGATGGCGTTGAGAGATGGTTTGAAAAATATGATGAAGATTCTGATGAGTATGTTTCATGTGCAATGTCAGAAAATACAGATGATTTTTATGCAGAATTTGTATTTTTCAAAGATGGAAAAATTGACAAATTTGTAAGTAACAAAAATTATCAGTTTAAATCATAGCAAGAAATTTTTCTTCCATTTGGATAGATTGGAGGTGTGAAATGAAAAAGTATTATAGACAGACAATCGCATTTCTTTTGGTATGGTTCTGTAGTGGTGTAACGATGTATTCATATCAAGTAGAAAATAAAATACTTGGAATTACTTTTACATTTTTAAGTTTTTTATATTGGTTCATTATAGACAAAGATGATTAGGAGAATAAATACATGACACAATTACCAAAAACAAATTGTTATATTCCAATGCCAGAAGTTGTAGCTATTTATAATCCAAAAGTCATTGCAAGAATAAAGCTATGTGGTAGTGCTGTAACGATTAATGTTGACGATACAATGGCATGGAAGAAACCAACTGATGAGCAGATTAAAAACCTACATGATTTATTTTGTATTGATGTTGAGATATTAGATGGTGGAGAATAACATTATGAAGCTGATTAACAAATATGTAAATTCAAAATATTCAAAAATGAATGAATATTATTGTGGAATCACAATAGAGTTGGACAAACTTGCAGGACTTGATCCTAATGGACATTGGAAACATTATGTGCTTTGTGATTATGAGGATGGTTGTTTACCTATTAGAATTCCAGGTGGAACACTTGGAAGTATTGAATATGATGAGAATAAGATTATTACAAAAATTTATGTTTGTACTGATTATGTTGTGAAAACTTATCCTGATAATGTAAATGAACAGCTTCAGAAGTTTATTGGTCAGAAGATACAAATAGGAGAATAACTATATGTCAATAGGTGATGGAAGAAAAACATATTCAGATAGTACATTAAAAACTATGACAAAAGATGAGCTGATTGATATTATTCGTTGCTTAGAAAGTAATCTCAGAAAAGCTCATGAGACAAATGATATTCAATATGAGAACTGTAAGAGGTTACTGAGTGAAGAGAAGAATAAAACTCTTAATGAAGTCCTAAAGGCTTGTGATATTGAATGTGAATTTTACAGTGGTGATGTTAAGAATCTTACAAGACACGTTTTAATGAGAGTGTTGGATGGATTGAGAGAATAAATATTTGTAAACAATAATTTTTATATTATAGGAGGAAATAAATATGATGAACAATTTTTTAAATGGTATGTTTGGCAAGGTAGGAAGTGGAATGTGTAGACTTTCTATGAATGGTGGAATTGCAGTTAAGACAAATGGTGGTTATAAGACATATAACATCAAGACTGGCAAGCTCACAAACTGTAGTAACTTTGTATTTGATATTGGAGAGGAATTCTTCTTTATTATTCCAACTAATAAGGTAGAGAAGGGTGACATTATTCTTGTAAATGGCAAGCCTAGATGTGTTATTGAAGCTGATAAGACAAAGATTACGGTCATTAATTATGAGGACTCAACAATCGAAACTGTACTTCCTGAAAGACATGTATTTATGGGCAATACATATTTTTATGGCAAGATTGTTTCAATGTTTGGTAGTGACATTATCAAGGGTAAGAAAGGCACAAACAATATCTTCAAGTATATGATGCTTTCTCAGATGATGAAGGGTGACAATGGCTCTACTGGCATGATGAATGGAAATGGTGGAATAAGTTCTATGTTACCACTTATGATGATGGGTGGAAATATGGGTGATATGTTTGACGGAATGTTCGACTTTGATATGAGTAGCAATGATGACGATGATACAGAGGTAGACGAAGAGGAGGAAGCATAATATGGGATGCGGTTCATGGACAAGAGATAGTTATGTAAGTTATTCAACAACAAAGGGTATGAGTGTTTCAACGGATGGTATGATTAGCGGTTCTTATTCTAATCAAGATATGTTTAAGGCGAGAAATATTGATTCTGCACTTGATCCTAAGAATGTTATTAGAGAGTGTTGCGATACAGAGGAACATCCAAACACAATTCCAGTTATTCTTGCACTTGATGTAACTGGTTCTATGGGACAGGCTGCTGTTGAGGTAGCAAAGAAGTTGAATGTAATTATGACTAAGTTATATGAAAAGGTTACAGATGTTGAATTCCTTATCATGGGTATTGGTGACTTAGCTTGTGATAGCTGTCCAATTCAGGCTTCACAGTTTGAGTCAGATATTCGTATTGCTGAACAGCTTGACAAGATTTATTTTGAGTTTGGTGGTGGTGGAAACAGTTATGAATCCTACACAGCAGCATGGTATTTCGGCTCTCGTCACACAAAGCTTGATTGTTTAAACCGTGGAAGAAAAGGAATTATTATTACAATGGGTGATGAGCAGTTAAATCCATATCTTCCATTAAAAGGTTATAGAAGTGGCTTAATTGAAGCAACAGGTGATAATCTTCAGGCAGATGTGGAGACAAAAGATTTATATAATGAAGCTTCTCAGAAGTTTAACATCTATCATTTAGATGTTGTTCATCGTCATAGATGGGATGAGGATGAGATTGAAAAGTCTTATAAGAAGTATCTTGATGATACTCATTTTAGAAGAGTAAATATGGACAGTATTACAAATGAGATTGTAGATATTATTGTTAATGAAGCAGAGAATAATGTAACAGATACAGTTGCTACACCTTCTAACTCGGAAGGAATTACTTGGTAGGATAGGAGATTTAAAAGATGAAAGACATTAAGATTGTGATAGGTGCTAACTTTGGAGATTGTGGAAAAGGATTAATGACAGATTATTTTTCGCAGAAACCTAATAGTATTGTTGTTTGTTCAAATGGTGGTGCTCAGAGAGGACATACCGTAACAACGCCTGATGGAATCAGACATGTCTTTCATCATTTTGGATCTGGAATATTCAATCATGCAAGTACATATTTATCTGAGGATTTTATTGTTAATCCAATTATTTTTAAGCAGGAATATGATGAATTGATGAAATTAGGATATATTCCGAATGTTTATATCAATCAAAACTGTATGTTGACTACACCTTTTGATATGATGGCAAATCAGATTATAGAAGAAGATCGTGGGGAAAATAAACATGGTAGTTGTGGCTTGGGAATTTTTGAAACTATCAAAAGATATAAAGCTGGCATAACTAATGTAGATAGTCATATCAGGGAATATTACTTAGAACAATTTGAAAGAGAGAATATTATATTAACAGATGAATGGTCAAAAATATTCCTTGATAATGGTATATTTGAACATTTTTTAGATGATTGGGATTTTATGAATAATCACTCATTGGCTATATCAGATAATTATTTCTTAAATCAATTTGACAATATTGTATTTGAAGCTGCACAAGGTTTATTGCTTGATCAGAACAACACAGAATATTTTCCACATCTAACACCGTCTAATACAGGTATAAAAAATCCCAAGAGAATAATTGAAAATGTTGAATGGAATGATGAGATAAATGTTGAAACTTGTTATGTATCTCGTACTTATTTAACAAGACATGGTGCTGGCAAATTTCCATCTGAATGTAATAAGAGATTTATCAACGAATATATGTTTGACAAAACAAATGTACCAAATCCATTCCAGGATACATTAAGATATGGAACACTTGATTTAGGAGAATTATATAGTAGATGCTCAAAAGATATAGGAAACTTTGGAGATAAAAAATCAATCGCCATTACACATTGTAATGAATATGATTGGGATAATGATAAGTTAATTGAGTTGTTCAAGGATTGGAATATTTATTACTCAGATGGTGAAACACATAATGATGTGAACTGAAAACAAGAAAGATTCGTTCCTTTTGGAAATGTGGAGATAAAAAATGGAGAAATTTTATATTGTAACAAATGAGAAATTCTTAAAAGAGATTAATGATTATAGGAAACATGAAGAAGAAAGAAGAATAGTAGCAAATAATTTTTTTGAGAACAAAGGTATTGTAGGGGAAGAATATTATATTAGTGGAGATGGATTTGTAAATCGCCCATTTAAAGAGCATGAAAAGAATAATATCAGATTATATATATCTGATTGTAATGAAAATGATCAGAAATTTGGAAAAGAGTTACTGAAGCCAACGAAACTATTCAGTGATTCTGATGTGTTAATGAGAAAGTTTAGAGCTAACAGCAAGACTTTAAAAGAGTTTCAGAATTTATGCATCGAAAAGAATATTGTCATTAACAATCATTCAATTCGTGAAGGAGATTATTTTAAGGAACTACATTTAGGCGGATATTTAGTTTCAAGATTTAAGTATGAGAATAAATTATACTTGAAAATTTCTACAACAAAATATGAAACTATTACACCAGATGATGATACAGGTTTTACAGAAATTAAAGGTAGCGAATTTTATAAAGCACTTGAAGAATTTGAAACGAAGAATGGGTAAATATCGTTTCCTTTAAAAATAAGACTAAGAAAGATGTGTGTTAAATGAGAAGAAAATTAAAAACGATTGCAAGAAAAGTACATAATTTTATTGAACGAGTGAGGATGTCTGAATCGGATTATTTAACTATGAAAGAACAGTCAAATAAGTTTAAAAATATGATGTCATCTTGTGAATTTAAGTTAAACGAACCAGAATATACGGATGTTAAAGATGCAGATGGAAATATTATTATGCATAGATTTAAAAAGTTTCAGTCTGCAAGTCTCAATATCAACATAGATGAAATGTTGAAAAACGGTGGAATTTTATATGATAAAGAAAGAGTCAAGTTAAATATTAAGTAAAAAGGAGAGAATAAATATATGAAAGCATTTGATAAAATTTTTGATGCAATTATCAGCCTTAATAACAATATTGCACATTTAATTAATTGTTATAAAAGCGAACATGATGATGTGATTAGAACCTATAACCACTATAAGGATATTATTCAGGAACAGGACAGAATTATTCAGTCGTTATTGAAATCACAAACAAACAATAAAGATATGGAATGCATGGTATTTGTTCCATATAGAGGTAAACCAGTTGTAATTAAGAATGGTGAAGTAGTCAGTACGGATAACATGACATCATTTGATGTTGATTGGGCTTATGATAGACGAACTGACGTAACTGTAAGAGGAGAATAAATATATTGCTGGTAAAGAATTGTGCAAAATTTTTTGAAAAACCTTTGGAGATTACTATGATTTTGGACAGAAAAATTAATGAATAGGAGAATATATAAATGAACGAAGAATTTTTATTAATCGTAGAAAGCCTAGAAAAATATAAGGTTCTATTAGAAAACAAGAATGATGAAATTTGTGATGGAATGACTGAAGGCGAGAAGAGAGCATATCAGTTAGGAATTACAAATATGTATGAAATGTTGAAACAAATTATTGAACATGACCACAACGAAGGTAATTATAACGTATTTGTTCCTGAGATTAAGGAAGAAGAATCTGGTGAATATGATTTAGAAGATTTTATTAAATGGGATTCTAAGAACAGAAAATAAATAAGTAGGAATTATCGGTTTCCTTGGGAGGTAAAAAATGAGAATAGAAGAAATTGCTTTAAGACAAGAAGCAAGACAAATGTTATGTGAAGCTGGTTTAAATAAAGAGGAACTTAAAGAACTGGTGTTAAAAGATATAGATGATAAAGTAATTCAGGCGATTGAAAGTAAAATCAAGGGCATTGATTTTGAACAAATGATTATGGATAGAGTCGATAAAGCTTTAACCAAAGCAGTTAATGATATTGTCCGAAAAGAAGTAGAGGGATATTTTTATAACAGAAAGCTCAACATTCGTGCAACTGCTTCATTTGAAGAATAAAAAATCGCAGTAACTTTGATTTCCTTTGGAGAATATATAAGGAGGATTGATACATACGAATTTAGTACAAGCATTGGCGAAACAAATTAAATTTTGTGAAGAAAACGCATGGTATAAATGTGGAGTATTTGTAAGAACAGAAGAGCAACGAGATATTGTTACAAAATGTATTACAAATTTGTTACCAAGTTGTGTTCAGCGTAGAAGTAGTAATCATGAGTCAAGATTCTGGTGGGATAACGAAAGTGTTATTACAGTTCTTCAAGTAAATGATCATATACGAGGACATAAATTTAATGGTGCAATAATTGAAAATGAAATTGATAGAGATATTGTTGCTACTTTAATTATGCCATTTTTAATGGCAAGGATTGATTCTACTGGTCATAGAGAGGAAGAGTTTTGCAGTGTAACAAGTAGGGTATTTACGGTAGATATTAATAATAATGATGTTATTGAAAGTCAAAATCATCCAATTTATATTTCAACCGAATGGCAGAGAAATTTAATAAATAATTTAACCCCTTGGCAAAGAAATATGTTAAGTAGAGGATTGAGAAATTCAAATATATTTATTGATGATTTATGCGAAGGAAGTTTTAAGAAGGAGTATACATGTATGTTTAATAATCACACAGCAGCTTTTAGAGTTGCACAGGTAGGAACAGATAAGATTTATATTTACAATGCGATTGGTATTCCAAAGGAGAATATTAAATATGAAACAGAGTTTGTCAATAGAACCAAGGAAACTTATCTGAATATCAAAGGTGAACATAAAGTTGAAGGTATTGGATTTGAGAATGAAATTGATGTTCATTTACTTATTGATACTAATGTATATGATAAGTATGAAATTGATTTCCATGATGGTCTTATTTTTGTTTTTTTACATGAGATTATCAACGAGAAGCCTGTTTTAGAAGATGTTTCAGGTGAGAATGAGAAGGGGGAACAATATAATGACAAGTTACGAATTTGAAAAAGCTGCAAAGAATGCAGTAATTCAGACATTAAGTGAAAACATCAATATTGACCAGTTGGATCTCGTGTGGTTTGCACATGAGTTAGGTTATAAGAAGTGTACTATTTGGGGACAGCCAATGGGTAACAGATATGCAGAAGTTACTTATAACAGAGATAAAGATGAGATGTATGTAGACATTTATCAGAAGGTTATTAACAATAAGATTTCATCTGACGAATTCAATTTTGAAGCATAAAGGAGAATATACATATGAGTAATTTGAAGGAAAAATTAACAAAAGGTGGAGCAACAGCAGTTATTGTCATTACAATTTTAGCTGTGTGCTATGGACTTAGTTGGATTGTTACATGTGGAATAATCAAGCTTATTACAATGTGCTTTGGTTTGACATTTAAATGGTCTATTGCGACTGGTATTTGGTTGATTATCTGTATTTTAAAGTCAGTTTTCAATGTAACAGTGAAGAAATAGAGCCGAAGGAAACTGACATTTCTTGGTGCAGATTGGAGAATAAACAGTTATGGATAATATGTTTTTGGTACAGTATGAACCACTTACAACAAGAATAGGAAGAGTTTTGTCTCTGGCTTTTGAGCCAAAACCAACACAAAAAATGATTGAAAATTTTTATGATGAAGTAAACGCTTCTGATTTTTATCATAATTCAATCGTTCTTGTAGTGAAAGCAAAAAACATGGACGAAGTTAGAGAACAAGTTATTGAAACTTTTAATGTTTTATATAAAAGTAATGGAGAATAATATTATGGAATATAAAAGAGGTTATAGAGCGTGTCTTAATTTGATACGAGATCCAGTAGATAATTACATAGAACATAAAGATGAGATCGAAGAAGTTCTTAAACCATTCACAGTAGTTCCACGAAATAAAATATCTAAAGTAGATACAGACCAATGGTTATATGTTAGTTCAGCTCGACAAGATAAAAAATATGTAAGAGCTGTCGAGATTTGTAAAGGTAGTAAGATTTACAGTACAGATGAAAATGATCTATACGAATTAGACAAAGAGTTGAATAAACTTGGATTTAAGACAAGAATGGGTAGAAATTGTGATACAGGAACTTTAAGTATCGCAGTCTTGGAAGAACCCGAAACAGAAAATATATAGTTGGAGGTAAGAAATATGAGTATGGTAAATTTAAATTTACACACAATTGTATTGGTTGTGTTATGTCACTTAATTGGCGATTATGTGTTGCAATGTGATTTTATTGCACAGACAAAAGGAAAGAATTGGTATCATTTATTTGTACATTGTGCATTATATTGTGTTCCATTCTTAATAGCATTCGGTTGGACATGGCAGTTGGCAGTAATCTTTATTTCACATCTGATTATTGATCCGTTGAAAGCAAGATGGAATAAGATTACATATACTACAGACCAGACTTTACATTATATAATCGGAATGCTTTATCTTATTGGTTAATCAACCAAACAATTTCCAATAAAAATGAAAATCGAATAGAGAATAAGTAAGAGGTGGATATGGATAATCGAGCATATAATGCTTGCCGTTGTTTTATTAGTAATATTGATTCAATAAGCAGTAATGCAAAAATTATTATTGATAACATTAGATCTTATAATAATGATACTGATTCATCGGCAAAATTATTTATTCATTCAAAATGCTCAAATACGGAGAATATATTATCAGAAGATGAGGTGAATCTGGTAATTTCAATGTTATTGAAAAAATATAAGAAAAGTATTGAGCAATATCAAAAGGAATTGAATGAATGTATTAACGAAGAAGTTTTAAAAATAACGGAAACATTAAAAGAATTGGATAATAAGAGTAAAACAGAGAATAAGTAAGTGAAGCAGTTCAGTGGAATTCACTGTTTCTTTGTGAAATTTGAGGAGGTGAGAAAAGTGTCACAGTTTAGATTTAATGAAGATTTTGCAAATAATTGGAAGTCAGGACAGATTGTTACTTGTGAAGAAAAAGAGAATGGTTATTTAATTGATAAAGTTGCACTTATTGAAAAGGAAGAACTTCTGAAACATGGTGAATTTATCACAATGAATGTTGAGATTTTAGGACATATGGAATCAAATGGCGCAGATGATTTATTTGTGTATGATAGAGATTTTAAACCAGGAGACACAGTGCAACATTTCAAAGGTGGTTTCTATAAGATTGTTGCCATTGGAACTAATACAGAAACAGAAGAAAAGATGGTTGTATATCAGAGTTTAAAGGATAAAAGAGTATGGATTAGACCATATGAAATGTTTATCAGTGAAGTGGATAGAGAGAAATATCCAAACGCTGATCAGTCATATAGACTTATCAAAGTAAAGATTACTGTATAAATAGAGAATATAAGTGGTGGAAAATGAAGAATTTAGATACACAGCTATGTAAAGCAAAATTATTAAATTCTAACATATGGATTACAGGATTTTATGCGAGTAAACAAGAGACTACATATTGTTTTAAAGAAGATAATGATAGAAATCCTATTCAGACACATCATTATATCATTTGTGATGAGATGACAGATTGGGGATTGCCAAATGTGTTTAGAGAATATGAAATAGATCCAAACACGTTATGTAGATGTACTGGCAGTCATGATAAGAATGGCAAGTTAATCTTTGAAAACGACATTCTAAACGGAGAATTATATAATGTAGTCTCTTATGGAAATGGTGAGAATGAATTTCTCGGAATGAATGTTGGTTGGTATGTTCAGAGAGATAACTTTGAATCATGGTGTGAATTAAATGATTTGGAAATGTATGAAGTAACGGGAAATATCTTAGATAATCATTAGTCTTGAACAATTCAGTTCAAAAAATTCCAAAACAAAATGTCTCGAAAATTATATAAAGCATTCATGTATGGGTGGAAGAACAGCATACCCTTGGGTTTGTACGCTCAAAAATCACTGTTGAAGATAGATTTTTACATAAATTTATTTTCTGTGTTCCGTCCATTTGGGCGTTTAGATAGATTGTTTTATTAACAATATTTATATAAATTTTTTAATTTTAAGGAGGAAAAATTTTAATGAAGGAACTCAAAAATTTAGTAACAGTAACAGGAAAGCTTGTAAAGAACAACATCGAGGAGTTTACTACAAAGAAGGGTGAGGAAGCTATCGGAGGAAGTCTCGTATTAAGAACTGCTGACGATAGTGAGCATGAAATCAATTTCTTTGCTTACAAGTATAAGAAGGATGAGAATAAGAATTTCACTTCTGAGGAGAGTTATTTCTACAAGCAGTACACAGATGCAATGAATCTCAAGGATATTGAACATTGTGCAGAGGGAGAGACACCTGACATTATCTCTATTACAGATGGCATGTTTACAGCAAACGATTTCAAGGGTAACGATGGAAATGTTGTATCTACAAATAAGATTTCAGCAAGATTCATCAATAGAGTTGAGCCAAAGGATTATGAGAGTACAGTTCTCGAAGCTAAATTTGAGGTAGAAGGTATTATCGAATCTATCACTGATGAGGTTGTTAAGGAAGTACCTACTGGGAATCTTACAATTAGAATGAATGCTATTGGTCAGAGAGCTGATGGATTTGGCAAGGATGCCAAGTATGAAGCTGATTCACTTATTCCAATTAAGATGACAGTTGATAAGTCAATGGCAGATGCATTCAGAAGTGCAGGTTACTACGATGGATGCTTTACAAAGCTTGCTGGTGTAGTTATTAACTCTGTTGATATTCAGGAAGTTGTAGAGAAGGCTGCATTTGGTACAGATATTGTTAAGAAGGTAAAGACAACAATTAGAAAGAATGATGTTAAGTCTGGTGTTGCGGCTTCAACAGTATTTGAGCATGAACTTACACAGGATATTATCGACACATTAAAGTCTAAGAGAAAGGCTAAGTTAGCAGAGATTAAGGCTGGTGAATCATCTTCTCAGACAGCAGAAGGATTCCAGAAGAATACTAGCACACCTGCTCCACAGACTACATATAATCCATTTGCACAGCAGCAGTAAAATAAAAAGCCTACTCAAGAGTAATCTTGGGTAGGCGAATAATAAGAAACTTAAATGTAAAGGAGATAAACAAAACATGGTTGGAAATTTATTAGATTTAACACCAAATAAGGTGTCAGTTGACTTAACTCAGTATTCTACAGTTTGGATGGGAGATACAGGTGTTGGTAAAACAACAACACTCATGAAGTTTTTGAAGGAACTCGTACCTGACAAAGATCCGTTTTTCTTAGAGTTTGAAGATAGATATCAGAACATTCCTGGTATTATGGCGCAGAAAGTTGATACAATGTCTGATTTTAAGTCAATTATTGGACAGTTAAGAAATCCAGCACTCAAGCAGAAGTTCTCTTGTATTGTAATTGACACACTTGATAAATATGAAGAATTTTGTGAGAGATATGTACTTGAAAATAGAGATGCAGAAATCTTAAAGGATGTTGGTGCATTTGGTGAAGGTTCTCTTCGTTTTAAGAGTGCATTAAGAAATATTGGTATCATTCAGAGCCTTGGGTATACAGTACATTTCATTGCACAGTCAACACATAGTAAAGATTTCGATACAAAGAAAGAAAGTGACGCTTTAAAGCTTAACAAGAATACATTTTCTTACTGTAGAGAAGCAGCTTATCTCGTTGGATATATGTATAGAGAGAAAGATGAGAGATTTATCACATTTAAGAAAACAGAGAAATATCCAGATTTAAAGGATACATTCGGTCTTCCTGATAAAATCAATGTTAAAGATCTCAAGAAGGCTTGGACAAAGGCTGTTGAAGATTTAGGTGGAGATTTCACTACTAAGGAGAAGACAATTGATAAGACTGCACCAGTTGAAGACTTTGAAGCTATTAAAGCAAAGGGTATTGAACTTGGTGGTTTACTTGCATCAAATGGTCATCTTGCCGAAGCAACGGCTGTTCTTCAGAGAAATCTTGGTCTTGATGATAATGGAAATGTAAAGATGTTTGATACTCTTAGAGATACACAGCTTGATTTAACAAAGGTTGTTGTTATGGAACTCGAAGAGTTAGTAGAGAAATTTGGAATTAAGGCTTAGAAATAAGGGAGGGATTCTTCCCTCCTGTTCTTTGTGAAGAGGTGTATATGGCTAGATTATCAACATGTAAAGGTTGTGGGAAAAAATTGCAACCAGAAGAAAAATACATACATGCTTCAAAAACATATTGTGAAGAGTGCTATAAGAAAATTGAAAGAGAATCTACTGAATATAAACAGTTGATTGAATTCATCTGTAATAACTATGAGTTAGATAAACCAACAGGTTTTATGCTTAAACAGATTAAGGAACTTAAAACTGAATATGGATATTCATATGCAGCTATGACTTATACACTTTGGTACTGCAAAGAAATATTAAACAAGTCCTTGATTGAAAAGTATGGTGTAGCATTAATTAAACATTATTACGATGAAGCAAAGGATTATTATTCACAGCAAGAAAAATTAAAAGAGCAAATCAACAAATTGTCAGATGTGGAAGTTAAAACAAAAGTTGTTAAAAAAACTTCTATGAACTCTAATAAAAAATCAGCATCTTTGATAGATTTGGGAAATTTGTTAGAAGGTGGTGATTCAAATTAATTTTAATCAACAGGTAGATAAAAAGGCTATTTTCTTATTATTTGGATGTTATTGTTTGAATCCAAGATATGTATTAGATGAAAAATATTCAACAAATACAAATGATTATCCTGAGAATTTTCATAAAATGATTTGGGGAGCAATTGTAAACATTGCGAAGAAAGGTAATGTTGAAAAGATTACACCTATTGATATTGAAAATGAGATTTCTCAGTTTGATACGGCAATTTCACTTTGGAAGAATAATGATGGTTGGGGATATATTGAGTCAGCCATAGAGATGTCTTCTGATAAAATCATGAATGTTGGTAAATATTATGATGATGTTCGTAAGTATTCAATTGTTAGGAATGCTGTAGAATCATTAAAAATGGATATCAGTTTTTTATATGATGAGAATGATGATGAGAAGTTAGAAGCATTCAATAAATTGACAAGTATGGATGTTCTCAATGAAATAAATAATAAATTTATGGATTTCAAATCTATGTGGAAGAATATGTTTGGAGATAACTATTCATTCAAAGCAGGAGATGGAATTACAGATAGATTAAGAGAACATAAAGAGCAACAGAATGTATATGGTTATCCTTTTCAATCTGGATATTTAACAACTGTGTATAGAGGTATGCGACCTAAGAAATATATATTAAGAAGTTCTGTATCTGGTGGTGGTAAATCAAGAAGTTCTCTTGCTGATGGTTGCAATATGGTATCTGACCGAATATACGATTGGAGTAAAAAGGAATGGATATCTACAGGTGACAGTCAGCCAGTATTATTTATTTCTACTGAGTTGGAAAAAGATGAAATTCAGGATATTATTCTTGCACATGTAAGTGGCATTGAACAGGATCGAATTGAAACTTGGGATGACATTACACCAGAAGAAGAAAAAATTCTTGAAGAGTCAGCAAAATATATTGAAACATATGAATATTATGTTGAGTATATGCCTGATTTTACTATTGACCTCATTTCTGAAACAATCGAAAAATATATCTTAAATCATGGAATAGTCGCTTGTTTTTTTGATTATATCAACGATTCCCCTTCATTATATGAATATTATTACAATAAAACACACACAAGATTAAGAACCGATCAGATTCTTTTCTTATTCAGTGCAGCATTAAAGTCTGTATGTAATAAGTTTGGTATATATTTGGGTTCAGCAACACAGTTAAACGACAACTATAAAGAAGACAACAATAAGGATGCAGGTGCTTTAAAGGGTTCAAAGGCTATTATTGAGAAAGCCGATGGTGGTATTTTAGCACTTCCTGTAACTCATAAGGATTTAAAAAAGCTAAAACCAATTCTTGAAAGTGATGGAAGTTTTGGAAAATTAGTTCCGAATATGTCATATTACATATTTAAAAATCGTGGTGGTAAGTGGAAGACAATTATTATTTGGACAAAGCTTAATATGGGAACTATGAGAGAAGTTGACTGCTTTGTAACAGATTACAATTATGAACTCATAACTGATATTGAACAAACACTTATTGATTTTAAGCTCGATGATGTAGGTGATGTTGGAATTATTGAAACAGATGTAGATGTTTCAGGTTCAGATTTAGCGACAGAATTATCAAAAGTATCTAAGTAGGGAGGTATACGATGACCGCCCAAGAATTAAAAGAGAAGTTAAAAGAAGAAGATATTAGAAAGTTGCTCATAGAAATGGGAGCGACTTTCTATTATGAAGATGATGATATGTGGATTACAGATACCATATGTCATCATGGTACAAAGCCTAAATTGTATTATTATAAAGATTCAAAGTCTTTCCATTGCTATACAGAATGTGGTCAGTTGGACATTATTGGTGTAGTAATGGGATATAAAGATTATGAACAAGAAGAATTTCAGAAAGCAATTAATTGGATATGTGTAAAGCTTAATCTCGATAATTGTGAATATGGATTCGGAAAACAAGAACAAATATCTGATTGGGAATTCATTAGGAAGTATAAGAAGAGTAGTAAAAAAGAAGCCAAAGAAAAACCATTAGTTCCATATGATAAAAGTGTTTTGAATATATTTCAAAAGATGTACACAGACGAATGGATTAAAGAGGGAATATCCATAGAGACTATGGAAAAATACAATATTCTTTATTCTACATGGCAACAGAAAATTATCATTCCTCATTTTGATGTGAATAATCAATTGATAGGAGTTCGTGGAAGATCCTTAATAGATGAAGATATTGAATTGTTTGGTAAATATACTCCATTTAAAGTTGGAAGAAGATTTTATAATCATTCACTTGGAATGAATCTATTTGGATTAAATCATAACCTTAAAGCTATTCAGAAGAAAAGAAAAATCATGCTAGTAGAAGCTGAAAAATCTGTTTTCCAGACAGACACAATGTTTGGAGAAGATAATTTTACAGTTGCGTTATGTGGAAGTAATCTAACCGATTATCAAAAAGGAATGATTTTAATGCTTGGTGTGAGAGAAGTTATAGTCGCATTGGACAAGCAATATGAAACTATTGATTCTGATGAATGTAAAAAATGGGCTAAACATATAAAAGATAAAATCGTTGACAAATTGAGCCCGTTTGTAACTGTTTCGGTTCTTTGGGACACAAATGACTTACTTAAATATAAGGATAGTCCAACAGATAGAGGAAAAGAAACTTTACTTCAACTAATGGAGAATAAAATATATGTAGGAACTAATCAATAAGGAAGGAGTGTAGATTTGAGTTTCAAATACGATATATTAGGTCACGTAAGGTTCGGAAATGAGTTGGAAGATATTTTGAAATTAAAAGGTATCAAAGATATAAACTCCTTCCTGAATCCTACTGTTAAAAATACAGAGAGTGAATTGCTCTTTGATAATATTGAGAAAGCAAGAGATGTGTTTGTAAAACATATTGAAAATAAAAGTGTGATAGATTTATTAGTGGATTGTGATGTTGATGGATTTACATCAGCATCTAATATCTATCAATACATAAAAAGAATAAATCAAAACATTGAAATAAGATGCTTCATTCATAAAGGTAAAATACATGGATTATCTGAATTTGTGGATTCAATGTGTGAAGATGATTCAAAACTCATTATTGTACCAGATGCAGGATCAGGAGATTCAAAAGAATGTAAGAAACTTATTGAACGTGGAAAAGATATTATTATTTTAGATCATCATAGTATTGATGCATCTGATAATCCAGCGATAGTAGTAAACAATCAGCTTTCAGATAAAATAACTGACAAAGCTATGACAGGAGTTGGAGTTACATATAAATTTACAAAGCTATTAGATAACTATTATGGTGTAAATTATGCAGATGATTATTTGGATTTAGTTGCATTGGGAATGATTGGAGATAGAGCTGATACAGTTAATCTTCAAACAAGATACCTTATATTAAAAGGATTGGAACAGATACGAAATAAAGTTAATAAAAATAAACTTATATCTGTTCTAGTAGAGGCTCAAATGTATTCAATGAATAATAAAATCACAATAAACGGAATTGGATTTTATGTATGTCCTCTTATGAACTCAATGATTCGATTGGGAGAATATGAAGATAAGTGTTATATGTTTGAAGCACTATGTAATTCAGATGAGATGCTTGACAGAAAAGTACGAGGAAAAGGTGTAGTCAATATGACTATTCAAGAATACATTCTAAAGGCTTGTCAATCATCAAATAGAAAACAGAAAAAAATAACAGAGGAAAGTGCTGCTGTTTTATCTGAGGAAATTAATAAGTTTAATATGGACAAATTACCTATTCTTGTATGTAATGCAAGAGATGATGTTGATAGTAATTCGACAGGTCTTATTGCTAATAGACTTGCTGATCAGTATCAAAGACCATGTTTGTTGATGAGACGAAGAGGTGATATTTGTAAAGGAAGTGGTCGTGGTAGTGATAAATGTGAAATATTAGACTTTAATCAATGGTGTAAAGATACAGGATTATTTAATAAGGTAGAAGGTCATCCAGGAGCATTTGGATGTGAGATTAATTTTGAAAACACAAACAAGCTGTTCTCATTACTTTCTACAATGCGAAAGATTGATGAGCCAACATATCATGTATATAACGTGTATGATGCAAATCAGATTCATGATCAAATCATTAAAAATGTTGCAAAATGGGATGCGATTTGGGGTAACACAGTAAGTGAACCTATCTTTCTTATTAAGAATATTCCGTGTAATAAATATAATCTTTATCTATTGGGTTCAAAACAGAATAAGATTGAATTTACATATCACAATATTAAATTTGTAAAGCAGACAAAAGGTAGTTCACTAGCTTCTTTATATAAAGAGATTATTTCCATTGGTGATAATTTTGAATTTGATATTGTCGGTAGATTTTCGATTGATTATAAATCTGGTAAAGCTGCTCAAGTAATAGTTGAAGATTGGATGTTTTATAAAAGTGACAAAGTACAAGGATTTTTCGGATAAGGCGGTGGTTTAAATAATAGATAAAAGTAAGATTTGGGGCTACGATTTCGAGGTGTACTCGAAGATTAATTGGTTTTGTGTAACTTTTATTAATCACGAAGATAGAACAAATGAAGTTGTAGTAGTAAATGATAAACAAAAATTAACAGATTTCTATAATAAACATAAGGATAATATTTTTATCTCATATAACGGCAGACAATATGATACAGGAATTTTTAAAGGTATTCTTGATGAAATGAATGTCGGATATGTAAATGATAAACTAATCAAGGAAGGTAAGAAACCTTTTCAAGTAGTGAAAAATGCAAAAAAATATCCTTTGAATGATTATGATGCTATCCTTAAAGATAAATCATTAAAGCAGTTGGAAGCATTTATGGGTGATGATATTCGTGAAACAGAAGTGGACTTTAATATTGACAGACCACTTACAGACGAAGAAATAAGACAGACATTATATTACAACAGACATGATGTAATCGAGGTATTAAGAGTTCTTGATTATTGTTGGGATGATTTTGAAGGTCAGTTAGATATTATTGAGTTGTATGGACTTGATATGTCATACTTCACGAAAACAAAAGTTCAGTTGGCAGTTTCTCCAAAAATTCTAAATGCTGTGAACCAGCACACTCTCGATGATGAATTTGATATTCGTCTTCCTGAAACAATCCAATTATCAGATAAATATAAATTTATTTCAGAATGGTATCTCAATCCTAAGAATTGGAGATATAAAGAACATTTACGTTCCGAAGATGATCAACATAACAATCAGTTATGCTGTACAGTTGCAGGAATTCCTCATGTATTTGCATGGGGAGGATGTCATGGTGCAGATGATAAACAGGCTGTGTTTGAAGGAATTATTCTTCATGCCGATGTTGCATCTATGTATCCAACAACAGATATTGAGTATGGATTGTTGAGTAGAAAATTTAAGAATCCTGATGACTTTAAACAGATGAGAAATTTCAGATTGAAACTTAAAGCTGAAGGTAATCCAAAGAATAAGGCATTAAAACCTATGATAAATGGTGTATATGGAGCAGGAAAAGATAGAAATAATCCATCTTATGATCCGTTAATGGCAAATCTGACTTGTATATTTGGACAGATGTTTATTCTTGATTTGATTGATAAGCTTGAATCTTATTGCAGATTATTACAAACAAATACAGATGGTATTTTTGTTCTTTGTGAGAATGAAGATATGAAGAATAAGGTAATTGAAATCACAAATGATGTAGGTAAACGACTTAAAATGGAATTTGAGATTGATGAATACACCAAGTTAATTCAAAAGGATGTAAATAACTACATTGCAGTTATGAAGAATGGTAAATTGGAATGTAAAGGCGCAATGGTAAAATTCAATAAACCTATTGATAATGATTTACCTATTCTCAATGATGCAGTTAGAAATTACCTTGCATCTGGAATTCCAGTTGAACAGACAATCAATGAATGTACAGAATATATCAAGTTCCAAAAGGTCATTAAATTGTCTGCAAAATACAAAGAGATTTGGTATGGCAATGGTATAGCTGCAAAAGATGGAAAGATTACTTCAATAAATGGAGAATTATTAAAGGGTAAAGTACATAGAGTATTTGCTAGCAAAAGAACATCAGACGGATCTATTTATAAATTGAAAGTAGAAAAAGGTGTTAAATCCTATGAACAGTTTGCAAATACACCTAATCATTTATTTATAGATAATGAAGATATTCATGAAAAGAATATTCCTGAATATTTAGACAAAGAGTATTACATCAATGAAGCAAAGAAACGAATTGAGATGTTTTTAACCAAAGATGAAGAAAAAGTAGATGAAACGCCAAATATTTTATTCAAATGTATGTGTGAGAGTCCTACATTTTATGACTTTTTGGAGAAGTGTTCAGAGAATAATATAACGAAGAAAGTTTTAGAACAGTATCTTATTGCAGATTGTTGTTCAAATTATGGAAAGACAAAAAAATTGTTACTGTTTAGAGATTATTTTCTTATGTTATATGGGAAAGATAAAATAACAGTAACTACATTGCATAAAAAATTCTCTGATGAAAATATCAAATCTATTATCATTTCTAATGCTGAACTGTCGAAAACAGGAAAGTCTTATAACAATCTAAACTCTAAGAAAGCTCTTTTAGAAATATTCAATTATATTCCAGATGAACACATTGATCCATATGAAATTATGGAGATGCAAGTTAATAAGTTTGGAACAGTAAGATATAAAGATTCAAAACTTATTAATAGATATTTTGTTTTAAATACTCGAAATATCATTGCTCCAAATTTAATTCTTTATAACATGGGAAACGGAGAAATTCAGTATAGGAAGATTAAGAAAGAGATATTTAAAATTCTTCCTTTACAGGATGGTGACATCATTGATGTTAAAAACTCAGAGAAACAATTTGGTATGAAGATTGTAGGTAAGGATGATGAAGGAAAAAACATTGTAGTTGCTGATATAGACAAAGAATATGATGTAATTACTCAATATGACATTGTTTATAGGAAGTTTGGTAAAGGAAATTCGCTTCTAACAGATTGTGAGGTATGCTAGTGGAAGAGGAAAAGATTTTAAAACTTGAATGTACTTTGGATAGAATTTTCTATCCAAAGTATTGTAAAAAAGTTGAATCTGGTGAATTCGCTATATTCAGTGCCGTTATAACAAAATGGCTTGAAAATAAGGTAGAGGATTTATATACAATCAAGATGAAAGGAAATTGCTGCACGCTTGAATATGGAACAACATATAAGGTGTTTTGTAAATTAGCCGAAACACACGAACAATATGGTGATACATATGAGATCGTATATATCAGTAAATGTATTGATATTTCAAGTAAGGATAAGCAAAAAGAATTTCTCAAAAATGTATTAAATGAGAATCTTGTTGATAAATTATTTGATGAATATGACGATGTGCTTCAACTTTTGGAGAATAGAGATGTAAAATCTCTTATGAAAATCAAAGGTATTGGTAATCAGGTAGCTTTAAAAATGATTGATGAATACGAAGAATCAAAAGATTATAGTTCTATTTACATGGAACTTGGACAGTTGGGATTGACTCATACATTCATTAAAAAATTAGTAGATTTTTATCATTCACCAGATACAGTAATTGATATTGTGAGGAATAATCCATATGATTTAGTGCGTGTGGATGGTGTAGGATTCAAGAAAGCAGATGAAGTTGCTTGTAAAGTAGGAATTGGTCAGTATGACATTAGACGAATCAAAGGATTCTTATTACATCACTTAAATGACCAAGGAGAAGCAGGTAAGAGTTATCTTAATTATCAGGAACTTATGAAAGCATTGTATGATACTTTGGGATTTGTGCCAGAAGAGGTTGTAAATGCTACTGCAAAACAGATGATTGATAATGAAGATGTAATTGTACTTGATAATGGATCGAAAATTGCACTTAAAAAGTTTTACAATTTGGAGAATAACATAATGAAAGAACTTATGAGACTTCAGATTGGACTTGTGAAAGTAGTAGAAAATGATTCAGATGAAGTAAGTATTCACGATGATTATATTCCAAAGTCATTCAATATTGGTAATTGGGAATCAATTGTTAAAAAAGTAGAAGAAAAACAAGGCTTTGATTTTACAGAAGAACAGAGAGCTGCTATCAAATTGAGTCTTGACAATCATGTTATGGCTTTAACTGGTCTGGCTGGTGCAGGAAAAACCAGCACAGCCAATGGTATTTGTTCATTATATGACGATTACAATATTTTAGCTTGTGCGTTATCTGGTAAAGCAAGTGTAAGAATCACAGAAGCGACTGGATTACCTGCAAGTACAATTCATAGAGCTTTAGGATATCAAAATGGTGAGTTTATGTTCAACAAAGAGAATAAATTAGCAGTAGATATTGTTCTGATTGATGAAGCAACTATGATAAACGGTACATTGTTTTTATCTTTACTAGAAGCAATTCCAACAGGTGCAAAAGTAATTATTATGGGAGATGTTCAACAGCTTACTCCAATCGGTAATTGCCAGGTATTCGCTGATATTCTTGATAGTAATGTACTTCCAGTTGTAAAACTTACAAAGCCACATAGACAGGCACTTATGAGTGGTATCATTCCAACATCAATTAAAGTAGCAAAACAGGAACAGATTTTTGATAATAAATTTGAAGGAAATGCTATTCTTGGTGAATTAAAAGATATGGAATTAGATATATCAAATTCAAAAGAGTCTATGGCAGATTGTATTATTCGACACTTCCAAATAGAGATGGAAAAATTCAACGACATCATGGAAGTTCAAGTATGTGTTCCTATGAGATTAAAAGGGGAACTATCTTGTTATAATCTTAACACAAAAATCCAAAATCTTTATAATCCAAAATTCAATGATGATAATGAGATTGAAATTTTCTTAGAGAAAAAGAATGATGAAGCTAAGAAATATATTATTAGAGTTGGAGATAAGGTACTTAACACAAAAAATAATTATAAGTGTACAAATTCTGATGGCTATGTAACACCTGTATTTAATGGAAATATAGGCATTGTTAAAGCAATCGAAGATAATGGATATTGCACAATTGATTTTGTTGGTATTGGTGAAGTGTTATTCAGTAAAGGTGATTCAAAAAATCTTGAACTTGCATATGCTTGTACAGTTCATAAAATGCAAGGATCTGGTTTTACTTCAACCATTGTTGGTATGGACACAGGAAGTTACATAATGAATAATTCAGAATTGCTTTACACAGCAATCACAAGAGCAAAGAAATATTGTGTGTTAGTTGGTAACAATTATGCTATTACAAAAGCTATCCAAACAAAAGAGGTAAAAACAAAGCAGACATTTTTAAAAAATATGTTACTTGAAAACGCTTATAGATTAAAAGAAGATGAAAAAGGAGAATAAATATATGGCGAACATTTATGAATTAACAGGACAATTCCTTCAGCTTTTAGATATGTTAGAGGATGAAGAAGTAGACGAGCAGGTAATTATGGATACTCTTGAATCAGTTGAGTATGAGATTGAGGACAAGGCTGATGGATATGCAAAAATTATCAAAGCTCTTGAAGCAGATGTAGATGGTATTCAGAAAGAGAATGATAGACTTACATCTCGTAAAAAGACATATGAGAATAGAATTAAGTGGTTAAAGCAGAATCTTGAAATGTGTATGAGAGCAACTGGTAAGAAGAAGTTTACAACTGATTTATTCTCATTCAATATTCAGAAGAATGGTGGTAAGAGAAAGCTTACAATTGATGTGGATGTAGAGAATATTCCAGAAGAGTATCGCATTAAGCAGCCAGACGCAGTTAATGGAGATAAATTAAGAGAATATTTAAAAGAGAATGGTCTTGAAGGTCAGGATGGTTCACTTAATTGTGAATGGTGTCATTTAGAGCCACAGGAAGAGAGTTTGAGAATCAGATAATAAATTTGGATTTCTGGAATGCCCATAAATAGGGCGTTTCAGAGACTCAAAAAGCCAAGGAAAGACGGACTTGTTAGGAAGTGAATTATGAGTAAATCAAAGGAAGGATTATATGAGTATTTTTCATATATGCAACAAGAGGATAACAAATCACTTTTGGGTGGTATGGCTTGGGATGACATTGCTTGGAATATCAAATATGCAGAAGATAATGGGATATCAAGAACACAACTAGGTTTTGATTTTCCTAAATTGCTTGGACATCTGATTATTGATGATGAAGCATATGAAAAGAAAAAGAGAGAATATATTGAAAGTATTAAAATTTATAACCATAATGCAGACTTGTTAAGAGCTAATAAATGGAAATATAAGCTAGTCGATGATTCAGAAGAAAGCAGACGACATTTGGCTGATACATATATCCAGTACGCAGAAAATTGTAAAGAATTACTAAAAGACTTAGATGTGTATCACAAAGAATATTTGGATTATATGAAAAATACTAAACAAGAATCGACGGTTTCTTGCGAAAATTGAGGAGGTAAAAATGAAAGTAATAAATCTGATTAATAAATTGAATGAAATTGGATATGACGAAAATACAGAGCTGACTTTTAGCTGCGTAGATGGAGATTCAGGCGAATGTTATGACGTTCCATTTGATGAAATTAGTTTTGGAGAATATTTAACTGGTGAACCTTATCATAATGACGTAATTGATATAAGTTTAGATGTTGATTCAGTAAAAGATTATATCAAAGCTAAATCTGATGGATATATGAATGACATGATTGATGAAATAAGAAAAGTCTTATGTAAACACGATCCTTGGAGAAATTAAAGTAACAGGAATCCATTTTTATATAGAGATTAGGAGGTAATAAATGAGTTCAAACAGAAATAGTAGTAGTTCAGGTATTGGAATTTGCGGAGTATTAACAATTGTGTTTATTGTACTCAAATTAGTAGGTGTTATTAATTGGTCTTGGTTATGGGTATTGTGTCCATTATGGATTGATATTTTACTTACGGTTATTGTGTTGGTAATTATTACCATTATTGACAAAATGACAAGAAAGAAAACATGGAAGAGTGGGAGAATAAAATGGTAGATTTAATGATGTATCAAAGAGATTGTGTAAACGCATTTAGAATGGAATTCTCTAAAGAAGATATTAAGCACAATTCAGAAGTAAAGAAACTCGCTAAATTTATTAATCGTCAAGGAAGGAAAATTGACAGAATCAATAAAATGAGAAGAAGTGTTTTAGGATACAAGTAAGGAGAATGGCATAATATGAAAATTTTTGCTTTAACAATTTTATTTATCTTGATGTTTTTTAGAATTAACGGTACACCAAGCGCATTAAGTAAAACATTGTGGCGAAAGAGAATGATTAAGCAGCTTGCAAAAAATAAAGAGAATAATAATGGAGAGCCACCGAGCGATACGCTACAAAGGGGTGCAATATTGACTGTATTCTTTATGGAGTTATTCTTAATTATCTTTTACATAGTGTTAGGAAAAGAAATTGGAACAACTGAGTTTATTATAATGTCTGCATTACAGGTGTTTACTTGCTTATGGTCATTGGGTGTAAACCTATCAGAAGTAAAAACAGCGTTTAGTTACAATATTGAAGATTTTAAGTTCCACAGATTCCAGTTGCTATTTAATGTGGTGTTAGATTATATCTATTATCCGTGGGCGATTTATATGTTATTGAAGTAACAAGAATCCATTATTTCTTGTGAAGGATTAGAAGGTGAGAATATGAAAAAGTGGTTAGTAAAACGACCACATGATGAAGTTATTGTAACAATAATGAAGAATAAATCCGATGCATCATATTCATTTATCAATTTGTCCGTGTAGATTCAATAGTGTAAATGATGCATTAAGGGATATGGACAGGCTGAAAGATAGTGGCAAAATTATTGATTACTTGAAATTATAATTACTATGGATTTAAATTTTATGTGGAGAATTTTATGAGTGAATTAAAAGAGATTATTAAAAATTCAGACAGATATAATGAGTTTACATTGCTAGACAAACCTATATCATTTAAAGAGTTATTTAAAAATGAAAATTTTGATTGTGTTCAACTTCATTCAACACATATATTATCGTACAAAAACGGAGTTAAAGATATTGTAGGATTCTGTGGGGTATTTAGTTGGATAAATAATACCATAGAATCATTAGATGGCGATTCTTATAGAGACAATTTTAATTTACTTGGTTATAAAAGATTTACAACACAAGATAAAGATAAATGTATTGATATTCTTACAGAAGATTGGTGATAGTTGCCACGTTTTCTATTTAATATTCGTTTCATTTCTTAGAGCAATTCGCTCAAATTTCCATAGACAAAAAAGAGAATAAATAATCAGGAAGTGTAAAAATGAATAAGAAATTATTATTGGTAATTATTATCATCTTGCTGCTTATTTTAGGCATATTTATCAGCTTATGTATGAGTAAAATGATTTTCAATTTGATAATGAATTCTAATATGCCCAATTGGTTAAAGTGGATAATACTAAGAAGTTATTAAGAAAGTAGGTGAATACATGGAATGGAATGTATATTTTCATGACTTCAACAGAAATGAAATTATTACATATAACATATTTAGACATTATAAGTTTAATGAAGAAGTTCAGAAATTAATTAATAGTAAAATTGATAAGACAGAATTCAAGGAAAAGCTAAGAAAAGAACTCATGTATTGGTTTTGGTCAAAATGTGAATATGAAATAGTTATATTACCTTGGGTTGGTAGAAATAAAGAAGAAGCTGAAGTTAAGATTGATATACATGACCAAGTTATGCTGAATTTTGATAGATTTGTTGATTACTGTTGGTCATTTAAGGAGAAATAATATTATGGGAACAATTACAATTTTATCAGAAACAACTAAGAATCCTATTACATTAATGGGGCAAAGGGCAGGAGTGTGTTGGGGAGCAAATGTTTCTGACAATGAAAAGAATTATAAGCGTGGATTAGACTGTATTAAGTCAGGGCATGGACGTGTTATGGAATATGTCAATGTAGAAATGATTATTGATGGATATTCCGCTAAAGTTTTAAGAGAATATTATACACATATTGGTGGAGCACCAACAAGATTACAAGCAAGTACAAGATATATTGATTATTCTAAAGGAGAAGGTTTTGGTTATGTGACACCATCATCATTCAAAAAAAATGAAAATGTTGAATATGAATGGCACGGATTAATGACATATATCAATGATCGTATAAGATTTTTTATAGAACATGGAGTTTCAGTCGAAGATGCAACAATGGCGTTACCATTAGCATATTCATCAAAAATGGTAGACAAGCGTAATCTTAGAAATCTTGTTGATATGAGTAGGCAACGTATGTGCAGTCGTGCTTATTGGGAATACAGAGAGTTATTCAAAGACATTTGCAATGCATTAAGAGAATATTCAGATGAATGGAAGTGGATTGTAGATAATCTTTTTCATGCAAAATGTGATGAAGTTGGATATTGTACAGAAAGTAAGTCTTGTGGTAGAAAACCAAAGAGACAATAAATGTTCATTTTATAGGAGGTGATTAATATTAGAGATCCAAATAGATTATATAACTTTTACAACGAAGTAACCCGATTACACATGACATATATGCCTGATTGGAGAGTAGGACAATTTTGGATGAACTTTTTAGGTTGGGTACAGAATGAAAAGAAGTGTGATCCGTTCTTTCCAGAAGAATCAGAAATGCTTACATACTTAAAAAAATATTGTGGCGAGAAGGAGGATGTAAATGGATAAATTTGATATTGCTGCAAGAGTTAGAGAACTCAACAGCGCATCAGAAGCCTATTATAATTCAGATAATCCAATTATGAGTGATTATGAATTCGACTGTAAATATGACGAATTAAAGAGATGGGAAGAAGAAACGGGTATCGTATTATCAAATAGTCCAACGCAGAATGTTGGTGCAACGACTTTAAGTAGTATTAAGGAAGTTACTCATAAAACACCAATGCTTTCACTTGAAAAGTGTCACAGCACAGAAGAGATTATTAAATTTGCAAATAATCATAATCTTGTAGCTTCTGTAAAGCTCGATGGTTTAACTGTACGTCTTACTTATAAAAATGGTAATTTAGTTTTAGCAGAATCAAGAGGAAATGGTGTAGTTGGATCTGATGTGACAGAACACGTTAAACAGTTTACTAATGTTCCATTACATATTAATAAGGAAGGAACTTATATAATTGATGGTGAAGCATTAATTAAATTAGATGATTTTGCAGAGATTAACAAAAACGGAGAATATAAGAATAGCCGTAATTTAGCAGCAGGTACATTATCAAGTCTTGATACATCAGTTGTAAAAGATAGAAAATTATCTTGGTATGCTTGGGAAGTCGTAGAAGGTGCTAAAGAAAGCAAGTCATTTACATTTTCACTTATAGAAGCAGAAGAATTGGGATTAGATGTTGTTCCTAATGCTAATCTAGGATATTCAGAAATGGATATAGAAGAAGTTATTGAGTATTGTTTTGATAAAGCAAAAGAATATAATCTTCCTCAAGATGGTGTGGTATTTAAGTTTGATAATGTTGAATATGGAAAGTCTCTTGGAAATACAAGTCATCATTTTAGAAATGGTATTGCCTATAAAGTGTTTAATGATTCAGTAGAAACAATATTAAAAGATATTGAATGGAGTTGTGGTAAGACTGGAATTTTAACACCTGTAGCAATTTTCAATACGGTAGACATTGATGGTAGTGAAGTAAGTCGTGCATCATTGCATAATATTAGTATAATGGAAGAAATTATGGATAGTCCTTGGATTGGGCAAAAAATTGGTATTTATAAGGCAAATTTAATTATACCAGCAGTAAGATGGGCAGAACAATTAGATTATGATAATCAGAATAGTTCTAATAAACAATTTCTTGATATACCATCTGTTTGTCCGATATGCGGAGCTTCTACAAAAATTATCAAGGATAACGATTCAGAAGTTCTTTATTGCACTAATGAGGATTGTAAAGGACGATTACTTGGCAAACTTACACATGCTGTGTCCAAGTCGGCACTTAATATTTCGGGGTTATCAGAATCTACTCTCAATAGATTAATTAAGTTTGGTTGGGTAACTTCTATTAAAGATATTTATCATTTATCAAACTATAAAAGCCATATGGTTGTACTTGATGGTTTTGGTAAAAGGTCTATTGAAAAACTTCTTAACTCTATTGAAGAGTCTCGTAATACAAATCTTGAGCGTTTTCTTTATGCTTTATCAATTCCATTACTGGGCAAGTCAGCAAGTAAAATGATAGCAGAAGCAGTTGATCGTGATTTCGATACTTTTATTGATGAAATGACGATGAAAGGTGCAGAATACTTTAAATATTTACCTGGTATTGGAGATGTATTAATAAATTCACTAAATACTTATTGGAAAAGTCACTACTCAGAAATAATTCAGTTAGCAAACGAATTTACTTTTGAAAAACCTAACTTAATCTTAGATGAAATTCCCAACACATTACAAGGAAAAACATTTGTTGTAACTGGTTCTGTCAATCATTATAAAAATCGTGATGAACTAAAAGCTGATATAGTTGTTCATGGTGGCACAGTTGTAGGTTCTGTAAGTTCTAAAACATCTTATCTTATTAATAATGATATAAATTCCACATCGTCTAAAAATCAGAAAGCAAAATCGCTTAATATCCCAATTATTTCAGAAGAAGATTTTTTAAAAATGATTCAGTAATCAGAGAATATTCTATTGAGATTAATCAATCTCATACTAAAAGAAAGCAGGTGATAAAGATAAGTAAGGTAAGAAGATTAATAGCAGGATCGCTATTAACTGCTTCAGCTTTAACTTGTATAGTCCCCTTATGGGGACAAAATAATATACAAACTGCTGAAGCAGCACAGGAAGGTCAGTACATATATTCAAGAGTATTTACTGACCTAAAGAAGAATCTTGAAAAAGAAAAGACTCGAAAAGAGTTGGAAGAAAAAGAAGCTATGGAGCAAATTATCGCTAGGGAATATGAGAGTTTAGAGAGCGAAATTGAAGAATATCTGGGAAAATATACAGATTATCCTGTTCCAGATAATAAGCCCTTTAAATCTTATATGGACGCTGAAACCATAAGGGATAAAAGCTCAAAGCAATATGCCATGAAATCAACATTTCTTCTTGATTATAACACGGGAATATATATGATTGGTAATAGATATGCTTGTGCTTTAGGTTCATTCTACTCAACTGATATAGGAACTGAGTTTGATATTGTCTTAGAGAGCGGAGAAGTTATTCCATGTGTATTAGCCGATGTTAAAGACGATGAACACACCGACTCTCTCAATCAATATACAGTTGCAAACGGTTCAATTGTTGAGTTTGTTGTACATACAAGCACACTCATTCCTAACATCTCAAACCGTTGGGGAAATACAGGCGATGTATCAAAAATAGAAGGATTTGAAGGCGAAATAGCTTATATAAGAATTTATGAATAAGGAGTAATTATGTTAGAGACAACAGCGGTTATTACTTTAGACACTATTCAACGAGTTAAGAATTTTGTTGAAATAGTTACGAAATATGATGAAGAAATAACAATTAAGTCACACCGATATGAAGTCAATGCTAAGTCAATAATGGCAATATTCTCACTAAATCTACTTGAACCAATTAATGTATGTCTTTATTGTGATGATTCATTGGTGATAAAAAGATTCGTTGACGAAATGAAAGGATTTGAAAAAATATGATAATACTTGTTGGAAAAAGTTGTTCTGGAAAAGATACAGTGGTTAAGGAATTAGCGAAGATGGGTTACAACAAGATTGTAACCTGTACTACAAGACCACCAAGACCAGGAGAGATTAATGGAAGAGAATATCATTTTTTAGACAAGATGAATTTCTTAACCAAGATTGATTGTGGCAGTTTTGCAGAATACAGAATATATAAAACTGTCTCAGGAGTTTGGTATTATGGTTCTTTGCTTGAAGATTATAGTAAGTCACATTCAGTTATCATTCTTACACCTGATGCTTTAGATAAGGTAATGAGTAAAATTAATGAGAATGTAACTGTTATTTATATTAAAGTATCCAATAGAGAAATTAAGCGAAGAATGCTGAATAGAGATATTGATAAAACTGAATCTAAAAGAAGGTATAAGGCTGACAAAAAGGATTTTAGACATATATCTAAGAAAGTTGATTATATTGTACATAACGAAAATAGAACAGCTTTTGAGACAGCCTTAATATGCAAGGAGTTGGATGAAATCAAAGAAAAGAATAACAGAGAAAAATCAGAAGAAGGACAAGATCTATTGCAGTAATAGGACTTGTCCTTATATGGAATGTGTAAGGTATTACAAGAATATTCCATATAATGTGTTAATTCTAAGAGAGAATTATAAATTGGACAAGAATAACAAATGTCCAAATATATTATTAGATTGGAGTGATGATGTATAAAACTTTATTGTGATTTTGACGGAGTTATCGTAGATACAATTGCTGCAATATGTGATTTGTATAATGAAGATTTTAAATATTATAACGATTACAAGTATATTCTTCCAGAACAGATTAAGACTTGGGATTTTGAAGAACTCAATTGTGCGAACAGAGAATATATAAATACATATTTCAATCAACAGCGATTCTTTGATAGATTGAATTTTATGCCACAAGCTTATGAGACGTTAAGAAAATTTGCTTTACAAGGTGAAGTTATCATTGTCTCTTCTGGTTATAATCCCAATCTCAGAGCGAAGGAAAAGTGGTGTAAAGAACATCTTCCATTTTGTCAGTTTATAGGAGTTAATCTCAAAAAATATAAGGATAAATCTCATATAGACATGAATGACGGTTTATTTATTGATGATTCTGCACATAATCTTGAGACTTCTAACGCAGAAACAAAGATTTGCTTTGGTGAAATTTATTCTTGGAATAAGGAATGGAATGGCAAGCATTGTTGGGATTGGAATATGATTCATCAGATATATAAAGCAGAATTGGAGGATTAATTATGTTAAGAGAGACTACAGAAATTAACATGGATAATATTACTACTGGTGATTGCATTGAATTGTTTGAATGTAAGAATACAAGAGTAGTTATTAACGATGGTAATGTTATTGGATTTGAGGAGGAATAAGTATTGTATAATGTAAGAAAAAAAGATGGTACATTAGAACCATATAATGAACAGAAAATTATAGATGCATGTAATAAAGCTGCAAGAAGAGCAATGTACGAATTATCTGATAAAGATTATATAACAATTGTTGATGATGTTCTAACAAGAATAGAAGAAATTTATGACGATGATTCTGATATTGAAATTTACGATATGCATAACATTGTAGAATCTGTTTTAGAAGAAGATTTTCCAACAGTTGCAAAAATGTATAAGGAATATAGAAACTACAAAAAAGACTTTGTACATATGATGGACAAGGTATATGAACGTAGTCAGTCTATCAGATATATTGGAGATAAAAGTAACGCTAATACAGACTCTGCTCTAGTAGCAACAAAAAGAAGTCTTATTTATAACGAATTAAGCGGAGAACTGTATAAGAAATTCTTTTTAACCCACGATGAAAAACAGGCTGCAAAAGATGGATATATTTATATTCACGATAGGAGTGCAAGGCTTGATACATTTAATTGTGATTTATTTAGAGTTGGAGAGGTTATGAAGGGCGGTTTTGAAATGGGTAATATTTGGTACAATGAACCAAATTATCTTGATACTGCTTTTGATGTAATGGGAGACATTATTCTTTCAACAGCCGCGCAACAGTACGGTGGTTTTACAGTTCCAGAAGTAGATAAAATTCTTGAGCCATATGCAGAAAAATCATATGAAAAATACTTAGTTGAATTTAATGATCTTTCTGATGATATATTTGATAATGTTGCTATGGGTGGCTCTCATGAATGGGATATGACTGAATTATCAAAGAGGGCAGATAAATATGCTACAAATAAAGTTCAGCGTGATTTTGAGCAGGGATGGCAAGGTATTGAAATGAAGTTAAATAGTGTCGGATCAAGCCGAGGGGATTATCCTTTTGTCACGATGACACTTGGATTAGCAACATCTAAGTTCGGTAAAATGGCAGCTATTTCACTTCTTAAAGTTCATTCTGAAGGACAGGGCAAGAAAGGATTTAAACGACCTGTATTATTTCCTAAGATTGTATTTCTGTATGACAAAAATCTTCATGGAGATGGTTCAGACAAATATCCAAGTGCAGATGTATTTAATGCAGGTCTTGACTGTAGTAGTAAGACAATGTATCCAGATTGGTTATCATTAACAGGTGATGGATATGTTGCAGAAATGTATAAAAAATATGGTAAAGTGGTAAGTCCTATGGGTAAGTGCAAATCAGCCCATGTAAAACGGTATTTAACTGTTGCTTAACAGGTGTAGTTATTATTTAACTGCTAACAGATAGGTCTATAAGAGAAGGAATTCGTTTGTATTATAGATGAAGCTGTGCCTTAGAAATAAGGTTAATCGACTATCGGTGATGAGTGTAGCCGAGTAGAAATGGAGATAAGCACCATTTCCAAAGATACCGCCCAATGACGAGAATTAGGACATCTTAACAGGGAAAAGCTAGTCAGTGCGTATGGCGACATACGATTAACATGTGCAGAGCATTTCTATCACCTTGGTATGAAAAAGGTGGTATGCATCCAGTAGATGAAAATGATAAACCAATATTTGAAGGACGTTTCAATCTTGGCGTTGTCTCTCTTCATCTTCCTATGATTCTTGCAAAGGCTCGTAGGGAGTCTAAAGATTTTTATGAAGTTCTTGATTATTATCTTGATTTAATCCGTGGATTACATAAGAGGACATATGATTATATTGGCGAATTAAGGGCAAGTGTAAATCCAGTTGCTTTTTGTGAAGGTGGTTTACTTGGTGGCAATTTAAAACCAACAGATAAGATTAAAGCAATTCTTCCACCAATGACAATGAGTTATGGAATTACTGCATTGAACGAATTGCAAAGACTTTATAATGGTAAATCTATTCGTGAAGATGGACAGTTTGCATTAGAGGTTATGCAATATATCAACGATTATACAAACCGAATTAAAGAGGAAGACAATATTTTATATGCAATTTACGGCACTCCTGCCGAATCGTTGTGTGGTCTTCAGATTGAACAGTTCCGCAAGATTTATGGAATCATTGAGAATGTATCAGACAAGCCTTATGTAAGTAATTCATTCCATTGCCATGTTTCGGAACAGATGTCACCTATTGAAAAACAGGATAAAGAAGGACGTTTCTGGAATTTATTTAATGGTGGAAAGATTCAGTATTGCAGATACAATCTAGGATATAACAAAGAAGCGATTAAAACACTTATTCTTCGAGCAATGAATAAAGGTTTTTATGAAGGGGTAAATCTTGCTATGTGCTACTGTGAAGATTGCGGATATCAGCAAGTAGAAATGGATATATGTCCTAAGTGTGGTAGTAAGATGATTACTAAAATTGACAGGATGAACGGATACTTGGGATTTACAAGAGTACATGGTGAGACAAGATATAACGAAGCTAAGAATGCAGAAATTGCAGATAGGGTTTCAATGTAAGGAGTGTGGTTCATATAAATTATCATAATATTACACATGATGATATGAACAATGGTGACGGTTTGAGAGTTGTTTTATGGCTCTCAGGCTGTTCTCATCATTGTTATAATTGTCAAAATCCTCAGACATGGAATCCTGATAGTGGTATTCCATTTGATAAATCGGCAAAGCAAGAAATATTCACAGAACTGTCTAAAGACTATATATCGGGCATTACTTTCAGTGGTGGTGATCCACTACATGAAAATAACCTCGATGAAGTCCTCAAATTGGTCAAGGAAATCCGTATTTCTTTTCCTGAGAAAACTATCTGGTTGTATACAGGATACCATGTGTTTATCAACTATCCAGAATCTCACAGACAACACAAAGTAATTTTATCAACAAGACCTAATGCATCAACCAATATTATATATGATGATGATTTATTTTTTAAGAAGAAAGAAGAAGATAGGAAACGCAGTGAGATAATTTCTAATGTAGATATCATAGTTGACGGAGAATATATAGATGAGCAGAAAGATCTCACATTGAAATGGCGAGGTAGTAAGAATCAGCATGTAATTGATGTAAAGCAGTCTCTTGCTCAGAACAAAATGGTTTTATATTGCGATTAATTTAAGGAGGTAATTATGAATGATAAGGAAGCGTTAGAAAAATTAAAAGCATATCTTAAATGCCAGAAAAGACAGGTTAAGGGTATTTATGAAGATTGTAATAATAAGAAATGTGACAACTGCGATTTATGTTATATACAAGGAACTACAGGTGAACATATTGAAGCTATTGAATCAGCAATACAGTCACTTGAAAACCATAAAAGGGTTATTGAAAGATTAAAAAAAGAGTTAAAGCTTGCTGAAGATGTAGAGGAAAGAGCTGTTAAAGAAAATCCTTTGCAGTTTGAATCGTGTTATAAAGGATATGCAGTAGGTATTTATAATTATAATGCCTTAGAATTTGTACGAAATGGTGGTAAGGAAGAATAATGAACAAAACAGATATTCAAAAGGGTAAAACAGTTTATTATACAAGAATTCTCAAACCAGTAGGAATATATGAAGTATGTGATTTATATGTAAGGACAGTTAGAGATGATTATTTCGTTGGAACAGATAAGCGTGACAAACATGCTTATCTCTTTTCCTATAATAAATTGGATAAAACAATATTCAAAACAAGACAGGAATGTTTAGATACTGTTTTAGAAGCAGAAAAGAACGCTCCTAAAGTAAGTGATGAACAAGAGTATGAGGAATATTAATAAGAGAGGTGAACAACTATAGGATATTTATACGATAAGTTTAAAGGAAAGTATAGAATTCTTTGTCCTATAAATAAAGATACTAATGATTTTAATCGTAAACTTAATGGCACATTAGAAGATATTGATTGTTATATATCTTGTCAATATGGTAACAAGGTATTCTATTATGGACATAATACTTTACAAGCATATATTCCTTCTTTAATAAGAGGACATAATATTATTAAAACAATTCAGCAATCCGATCCGTCTCTTATATTTGATATTGAAGAAACGGATTCTGAAATTCTATTTAAGTTCAAATATGTAAATTCTGATTCAATTATTCCCTTATTAAAACCAAGAACATCAGGCTCTCAGATAAGTCCTTTTTCATCCAAAAATCTCCCAAAATCTAATTTTAAAATCCCCGATGATAAATTGACACAGTACAAAGAAATCGTGTCTAAAATTCCTCCTGAGAAGCTTTTAACCCTAAGTAGAATGACACATTCTTATTTACAAACTTTGGTTACAAAGAAAAACAATTGGGAGAATATTAAAGCAGATATGAGACTCAAATGTGTCAAGGGTAAGGAATATATCTACATGATTGGCAAATGGGACGAATATCTAAAATATCTTGAGAATGAAATTAAGGAGATATAACGATGGGTGAAGTAAGAAGAATTAAAGTGAATAAGTCTGTGACCAAAAATAAGTTGCTTGATTACGGATTTAGATATAAGGAAAATGGTGATTATAGATTATATGTTCCCGTATATAAATGGAACAATAAAACAACCATATATGCATATTTTTATGTAAATATGGAAGAGAATATTTTTACTTATGATATTCAATCGGAAGGCTCTACATATTACCCATACTACAATGAAACAAATAGTGAAGTGAATAGGGTAATAACAGAGAATATCAATACAGAGATTATAAAACTTATAAAGAAAGGAATTTTAAAAGCGTATGAAAATAATTAATATTAAGAAAACAGATGAGAATGCAAAGATCCCTACATATGGTAGTGTATATGCAGCAGGTGCAGACTTATATGCAGTAATACATAACGAAGAAAATAAAGTAGAGATTCTTCCTGGTGAAACAGCTTTTATTGATACAGGAATTGTAATGGAAATACCTAATGGATATGTCGGTCTTGTTTATGCTAGAAGTGGTTTATCTTGCAAACAGGGATTAGCTCCTGCCAATAAGGTCGGAGTGATTGATTCAGATTATCGAGGAAATATCATGGTTGCACTGTATAATCAGAGTAATGAGACAAGAATTGTATCTGAAGGTGATAGAATTGCACAGATTATTATTCAGCCAGTAGAACAGTTTGGATTTAAGGTAACGGAAAATCTTAGTAATACAGTTAGAGGAAATGGTGGCTTCGGTAGTTCAGGAAGGGCGTAAAATATGGAGAAGAAAGAAAAATTATTATATACTGTTAAAGAAGCAGCTCAATTACTTGGAGTGAATGTACATGTGGTGTACGATCTTATTAAAAAGGGTTTATTACCAGGATTAAAACTAGGTAGTTTAAAAATAAGAAAAGAATCTCTTGAAGAATTTACGCAGAAATATGAAGGGATGGACATGTCCGACCTTGATAATATAAAAGAATTAAATATTGTGTAATTAAAGCAGGAATGGTATAGTTAATACTGTTCCTGCTTATTTTTTATGTAGACTTCTATAACACGATAAAAGTCTACGAAAAGTCTACACGAGAATAAAATATTAGTATTTATTAATAAACATAATATAACACAAAATAACACACACCATATCGTGTTAAGCCTTAATTTATCAGCATTCCAGAACATAATATAACATAATAAATTAAGAAAAAATAATAGAAGCTAGGAATGGGTAATAACCCTATGGTAGGCGCTACTGTAGCTGTAGCTGTTTCCATCGAGGAAGCTGCTAAGAATGGTAAGTTCTAATAAAAATGTATATTAAAACCGTATAATACGGGTTTAAGAGCCTGTCGCATCAATTGGTGCGGCAGGCTCTTTTTAAAAAAC